ATCATTATTATATCGCGTTTCGCGGATTTTGTCAAATGTGCGGCGCGGCAGTTTTGCGGCAAAATACATATTTTCCGGCGTTTTCCAGCGTCGGCGGGGGGGTGCTTCAAACCGCCCTATGACGGCAATTTTGCGCGGTCTATGTAAGGTGGTTTACTCATACACTGACTTAAAAATATTCGGTTTTTTTATTTTGATTTTACTATGAAAAATATCTGTTTTATGCTTATATTCCAAGAGCATTTTAATATAATCTCGTTTATTTTTTTTTATTCCTATTTTCATAATATATTTTAATTGTATTTACAATACATTTTTTTTCATACATACAAAAACATTAATATATTACTATTATTATTCATATGTTTTTTCTCAAATATTGCTTTTATCAATAAATAACTAACAAACTACTAGTATTTCCATTAAATTTTTAATCTAAAAATAATTTATAATTATAAAATATATAAAAACTAATCAAATATCGTAAACCCATTAAAAACATTAGCGTTCCGCTATCATTTCTACAAAATATCAGGACACCGTTCAAAAATAATAACACTAAAAATAATTATTCATTCCTCTATAATTTTTAAAAACTATATAAAACACACAACAAAGTATTGCTATTTTTACAACACACAATTTATCTATAATAATTTTGAACCAAAAACGCTTACAATGGCACACACGATCAATTTATCATCCCGACCTTAAAAACGCACTAATTTACTCAAAAATCATAATAAAATAAATAGATTCCCACATATTGACAAACGAACCCTCTCATGTTATAATGTTCGCGCAATACAAAATGAATGAAGGAGGAATCCGCGTATGATTCCGTATAAGAATTCTAGATTTGATGACAGCATTGTAGATGCTATGGTTATAAGTAATACACTTGACAAACAGAGCGGAGAAAAAGAAAAGTTTAATTTGATTGATGCTCACATTATAAGCGTTGTACATTCGTATAACTTCTCAAATAATACTTGTTTTGCATCAAACAAGTATTTTGCAAATTGTTTATTTACAACAGAGCCCACTATACAGAAATCAATAAATAAACTTTGTGATTTAAATTTTATTTCAAAGAAAATAAGTTACAAAGATGGTCTGCGTCACAGAGTTCTAATTTACAATGAGGACGTCGTAGAAAAATTTAAAACTGAGATGAGTGAAATTCTTTTGGATTTTAATGAAGGCGAAGATGAAGAGTAACTTAATAAAGAGAATGCGTTTTGTAAATAAAAAAAACGAGAAATCTAAATAAAGCAAGCCGCTATTTTAGCCATTCAAATTTTATTATATTAACGTAGAAACTAACTTAAAAAGAACTTAGAAACTAACGTAGGTTATCGTAAAAATACTTCGTATTTTTCCTCTTACTCGTTATATACTACGTATATAACTCGTAGTGTTTATATATTTTATATTTATTTATTTATATATTTATTTATATATTTAATTTAAATAATATATATAAACTATATAGTGTATTATATATAAACTACATAGTATATATTAAATAATAATATAAAGGGGTTGTAGGGGGAATTAAATTACTATCTTGACATTTCCAAAATTTGGTGCTATACTAGATACAGGTAATACAAAATGAATGGAGGCCATTTAAATGAATTGGGTTTACTGTATTATGATTCTTATTTTGATTTTTATGGCGGCATATGACATAAACAATCATAACCGCATCCTATGACATAGGGGGTGCTTTCAACCATATGGAAAACGAGATTTTATTTCGGGGTAAATGCATTGATAGCGGCGAATGGGTTTATGGGTATTATGTAAAACATGATACGGTAAAAGTTTGTTTCTCATCAGATGACCCTAAAACTAGGCACTATATTGTCCGTGATGGTTTTTGTGATTGGGGATTCGAGCCACCTCTTGAATATGTTGAGGTTGACGCAGAAACAGTTTGTCGTAGCACTGGTGTTAAAGACAAAAATGGCAAACTTCTTTTTGAACATGATATTGTGAAGATGCGCAGTTATGGCGGTGGTTATCATGAAGCAGTGATCTATTTTGCTGGTGGTAAATTTGCAGTTAACGGTAGTAATTATTATTACAAAGACATTAAGTCTAGTAGCGTTGAATTTGTTAGGAGCAAATTTGACAGTACAAAATGAATTGTAGGAGTGATGTTAATGGCAGACTTTAAGGAAACAAGCTTTGATTTTTTGGATGTTGATGATTATGCCGTTTTTTGTACGTGCGAACGAAAATGGGTAAATAAGATTCTAAAGCTAAAAGAATCTAATCCAGATGATGTTGAAATTACTATGTATCCAGAAAATAATGATGGATATATTGTGGTACACGTACCTAAGAATTGGTTTAAGCTTAGTCCTCCTCGTACAAGGGAAATGACTGATGAACAGCGCGAAGCTGCGGCTAAGAGACTTGCGGATGCAAGAGAGAAGCGTAAGCGTTAAAAATATAGATTAATAATCTAGAAAATTACACTAATTTCGCGTTTTTCTATGTGAGATGATAAATTGTAAGGGTAGAATCAAATTAGCGGTTTTTGCGCAAAAACATACACTGTAACAGTAAGGAGTTTTTACATGAAAATATTCATGATTACTGCGGATTATCGGAGCTTACCAATTACTACTCCGTATGCGGTGCGAGCAAATAGTAAAAAAGAAGCAAGAGAATATTTTAAGAACAAATTCCCATGGCTTATGATATTTTATGTTGAAGAGTATGTTGGAGACCCTGATGATATTAAATGGTTTTGGTGATGGATGTATATGAAGAAAACACATGCGTATTTTGTTTCTTGGACATACAATGAACTTGGAATTTATTTCGGTAACAGCCTTATTTATAGTGAGTTAAGAGGCGAAGATCTTCTTAAATTTATTATTTCGAAGGTTACAAGCGAGGTTCCAAAGGCTATTATTCTAAGCATTAACAAATTAGATTAGAGGTGGTTGTATGAGATGGGTTATTAACTACATTCGTTCATGCTTTTGTAAACATGAATGGGAATACCTTGGAAAAGCGAACTATTTTCGCAAAAATGAAGACAGACCGTGCAAATCTATTGACCGTTGGCGTTGCACAAAATGCGGATATATTACTAAGTCTAGAGTTTAACTGATGGAGGAAGTTTTTATGAATAATATTTTTACTAATTACATCGCAATGGACTGCTTTTGTTATGATATTATTGAGGCATGGATTGAGTTTAGAAAGTCCAGAAACATGCCATATGATGAGGATAGTTATTTAGACTGGCTAGAGAACGAATTTATGCGTGCTATGGAATGCGCATTTCAGGATTGTTTGGAGGATGAAGAGGATGACGCTTAAAGAAATTAATGATGAAATTAGTAGGCTCAGAAATATTGTGCGAGAACTTAAAAATAAAGAGCGAGAAGTAAATAAAGAATTAGCACGTAAATTTGTTGGAAAGTGCTATAAGTCTGACTTAGGTAGCATTGTAAAAATTATTGGTACACCAAGAACTCTTTTGATGCTTAGTGGAGAGCGTTATGAAGAAAACCTGTTTCCTGCAGTATTTTTGCATGATCCAAAATTTCCATGTGAAAGATATTGCCAGGATGATATAGATGAATTTGCACCATGTTCTTGTGGCACTGTGTATTTTAATATCAAAGATGGTAAACCTGTGTTTTTTGATGAAGAAATTACACAAGAAGAATTTAATGTGGAGCTTGATAAATGCATTATAAAGTTCAAGGAGATGTTAAATACATGAAACATAAATATCTACGTGAAATTTTTCCAAATGGTAGGTTCCCATTTCCATATGGTGAAAAGGATTATCCAGATTTCGATAGTCGTGACACGTTTAATATGGATACAACACTAATTATGTGGCTCTACGAACGGCTTAGATATTTTGAAGACAATGTAAGTAAAATTATCGTGATGGACGATCCCAAATGGCATACGTTTGATGTGGATGGCCGTCGCATGACTCAAATGCAGTGCATTAAAAGAATGATTAGAGATTGTAGAATTATTTTAACAAGTGATGATTTTTATGATTGTGAAAAGAGAGATGCGGCTAAGGATGATCTTTTTAAGGTTTTGAGTAAAGTTTTTTGGGCAATGTGGTGGTGACGAGGAGGAGTATTGTTATGATCTTAAATGCTTTTGGTGAGCGAACTTGTGGAAATTGTCCTTTTAATGATGGGCAGTGTTATACTTCACTTCCACCAAAGTTTAAATGCACTTTTGATAATAACTTTTATGATGGAATGCATGTGTGCCATCACGAACTTAAACCAGTAATTCATGCGGAATGGCTTGAAGGTTGCGGTATAGTTGAATTTGTCGGAGATGATTCGTTTTTACGACCGACATATATTTGTTCTAATTGTTTTGACGAAGAAGCTCGTGCGAGTGATTATTGTCCAAAGTGCGGTGCCAAGATGGACGGTGAAAGCAATGAAGAAGTTAAGTGATGATGAGATCTTCGCAACATACAATACATTCCAAAATTACACAAGAGATATGTATGATGGCGATGTGCCAGCAGGTAAAGGGCATGAGATGATTGATGGTGGCTTTGCCGATAGATGGGATTTTAAGTATGGAAACGCGGAAACCTATAATGGTAAAATACTCCATGCGTCTTTTAATATTTCTTCGAAGGTTCATATTTTTATACACTATGATAGTTTGTGGGTTACAGATTTTCGCTATAAATGCAAAACTGATTTTTGGGAACATTGTGTTAATCATTGTGGGATGCCTGGACCGCCATGCGTTAGTGAAACATCTAGACATAAATTAGAACCAGAAAATCTTAAGAAATATTTAAATTCGAAGTTTGATAATTGTAAAATATGGGATATGGTACAGCAAAGAGCTAAAGAGTTATGCGGATTTACGTGTGAAGAAAAAATAGGTAGTACAAAATGAATTGGCGGTGATGTGTATTGAAACCATTAAGACCACAAAAGTATATATACAAGTTGAATAGCACTTATTTGGACATGAATAATTACAATGTTAATATTTCATTAAGTGATGTAGCTTGTAATTCTGAAATAGTGATCAGCGTTGGTCATAGTCAGTTAATTAAATGGATTGAAGATATGACAGGCACCGGTGATAACTATTTAAAAGCGGAACAGGTGCGAAAGGAAATAAAGTATTTAAAAACTCTTGATAATACCAGAGAAAATAAGAAAAGTATTAAAAGTAAATATGATGAGTTGTATAGCCTACAATTTGAGCCAAATTTAGTGTCCATCCAGTTTGACAAAAAGTCTCATTTTGATAATTGTTGCAAAAGTTTAATCATTAATGGGGAGCTATTTCATAGATTATATGGCACTCCAGGCGGGTTAAAAATGAGTACGGTGTTATTCATTAATTCAAAGTTGTATCCGTATGTATATAAGATGATTAATAATGGCAGGAATGAAAAAATAGAGTATACTCCTGCAAAACTTGAAGCATATTTTGCGCTTACATCATCAACATCTAATGCAGTTTCTTGGCCTAAAATGATTGTTGTTAGGGGGACAAATACTTCATTCGATGCAGATGTTATTGAGGTTAGTGACGGGATTAACTCTAATGATCCAATTGTGCGCGAAGTCAAAGGTAAGAGCATTGAAATTGAAATAAATGATGGTTGTGGAATTATGACTCCAGAATATAGCCAAAAAATCACAAAAGAAGCTATTGGACTTGACGAAATTTCTTCTGGTGTGTGCGCACGTTGTGCATTTTTAAAGGGAATGTTATTCACGTTTGATTTTAAGGAATTTGCAAAAACTATTGCTAATAAAACTACAGTGATTGACGCATGGGGGCAAGAGCGTAACGTAATGGATGCAGACGTAATTATTACCACAAGTCAGTTAAAATTATGGGATGCATATGATAGTTATGAGTCGTATTATGAAAATTGTATTAAACATGGGTATGATTTTAGGCTTACAAAGGTGTCCGAAGAGCTTGATGAGAGTAGAAATTTGAATTATCAGTTTACTCAAAGTTATTATTTGAGTGACGAGGATATTGATGAGTTAATCTCACCCACCGTTGAAGAAATCCAAGATATTATTGCGCTTGATCCAAGAAAATCAATTGTTTATCTTGCTGGGACGGGGTTGAATGATAAAAATGTTATGAAATCTGATGTAATTGCGCGTGCTTTAATGATAAATAGAGAGTTAATTAATGATCCATATGTTCGTTCAAGAATTGAGCGTATGATTCGTAAGAAAATTCGGCTTGCCAAGATTTCAACAATTGACGTTTCTGGTAATTTTGCTCTTATTTCTGGTGATCCATATGCAATGTGTGAAGATATTTTTGGATTAAAAGTTCAAGGTTTGTTGGGCGCTGGTGAGATTTATCATAAATTTTGGAGAGACAAACATGTTTCAGAAGTTGTGTGCATGAGAGCCCCAATGTGTGCTCATTTCAACATAGTGAAGCAAAAAATTAAATATTCTGCTAGTGCGGATTACTGGTTTAGGTATATAAAAGATTGTATCATTCTTAATTCATGGGATACTTTACGCATAGCTGAATCTGGCTGCGATGAAGATGGAGACATAATTTTTACTACGAACAGTAAAATTCTTGTTGAAAAGCACAGGTTGCTGCCCGCACTTGACTGTCAGCAGAGAAAAGCTCCAAAGATACTTCCTACAGAAGAAAATATTGCAGCAAGTAATAAACGAGGATTTAAGAACAAGGTCGGATCTATCACTAACATTGGTACTAGTATGTTAAATTTACAGTCAAAATTTGAAATGGGTAGTAAAGAATGGGACGAATTGGAGTATAGAACTATCTGTATTCAACATTTTCAGCAGCTAAGTATTGATTCTGTAAAAGGAATTAAGATGACTCCAATGAATACGCAATGGAATAATTTATCTCAATGCCTGCCAAATGCTCAAGATAGTGATGAAATTACGCTTGAAAAGGAGTTTAATAAGAGAATTTGTGCTTATAGAAAGCCATTTTTCTTTATTTATAGATATAACACCACAAAAACACAGTACGACAGCTATGTGAAAAGGGTTGACTCAAAGCTTAAGCAAAAATATCATATTTCGTTAGATGAACTGCTTACAAGTGAGAATTTGACGGACGAGCTATTAAAAGAACGTGAGATTTTTTATAATAGATGCCCAGTTGATATGTCCCCAGGTACTGTAAATCGTATTGCATGGGCTGTTGACAAGAAATTTAATGATTTTAATTGTTTACCGCAAGTAAAATTTGATAAGGAACTTATAAAATCTGGCGTTGAGTATAGTGGCGTTGATTTTTATAAGGTGAGAGATGTTTACGATGAATATAAAGCAAGTATTGTTAATCTTGTTAAAAAGACAAAAACTGACGAGGTAACTGAGGAAGAGGATGGTGCAGCAGATAAATCAATTATTGATTTGATTTTTAAGGGTAGATTTTACGAGGTATGCTCTAACGAGAAAGTGCTTTGTGATATATTAATTGACTTGTTATATGATAAGCCGAATGCTAAAGGTGTCGTTTGGGATATGTGCGGAGATGTAATTGTAGATAATTTATTGTACAAAGCAAATTACATAATAGAGTATCCAGAGGCAGTTATTGAAGATGATGATGAGTTTAGTTGCTGTCGTAAGAAATTTAAAATGAAAAATATTTATGTTGGGGGAGAAAGCCATGGAAAAGTTTAATTATTATTTTAACACAAGAAGAAGAATCGATGTGGCATTAGATGCCCCAGTTAACAAGGCAACTATTCCATCTATTCTATTTAATTTAATTTGGGACGCATATTATAACATCTCAACAGACGAACAAGTGATTATTGCCTATGTTGAGGATTGGATGAATAAAAGGACAAATATGTTTCACCTCTCCGCGTATGCAAAGACTATAAAGAGTTATATTAAGAAAATGAAAGATATGCCCTGGAGAAATATTGTAGACACTATAAAAATCAGAAAAAGTGAATTGGAATATATCATGTCCTTCAACGATATTAAGAAAGAAAAATTATTATTTTGTTATTTAGCAATTGCTAAGTTCATGGATATGTCTCGTAGGGAACCGACACATTGGGAGAATGAAAGTGATATTACCGTGTTCAAGATGGCACATATTACTATTCCATCAAAAGAAAGAGATTATTTTATTAATGAGTTAATTAATGGAGAACCAGCGGCACTTATTCACTTGAATTACAAGAATGACGATACGAGTAAACGCATTGATTATATTTCTAATGATGAAAATGACCCTGTAGTGCTAGAGCTTGATGAATCAAGTTATTATGAGCTTGCATTTACTTATTTAAATTGGAAAAATGGTGGAGGATACAAGAAATGTAAGAACTGCGGTAAGTTATTTAAAGTTAGAGGTAATGTTATTGGCAAAAACATTAATATGAATGAGCAAAATAATAATTCGTTATATTGTAGAACGTGTGCTCCAAAATATGAGCCGAAGTATAAAGATAAAGACGAATATACGTTAGACTATGAGCCAAAGAAGATTATATGTGTTGATTGTGGTGAAGAAGTTTATTTGAATAGTTATATGGATACAGAAACATGTAGGTGTGTAATATGTAGAGATACGCATCTTAAAAAGTTAAAAAGTGATCAAAATTATAGATATTATCAGTCAAAAAAGAAAATTCAGTAGGGCGCAAATATAAGTAGACAGTACAAAATGAATAGCATTTTATTAATATTTTTGTTATTGCCATCGAAAATACATATATTGAAAAGGGAATATTGCATAGATATTCCCTATTAATTTTATACAGAATCAATGAAAGCGAGGAACAACAAATATGGATAATATGCTGAATAATGTATTAATCGGAGTACCAGAAAGTGTAGCGAATTTACAGTTACCTGACCCAACTTTAAGAAATCTCTATAGAGATGAACAAGATAGGATTTTTTGGCTAAACGATAGTGTTGAAGATTGTGCTCAGGACTTAATTGAAATGATTTTGCGCTGCAACAAAGATGACAAGGATATTCCAATACAGGAGAGACGGCCAATTAAGATCTTTATTGATAGTTGTGGTGGGGATGCTGTGTTTATGTGGAGTATTATTAACATGATTGAAATTAGCAAAACGCCAGTATGGACTATCAATTATTGCACGGCATATAGTGCCGCAGCGGAGATTCTTGCATCTGGCCATGTTAGACTTGGACTTAAAGGTTCTCATGTTATGGTACATTCAGGTTCATGTGCATATTCTGGACAGGCAGATCAAGTAGAATCTACAAAGAAGTACTTTGATAAGCTTTCGAAGAAAACTGTTGACCATTTAATGAGTAAGACAAAAATTGACTCGAAGATTTTTAAGCGAAAGGCAACAGTTGATTGGTTTATGGATGAGGATGAGGCGCTAGAAAATGGCGTTATTGATAAAATTGTTGAGAGTTTAGATGAACTATTTTAATACGGAGGTAGCATATGGCGGCTAAGAAAAAAGTTCAACAGGAATACTATGGTGAAGCTCCAAGAGCTATAGATAATACCAATTTTTATGGAATGAAGTTGGATCCCGAACAGTTGAAGTTTGCTAATGCTATTTGGAGTCCAGATTATGATATTATATGGTGTAATGCAAAATCTGGTTGCGGAAAAACAACTGTGGCAACAGGGGTTGCTAACCTTCTTGTCCAGTATGGATTTTATGATGGCATTGTATATATCATGGCACCTTATGGTGAACGTAAGCAGGGATGGCTTCCTGGTTCTATTACTGAAAAGAGCTCTGTTTATTTTGAGGCATTTTATCAGGCTTTGATTAATTGCAATATTAATCCTAATACTGCAATTAATGATGAAAGCATGGTAAATCAAAAGAATGGCACTGGATACATTACTTGTATTACAGACACATATCTTCGTGGCACAAACTTAGACGGTAAGGTAATATTGTTAGACGAGGCCCAGAATTATATGACGCCCCAGTTGAAAAAGACATTAACGAGAGTTTGTGATAATTCTAAAGTTGTTGTAATTGGGCATGACTTACAGTGTGACCTTCCAAATCCGTCTGAAAGTGGATTCATTAGATACATTAAGCATTTTGAGGGAGAAGAAAGGTCCATAGTATGCCATTTGACTATTAATCATAGAGGTTGGATCAGTAGACATGCAGACGAATTGATTGAGTGATTTATTATAAATTTAACATAAATTAAGCAGGATTTGTTGGGCGGTATGTGGAATATTAATATATCGCCTGACAATACAAAATGAATGACAGCATGGAGGTACAAAATTATGGCAAAAGCAGCGATTACTAAGAAGTTTGCACTTAATGCAAGTGGTATTTTGAATATTGAGAATGGTATTGTAAGCATTGAAAATGTAGATACCGGCGAGCTTATTAATTTTAGTGAGCTACTTTCTGATTTTGCAGATAGGATGGTAAAGTTTAGTGTTAATTACGACGAGGACTACGAATAATGGTAGCTAAGAAGGGACAAAAAGATATGGAAAGAGTGTTAACAAAATATGAATTATCGAGGTTGCTAGCTGAAAAAACAGGCTTTTATATTCACAACATGACTACGGTTTTAGATGCGCTCGATGAAATAATCGTTAGTAATATGAGTACAGCCACAGAAGATAATCCGTCAGAAATTCGTCTTTCTCTTGGATTTGTATTTGGCGGTAGATATTCTCCAGAGCATGAGGTGCGAGACCCAAGAACACAAGAAAAAGTTATAACACCTGCAAAATTCATTCCATATGCAAAATTTAGTCCAGCATTTAGAAAGAAAATTAACAAAAAGAAAAGTAAAAAATTAAAAAAAATAGAAAAAGCGAGAAAAAGTGATGGTGACAAGCATGGATGAAAACTTAAAGCGTATGGAAAATGAGAATGAAGATCAGTATTTTTATAGAGTTTGTAATATGAAAGAGACTCTTGGTTTTACTTGGCCGCAGATGGCACAAATTTTTAATGACGAGTTTGGGTGTAATAAAACCGAATCTGCATACAGAAAAACATGGGCGGCGTTTAAGAACGTGTTTGAGGCAAACTCAGACAAGATTGTTGGTGAAGATAAATACATTGAAGAGATAAAGACGGAAAGGCGTAATTTAGAGAAAGAACGTAAGAAGCTACAGACTGAGAAACTTGAATATAATAAATGGCTACGTGAGCAGGCAAGAGACGAATTAATTTGCGAACAAATTTGCAATACAATTAAAGGTCTCCCTGCGCTTAACATCCCAGATATTTTACCAGCACACGTTGCTGGTCGTGTCTATAACAACCGTGCAGGATGTCTTTTGATCGCAGATCCTCATTTTGGTATTGATTTAAAAATTACAGGGCTGTTCGGCGAAACAATTAACGAATATAGCCCAGAAATTTTTGAGTCTAGGATGTGGAATTTACTTACACAAGTTATAGATATTTGCGAAAAGGAAGGTTTTAGTTCTTTAAATGTATATGATTTAGGAGATGAAGTTGATGGTATGCTTCGTGTATCTCAGCTTTTTAAGCTTAGATATGGGGTGATTGAAAGCACAGTGAGATATGGAAGATTTATAACCGAATGGTTAAATGAATTATCCAAATATGTTTCTGTGAGATATCAGATGGTTAAAGATTCTAACCATTGTCAGCTTAGAATGTTAAATCAACCCAAAAATACATTTAAAGATGATAATATGTCTTATATTATTGCTGAAAAATTAATGGATAGACTTGAAAGCAATCCAAATTTTGAGTTTATTCAAAATCCAACAGGGTATATTTTTGATAATGTTGTTGGATATGATATTTTTGGTTTTCATGGTGAAAACAAGAATATGCAAAGGGCAATTAAAGATTTTTCTAAAACATATAATACAAAAATAGATTTTATGGTTTGTGGACATAAGCATCACCAGAGTAGTGATAACATAGGAATTCAATCAGATATTATTAGTGCTCCATCAATTATTGGTGTTGATGATTATGCACTATCTTTGAATAAAACATCTGACCCTGGTGCTACACTATTTGTGTTAGAGCATGGCAAGGGTAAAACTATTGAATATAATATTAAATTATAATTTAATATTGGGGCTGATGTATTTGTACGTCCGGTCCCACCTACGGCGGGGAAACTTTCCCGCCATTTTTTAATATACAAATAAGAAAAACATAAAGGAGAGTAATGAATTATGGAAAACAAAAACAAGGAAAGTCGTTTGGTGTTTAATATGGGTGTTGGACGAGCCCTTCTCAAGGCAAATTGTCAGGTAGTTGATGTAAAACCCGACCGTACAAATCCAGATAAGACCGTTTTAGTGTTTAAGAATGATGAGCATTTTCAGACTGAGTTCGCAAGAATTAATAAGGAAATTGCAGAGGCTAAAGCCGCTAAGGAAAAGGAAGCTCAGTAACTTGGGCTTCTTTTTCGTATATGAATAATTAAGAAAGACGGCGGTTGTATATGGCTACAAGAAACGCAGGTAAAAAATCTGCGGCGAAAAAGAAAACTGCCGCAGATGATAAGAGATATTTATGCCCATATTGCTTAAAAGAAAAGAAAATAAAAGAATTTTATGTTTCTACAGATCCAAAGGTTTTGACAGGGATTACCACTATGTGTAAAGATTGCGTTAAAAGAATAGCATTAGCATGGGATGATAATAGACAAGAATTTGGGGCTTGTACTAAAAAGTCAGTTATGGATGCCCTCGAATATATTGATCGCCCGTTTTTAAGCAATTTATGGGATTCCAGTTATGCAGAATGGGCTAACCAAGAAAGTCAAGTTCGCAGAACTACAATTTGGGATGCATATATTAAAAATGTTAGTATGCCGCAATATCGTGGAATGCGTTGGCGTGATGGAGATATTTTTAATACATTTGTCGAAGATGCTAAACAGGTTGCCGCACTCGAAAGTGGTAAAGATGAGGCTGCACAAACATTAATAGCAAGTCAAGAAGTTAATGGCGAGTTTGATAAAAACAGAAAGGACGTAATTAGGTTACTTGGTTATGATCCGTTTGAAGGAGAAAAATTAGAAGATCAGCCGTTGTTGTATTCTCAGTTGATTGGATATTTGGATGCAGGTGGAGATGGCAATGATGACATGATGCGCACCTCTTCTGCTATTACTATTGTTCGTGGTTTTTTACAGCAGGCAAAACTCGATGATAAATTAGCTAAAGTTATGGCCAATACTAATGCAAATGCTTCTGAAATGAAAACATTGCTTGATGCAAAAAAGAATATTAGTGCTACCATTTCTCAACTTGCAGAGCAGAGCTGTTTAAGTTTAAAACATAATAAGAATGCTAGTAAAGGTGAAAACACATGGACTGGCAAGATTAAAAAAATTAAAGAGCTAAACCTTCGTGAAGGAGAGGTTAATGGTTTTGATCTTATGACATGCAAGGGTATGCAGCAAGTTATGGATCTTAGTAACGCTTCTATTTTAAAGCAGTTATCGCTTGATGAATCTGAGTATTCTGATATTGTTGCAGAGCAAAGGAGGCTTGTAACGCAGTTGTCTACAGAACGAGACAGTTATAAGGAAATTACTAGGATTTTGTTAAGAGAAAATTTGGATTTAAGAGATGTGCTTAATGAAAATGATATGTTGGATAATGAAAATTTAATAAGTCTAGAAGAATTATTTTCTCCATTTAGTGCAATTGTTGAAGATGAAAATGAATATAATGAGGAAGATGGTGATATTAATGACCATGATTCCGAATAATTATACTATAAAAATTATTGAGGATACAAATAATGTTGACCTTATAAAAATGTTTAATGGCAGTAATGTTGTATATGTGAGGCCAGGTACATATGCAATGTCCACAAGAAAAATAGAATCGTTGATAAAAATATCAGAGTTACAGAAATATTATCAGTGTAACCCTGTTAAGTTTATTAGCGATTTTTTTGGTATTGAATTATTGGATGCGCAGGCATGGGTAGTTCAAAGGTCATGGAATTGCCCTAATGTTCTTGTGGTTGCGACGAGAGGTTGGGGTAAGAGCACAGTTATCGACTTGATTTTGATGTCAAAAGGGATGTTATTTAATAACTATTGGTCTTATATTGCTAGTGGATCTGGTGGACAGGCAGAGCAAACATTTACTACTTTAGAGAGATTGGCGAATGATAACATTGATGAAATGGTAGGGTCAACTGGATATATTTTTAAGAATGAAGTTGAGATTAAAAATGCAGCGGGAGATGGATTCAGCCATTCTAGTAATGGCTTTACATATTCTTTATATAATGGATCAAAGACTCAAACATTGAACTCGAATATAGATTCAAAGCGTGGATTTAGAGGCAGTGTAATTTTTGATGAGTCTGGATTCTTGTCTGCAGAAATGATGAAAGTATATGGTGCTTTTGCTATTGTTAATAAAAGTTTCAAAACAGGTAAAGATCGTGATGGAAATTTGATTGATCCAATTCGTTTAAGAACATTTCCAACAAATGTGCCGAATCAAAAGTTTTATATCAGTTCAGCGTCTAGTACAGATACTGAGTTTTATAGATTGTATAGAGAATTTGCGAAACGACAATTAATTGGAGATCCTGATTATTTTGTTGCGCATATTGATTGCGAGGTTGTTTTTAAACCAACAATGCATGGAAAAACAATTGCCCCACTTTTGATGAAAAGCACTGTTGAAACAGAAATGGCAACAAACCCAGAAAAAGCGCGTAGAGAATATTATTGTGAGTTTACATCTGACGCAGGATTGAATGCAATTATTAAGCGTGGAACCATTGCTAGAAATAGTGAAACTCGTGCGCCACTTTTATACAATGACACTGGTAAGAAAAAATTTGTTATAGCTTATGACCCAGCGAGAAGTCGAGATAACTCTGTTATTCTTGTAATGGAAATTTATCAAACCGAGGATAGTATATATAAGGGACGTATTGTTAATTGTGTTAATTTGTTGGATGTTGGTAAAAGAATTAAGAGCCCAATGAGAACTCCTGATCAGATTGAATATTTAAAACAGCTTATTCTTGATTATAATGGAGACGTACCAGATTATGAAAACATTGAGTGCGTTTTAATTGACGCAGGTAGCGGTGGTGGCGGCGTTAATATTGCGGATTTTCTTATGGAAGATTGGGTTGATAAAAAAGGAAAATCACATCGTGGCCTAATTGACAAAGAATATAGCGAAGAGTATGCTGGGCGTTATCCAAATGCAATTAACAAATTGCGTCTTGTGTCGCCAGCGCAATATAAATCTATTATCTATGAGGCATTAATTGAAATGTTGGATATTGATGCCATTAGTTTTACAGCAGATTATGATAATAAAGGGTATTTAACAGTTTTCGAAGCTGATGAAAAGAAGCTTGAAAAAGAAAGGAAACGTATCTCTGAAGATCTTCAATCTAAAGGATTTAAAGGAGACGAATTTTCTAAAAAGCTTGAAGAAGAATTGGTTCATACCTCTTGTGTGAGTACGAAGGTTATTAAGCTTGACCAATTCCAAGAAATTGCATTAGCCAATATTGATGCTCTTAAGGAAGAAATGGTAAATATGGTGCGCAAAAAGAGAGACTCTGGCAAGGATTCTTTTGAATTAACACCAGAGAAGGCGAATAAGCTCCATGATGACCGTTCGTATACAATGGCTTTATGTGCATGGTGGTTATCTGAGAAGCGTCTTGAAAATGTACGTTCTCGTAAAAAACCAAGTGCAATAGATATATTATCAAAATTACAAGTTAATCCTGGAAAACCATTAGAGAAATTATTCGGATAAGAAAGGCGGTGAATAGTTTGGCAAAAGAATTAACAGACAAGGAACGTATTGAAACGTTAAGTCGTGAGGAAAAGAATAGAGCTGCGTTTGCCGCTGTGAAGGACGTGCTTAGTCTTATTGACTTGACAAAAAATAAAAATATTACATACACTACGTATTCTAGAGACAGCTTACGTACATATTTGAAGAATCCTGCAAGTGAATCAAACCAGAAACAGCTCAGGAAACTTTCGAATTATTTATATACGGTATCTCATGTATATAGAAGGTTAATTAATTTTAAAGCATATCAAATTAATTGCAAGTCGTGGACGGTATATCCAGATATTCCACTTACAGAAGATCCTGACCAGAATAGTGTATTACAGAATTATGAGCGTGTTACAAAGTATGTACGTAATATGGATATGAAAAGTCAGATTTTGAAGTGTATGCTTCAGGCTTGGAAGAACGACGTTGTGTACGGATTCTGTTATGGCGACCCCGAAAAAGATGGAACGTTTTTTATACATTTGCTTGACCCGGATTATTGTAAAATTTCAAGTCAGCAGTATTACAGAGGTGTGCTAAATTTCGCGTTTGATTGCTCATTCTTTGATTCTGGTACAAATTCTTATTATTTAGATGTATACGACCCTATTTTTAAGAAATTGTATAATAAATATAAAAGTGATAACACGCAGAGATGGGCGGAGCTTCCTATTGAGAATACGTTCTGTTTAAAGATTAACATAGATAACTTAGATTATCCAGTTCCGCCACTTTCTGGATTATTTGATGGGATTATTAGTCTTGCAGATTTGCAGGCGGTTCAAGATTTAAAGGATAAATTAGAGGCATATAAACTTATTTATGCAAAAATTGATACAATTTCTGGTACAAAAGATGTTGATGATTTTGAAATTGATCTTGATTTAGCAAATTCATTTTATCAGAAATTACAGTCTGCTGTTCCAGATAACGTTGCTTTAGCAATGTCTCCAATGAAACTTGATAGTATAGATTTTAATAGCAATAATGCTAATGATGTTAATATTATTTCTAAAGCTTATGAAAATATTATTAATGCTAATGGTGGTATTGTTCTAAATCAAAATAAAATTACTAATAGTACAAGTTTTAAATTGGCACTTCAATTTGACTCTATGGATGCGATGGCTCCTATAGAGCAGATTAATGCGTGGCAAAATCTATGGATTTTAAATCATCTTGGAGAAACTGGTATGATTGTTGAATACAGTGATATTTCTCCATATTTTATTGATGATAGAGTGGATAAGCTATTGAAACTTGCACAATATAGTGTTCCAGTTAAACTTGAATTGGCATCTTTAACTAATGTGAACCCGGTAAAAGAACGTGGAATGTCTTTTATAGAAAATGCCCTTGGAATTGGAACTATGTCATGGGCAACTCCGCTTGTTTCAAGCAATGTGCAAAGTGCTGGACTATCTGAAAATGGTGATGGTTCTGATGGCAGGCCAGAGTCTGATGCACCATTATCTGATGAAGGCGAAGCGACACGTGACGGAAATAAAAATGATAATTAAATTATGTTTATAAAGGAGGTATCACGATGTCTAAAAAAAATTTTATTATTACACAAGACAAAACCGTGAGCACCTACCTACTTGCTCATGGGTTTTATATGGTGTCAAATATCAATAATACATATACGTTTATTAATAACGATAAAGTAAAACTTAATTTTGAAGAAATTGATATTAAAAAATTAGCCTATACAGATAGGCTCGTTTTCTAATATATGGACGCACGTCCGAAATTCTATAAGGGAAGGAGGACAAATATGACTAAGAAAATTATGACTCTTGATAGTTTATATAGGTTTTTTGTTGAACAAAATAAATCTTTTAATTTTAGTTCTAAAGAATCTGGCGAGCCAATTGTTGTATCCATGCCTGGAAATTTTGAAGAATCAGAAAATGATATGCCAGGTATGTTAAAACTTAAACTTAAAGTCGCACATATTGATACTAACCGCAATGGATCTCATATTTCTAAAGAAAATATGGAGAAAGCTATGCCATCTTTAAAATACAGACCAATTTTGGCATATATTCATACGCTTCCTAATGGAGAGGAAGATTTTTATGCACATAATATAGAGATTGTCGAAGATAAAAATGGCGATGAGAAAATTAATTATTTAGAAAAGCAAGTTGGCTGTTTCACCGCAGAAGAGCCGTATCTTCAGTATGATGAAGAGATGGATAAAACATATGTTAATGCTTATGCGGTTATTCCAGAGGAATACACCAGCGCTGCGGATATTATTCGTAGAAAAAATGGCACTAAAGTTAGTTGTGAACTAGTTATTAATGAGCTTTCTTATAATGCTAAAGAAAGATATCTTGATTTGACTGATTTCTACTTTGGAGCGACGAGTTTGTTAGGATCGGACGAAGAAGGAAATGAAATAGGTGAAGGTATGCTTGGGGCAAGAGCTGATATTACAGATTTTTGTCATAAAGAGCCAGTATTTAATCATCAAGATAAATTGATTGAAACCCTTGAGAAGTTGAATGTAACTTTATCAAGTTTCAATAAATCAAATTCAGAGGAAGGAGGAGACGAAGAGATGGATGGCATTGAAAATGTTGTTGTAAATGAGGATCTTGAAAATCAAGTTGAAGAAGTTAATGTTGATGGAACTGTAATTACAGAGGAAGTTCATTCTGAAGAGGAGTCCACCATTGAAGAAACTTCTGCTTCTGAAGATGGTGATGAAAATCAGGATGAAGCCCAGGCTGAAGAAAAGTTTACCAAAAATTTTGCTGTAGAATTGTCTCATGATGATATACGTTGTGCGCTTTATAATTTAATTGGACAATTTGACGAGCTAGATAATGATTATTATTACATCAGAGATGTGTATGATAACTATTTTTATATAGAGGGCTGGGACAGCAGGAAAATTTATAAGCTTGGTTATTCTGTTGATGGTGAGAATGTCGCACTTGATGGTGATAGACAGGAAGTATTTGAATTGATTGTTACAGAGTCTGAAAAAATTGCCATTGAAAAGATGCGAGAGGATTATGCGCTGTTAGAGTCTAAATATAATGAACTTAAGGTATTCAAAGACAATTATGACGCATCTGTGCTAAAAGCACAAAAGGAAGCTGTTCTTAGCAGCGCGGAATATGCCGAGATTGCAGATTCTGACGAGTTTAAGACGCTAGTTTCTGAGATGGATAAATATTCTGTTGAGGAAATTAAGGTGAAGGCAGATCTTCTATTTGCCGCATCTATGAAGAAAAAGTTTAGCTTTGATGCTAATAAGCCCGAAAAGAAACGCTCTGTTGGTATTAATTTTAACGCAAAACCAAATGTGAAAAAGAAAGCTTATTCTGGACTTTTTAGCGAATAAGTTATAAAAACAAATTAATATTTACTACTTAAACGACCAAAATGGTCGTTTTTGTTATATTACACAAATTTTAAATTATATGAAAGGTGGAAAAATATATGCAGGATATGATTAAAGGCGGGCACGTCGTTGCAGAAAGCACTAATCTGCTTTCAACCAATTTCGGCGGTGGCCACATTTATAGCATTGCTATTACTGAAGATCTTGACAACGGCATGATTGTTGCAAGAGATGTATATGATGACAAAGAGTATGAGGATGAAACTTGGACCATGAAGGCTTATGCTGCAGGCGACGAGCCACTTCTACTACTTAATCCTCCAGTTGTTCCTTTTACCGCTCTAAAGACTTATGCGGACGAGGATAGATTTTATAATGCGAAGGGTGACCGTGTACGTGCTTACACTCTACGTATTGGCGACCGTTTCTCTCTATCAGAGGCTGCTTTTGATAAGGCTCCAGAAGAGAAGAAGTATGTAACTTTTGATGCTACAGGCAAGATTTATAAGGTTGTCGATGCTCTTGACGAAACCCAGTTCTGTGCTCAGGTTCTAAAGAAGATCGTCCGCAGCAATCTAATTATGTATAAGCTGCAGGTAATGCATCTATAATTTTAAGGAGGTGAAAGGTAATGGCTAAACTAATGAATTTTGACGCGCATGTTCGCGAAATTTTTGAAAATGATGATGCAAAGTTCGCATCTTTTAACAAGCTAATGCTAGATGTTGCTAATGACAATCTAGAAGATGGCATTACTATTAAGGAAGCTAATGCTAAGATTACCGCTATGTTTAAGAAGATTATTGGCTGTGATGAAAATTCCAGTAAGGCAGAAGTTCGTAAGGCTATTAGAAAGAATCAGCAGGTTCTATTTGATCTAATTGAGGAAGTTGTTCCTAACCTACTACAGAGTGGTTGGCAGGACAATCCTTTCTTTAATGAGTTTGTTGAGACTAGAAATATTGACATTGGTGATCAGAATGTGTTCTATACCGAGGACGAGACAATTCTAACTGTTTCCAAGGTTTCTGGTAACCATTGGGATCTAGATCGTCAGAGACTAGGTAAGGGTACAACCTTCTCTGTCGCTACCTCTTGGTATGGCATTGCTGTTTACAGTGAGTATGAGAAGCTGCTAACTGGTCTAGAAGACTTTGCTACTTTTGTAACTAAGCTTTACGAAGCTGTTGATAGATTCGTAAATGAGTCTATTTATGAGGCTTTTGTATCTGCCGCTTCTGAGCTACCAGGTGGTGCTGGCGGCGCTGGCCAGTGGGTTAAGACTGGCGACCTTGGTGATGCAACTAAGGATGCGTTTATGACTCTAATTGAGGATGTTCAGATGGCTACTGGTATGGACGTAGTTATTATGGGCACTAAGGCTGCTCTAAGCAAGCTAGAGGGTATGCAGAAGATTGATTGGGTTTCTGATGAAATGAAGCAGGAGCGTTATACTACCGGTCGCTTAGGGTACTTTGAGGGAACGAGACTTGTGGAAATTAAGCAAGGCTTCAAGCTTAATGATACCACTCACAGACTAGTTAATGATAAGCAGCTATTTATCATGCCTGTTGGTGACAACAAGTTTGTCAAAGTTGTTAACGAGGGTCAGCCCGAAATGCGCCAGGTACAGGATAATGTTACCAATCAGGATATGACATATGATTTCAGATATATGTTCAAGATTGGCGTTGGTGTTCAGATCGGCCTACGTTTTGGTGTCTGGAATATTGCTTAATTGATAATACAAAATGAATATATTGAATAAAAGGAGAAATTAATATGGCAACAAAAAAGGAAATTCATACAGAAGAAATTGTGGAGACAGAAGTTAAGAAGCCTGTTGCTAAGGCTCACTGTAAGTATGACCCAGACGAGCAAATTACTTGTCGCAGCATTACTTACGGAGAGCTGCTTATAGTCGGTCCAAAGTCTAAGCTATTATATTCTTGGTCAAATTATGGTGATACTACTCCAGTTGAGTATCAAGACTTACAGGCACTTAGGTCTATTAGGTCAGCACACCTTCTCAAGCCAAGAATTATTGTTGAAGATGAAGAGTTAATTGCTCAGTGGGGAAAGGATTTTGAAAATATGTATAGTAAAATTGTTGATGTAGATGTTGAAAAAATTCTAGACCTACCTCTTGGCAAGTTTAAGACTGCGCTTAAGAATGCCCCAAATGGCGTTCAACAGGCGGTTAAAAATATTGCTGGTGAGAAAATTTTGGATGGTTCATTGGACAGTTTGGCTAAGATCAAGGCGATTGATGAAATTCTTGGCACAGATCTTAAATTATATCTGTCTTAATTTTAGGAGGTGACCTTACATGGCAACTCCGTATGAAAAAGTGTATGGTAAGTTTTTAAATAAATGTACAGACTTTAATCTTGCAGATTTGGATGATCATACATTTGATGAGATGATGAATAGTTGGTTAAATAGTGCGGTAATTCGTGTACGGAAATGTGAACATGATCTGTCTAAACGAGATGATGATGCCCAGGAATTTGAAGAAGATTTATCTGATTTGGAGGTTGAGCTTCTTGCTTGTGGTATGGTAGATAGCTGGTTGACACCAATTTTAAATTCTACCGAATTAACGTTGCAGTTTATCGGCGGAAAAGAAGAAAAGGTGTATTCACAGGCTAATCATATTGCAGAACTTCGTGCAATGAAAGAACAGAATCTCCTTGAAATGAATCGCTTGCACAATTATCATACTTACACCAACAATTCCTATTTTAATGATTAAGGTGGTGTCTCAGATGAATATTTATTTAGAGGCACCACCTAGTCAAATAGCGGCAGAAAAACAATATTTTGTGGCCGCTATATATAAACTTTTACCATATAAAGAAAATTCTTATGAGTGTCTTGATAATTACTTTGAATCAGTGCTACAACGGCTATGCGGTTTCAATAAAATTTCTGGATTTCAACCAGAAGTAATTACTATTATGAGCCTTCTTGAATATGCACGAGGAGAAGATGATTACAAGAAATATCGTAAGGCAGTGCTTGACGCATGTGGTATGGTAAACTGCATTAAGGAGAGTGATTTCTATGCTTGACAGTTATAAACTTCGCATGGCCACTATGGGCGGTTATGATGGCGAAGCAAGACGTAGGAATGCTCAAAGAATTATGGATGCATCTTGGATGCGAGATGCGGCAACTAAACCCGTTTATGTTAAATGGGTTGATAGTGGCCTGCCTGTAATTGATGATGACGACACTCCAGTTTATGCAAAATATAACGTAAAATCATATTATAATATTACGGGTGACAATATAGCTTATTTACTTCAATTTAGATTGGAAGACCTGAAAAATAGACCTGATATTAAAGTTGGTTCTTATGTATCTATACATAATGAAATGGATGAATCCGAATGGTGGTTAATTGTACATGAAGATGATAGAACTCAGTTTCATCAGTTTTCTATTCTGAAGTGTACATGGACTTATAGATGGGTTTCTAAAATTGGTGGAAAGCGTAGAATTTTTGAGTGTCTTGGTGCGCCGAGAAAACAAAATTCTTACAACAGTGGCGTAAATTTAACTTGCGCTCCTATGTAGTAATATATAGGTAATAAAGAGGGCAAAAACGATGGAATCTAAGTCTTATGATATGATAATATCGTGCTAATTTTATAGATTGCGAAAGGCTATAAAATAGTGTAACGCATAGTAGGTGAATAAATATAATCCTGCCACGAGTGTCCTCTGCCCCATATGGGCAAAAATATATGCTGAACTAATTTGAAAAAATTAGAGCTATAAGATAAAAAGCTTATAGGATAACAAAATTGATGGTTAGATTATTGTATAGTCCATTACATTGGAAACTTTGTAGTGAATCTCTTTTAATTGCTGGAAGTTCCTTAGAGCTATTCTGCTACAACGTGGGATGCAAATTCGAGCGTGAATGCTTAAAAAGTGAATAGATTGGATAATCAGCAGCTAATTTCCCAAATATTAACAGCACAAGATGAATGTGTTATACTATTTTGTGGGGAACAGTTCAACGACCAGAGCAGTGCTCGTAGACTCAAGTGAGTCGAAATGGAGAGCCCTCGTAAGAGGTGAAGATATGGTCTAAACTCATATGAAAATATGAGAAATGTTATTTATATTGATTTGATAAAATCATTGGGACAGCGATTTGGCCGTCGTTTCAGTTGGCCTCAAACAATTGATTACCAATGTTTTTATATATTTATGACTTTTGAGGAGGACATAATTATGGAGGATATTTCTAATGTTGAATGTATTGAAAGAAACAATTATAAAAAATATATATTTTCTGAAGAACAAAAGGATTTGGTTGTAAAGCTATATGAAGAGCTTGGGTCTTCTGTTGATGTTGGAAAAATGTTTAATGTTGGGCATAAAATTATAACTAGAATTTTAGAAGAAAAAGGAATTAAGAGGACTGCTGCAAAGAAACGACAATACAAAATTAATGAGAGCTATTTCGATAATATCGACAGTCCGAATAAGGCGTATATTTTAGGATTTTTGTGGGCGGACGGTTGCAATTTTCCAAAGAAAGGTACTGTGTCTATGACGCTCGATGAAAAAGACAGAGATGATTTAGATAATATCCGTAATGAAATCGGAAGTGAACGCCCTCTTGAATTTATAGATTATAGTAATAAGCATGATTTTGGATATACATATAAAAATCAATATAGACTTCTTCTGTTTAGTGCTCATATGTGTAAAGCTTTAGAATCAATTGGCATGGTCCCAAATAAAAGCCTTGTTGTAGAGTTCCCAATATTATCAAATGAATTAGTTAGGCATTTTATTCGAGGTTTGTTTGATGGCGACGGTTCAATTTGCCGTCATCAATATAAAAATAGAAATAGTTACCAACATACTTTAACTATAACGTCTACATTAATGATGTGTGAAAAGTTAGTTGACATCGTGCAGAATGAACTTAATATTAATTGTCATATTTATGATGCATCAAATCATAATGGCGTAACTAAAGTATTTAACATTTCTGGTAAAAACCAAATTAAAAAATTTATGGATTGGATATATAATGAATCTGATCTTAAGCTTCAAAGAAAATATGAGAGATATATTCAATATTTTTATTCTGATGAAAATGTGAATAACACTTTAATTGTGTAACGAGCATTTAAAGTAATAAATTGTATACTATGCAAACTGTTGAAAATCAGGAAGTTATGTGGCTTCCTACAAATGACGACACAAAGACAATTGTTTATGACACTAAGTTTTTGAAATCTTCCGTAGATAGATATCCTCCTTTGGCATGGAAAATTACTAAAATCGAAGACACTGCAACTGATGGTATTTCTAAGTTTACAATGGCGCAAGAAATGTATGATCCAGCCAGGGATAATGCAGAACTCATGATTGGTAATTATTATGAATCTGCGGTTGAGCCAGAAATTAAAGAAACTGAAGAACAACCAACTGTATCAGAACTTGAAATTGCCTGTTCTAATTCTCCTACTGTTAAAGCAGGTGGCGGTTATAAGAAATTTACTTTAAAATCTCGCATTGATGGGAAACTTGTTGATTGCACTGAAGATATAGAGTGGAGCGTTGATTTTGTAAACGGCGACTCTAGTAAACTTGAAACTTCTATATCTGGTAACATTTTCAAAGTAAAATGTAAAAATGATTATTCTTTAATTGGTAAAACATTTACAATTACTGCAAAAACTAAATATAATTCTACTTCACTGGTTGTGGAGGTGACGAGTCTATGAAAAGAAATATACAGAATGTTAATGATGATATTATCGAAATGAAACGATTGATAAAACAAACATTAATAGCCGACACGGATATACTTGAGGCACTACACAATCCAGCAATAGATATAGATAGTCCAGATGAGTTCTTGGACACTAATGTTTATGATTTTGTTAGGATACCACAAACTCAAGATACTGTCCGAAATTTTATATGTTTTACGGTCGATGACATTGAAGAACATCGTTATAATGAATGTTTAAAAGTGCAGTATATTCAATTTCACTGTATCTGTCATCTTGATGATATGAAGACGGAATACGGAATTAGCAGACATGATCTTTTAGGGTATCTTGTGAGAGATGATTTTAATTGGACAAATCTTTTTGGTTTACAGTTTAAATTGATTACCAATAAGGAGAGTGCTGTTGATTCTGATTATTATTGCAGGACATTGCAGTTTAAGGCTGAGAAGCCAAATTCGCTGAACAAAGCAAGGATGGATAATTTGTATGATAAGTATGGACGTTGATGAGCTTGGTTTATATTTTGGAGATGATTATATAATTAATGATTATATTAAAATTCATCAACCAAGAATTGGAGAGCTAGTAGATTATGGCGAACAACAGTATTTTTCTACCATATACACATTAACAGCTATTCCGTCCGACATGAAAAGTCAGTTAGATGATATGGGTCTTGACTGGGTAGAAGTTGAGGATTTTGAACTATTCCTTATGTTGTCTCAAACCCTAACACCAGATAGGACTGGCATCATACTAGGTGATCTCGACCTATCTAAAATGAAACCTTTTAGGAATAATCAGAATGGAGAAATCGTTTTAGCCGACAAGGAAACTGGAGTTATTATCGACAAGATGATATATCTTAGAATTGTGAACTATCTTCGAAAATTACATAATATTAAACCAAAGATAGAAAAACCTGCTAATAAAAGGACTAGGCAAATATTAATTGAAGAAGATAGACAAAGAATTTTACACGCCAAAGACAAGCCTTTTAAATCTTATTTGTTGCCTTTAATTTCTGCCGTAAAGGTTAGACAAGGATATACAAAAGATTATGTGCGCAATATGGGTTTCTATGAATTGTTTGATGATTTGAATCGTTTGCAGATTATTGTTAACTCTGATGCGCTTTTGAAGGGTATGTACTCTGGCATGATTGACACTAAGAAAATTAATAAATCGGAGCTTAATTGGCTTCGTGACACAAATAGTTAACTTGGATGGAGGAGCCGTGAGATGTGGCTCTTTTATTATATTAAAAAATAATTTATTTTTATGGAGGTAATTGATTATGTTTGACATTAATAATTTTGTTATAGATAGAATTATTAGAGGCGTGGCCCTCTCTCAGAAGGATGATAGTGTACTATTCTCTATTAATCAGATTCAGAACGCTTCTCTAAACTGTGCTTCTGAGAGTACTGATGCTGTTGACGCAATGGGCACTCCTATTGCAACTTTCTACCGCGCTAAGACTGCGGAGTTCTCTGCTGAAAATGCTCTATTCGACCTAGGTTTGATGAGCACCCAGCTTGGTACCTCTAAGAAGGTTGCTTCTACTGGCGCGAAGGTAATTGTACCTGCTATGGAGAGTTTCACTGTTGCAGAAGGTGGTAAATATGTTCTAAAGCACAAGCCAGTTGCTGCTCCTACTGAGATTTATGCAATTAATGGAGATAGCACCTTTGGTGTAAAGTATAAAAAGGAGACTGCTGCTGGTGCAGATGCATTTGCTTATACTGAGGCGGATTATACTCTGACTCTACCTACTGGCCTAGCAGTTGGTACTGATATGTTTGTAATGTATGAGTACGAGTCTGAGAATGCAGTTGAGGTTGTTAACTCTGCTAATAACTTCCCTGTTGGCTGCAAGTTTATTATGGAAGTTCTAGGTTGCGATAAAAGTTTTCACAAATGTCGCCTTGTGCAGCGATGTGCATGATAAAACCCACTTAAACGGAGAAAACCCTAACGTAAAGTCGAGGGCAACTTACCGTGCTAATTAAAAGCCTAACGACTAGTGAAAGTAAGCTATATAAATGGATATAGTGTAAACAAGTAACGTACTGCCAAGCGGCAGGAAATGGTGGGAATCTCACGCCGAATAGTGAGATTATGATATAGTCTGAACTATATGGAAACATATAGAAGGATAGGCGTAGCGAGCCTATTCGTAACATAATGGTTTGTGACCAAACTAACTTGATTTATGCTTACGTTATCTTTAATAACGCGAAGCTTTCTCCAGATTTTGACTGGAGCATTGCTACCGAAAATGGCACCAGCGGCGTGTGTACAGTGATGTGCATAGGACACAAATTTAATTGCAGGTAATGCCTAAAGCCCTACACCACAATATGTTTGAAAAAATATATGATGGTACGAAAGTAGAAAAAACGTAGGGATGAACGCATGGTCAAATCCTAAACGTTCATTTATAATGGCTGTTCATGCAGGAAAGCCTCTAAACCGCAAGGCATGAGGAATCTTCAACGACTATCCCGTTAGGGAGTAGACCATAAGTGTTTGATGGTCGAAGTGGTTTGCCCTTATTTTAATAAGGTGAAGAAATAGTCTCATCTCATGTGAAAGCATGAGGCCGAAAGGCATTGACATAGTAGCGTGTGTCAATTAAGGTGATGATGGTGCTCACCCCTTCAGCATGAAGGCGCAGCAGGATTTAAATGATAGATCCCTAGTAGCGTAAGCTGCTTGAAATAAACATATTGAATCGCTGGAAACCCCTAAAGCCAATTAAGCTACAGCACAAAGATGAAAAATGCTTAAATGCGAATGCTACGAAAGTATAAAAAATTAATTGGATGGTGTATGGTTAAAACCTAAGCACCGTATATAATGGGCAATCAGCCTCGAAGCCTTGAATAGAGGAACGACCAACGACTAGGCATAAGCCGTAGGGTTAAGTAATCCGAAGTGGTATGCCCCATAAATATGGGTGATGATATAGTCTCGCCTTATATGAAAATATAAGATGCACATAATGGTGCTGACTAAAATTAACGACTTTAGTTGAAGATTAGCGACTGCGACAAAGAAAAAAGACTTTTTTCTATTGTTGTCCCTGGTGATCAGGAATAATATTTTACAATTCCCAGGTATTGACAATACAAAATGAATGTGATATAATGTTATTGTAAGGTAGATTTGAATTAGCTACTCAAATTGATAAAGCAAGGGGCCTCCACCCCTTGCTTCCTTACAGTTATTTAGAAAGTGGAGGAAATATTGTTATGGAGGTAACAAAAGATGAATAAAAAAGAAGAATATGAATCCTATAAAGGATTTACTTTTAAATTTAAGGATGGTGATATACATGAGCAAAGTGCGTGAATGTTATCTATGTGGAAAAAAATATAAATATTGTCCCTCATGTTCTCAGGATAAAACGAAGCCTTCTTGGATGTCAGAATTCCACAGTGAATCTTGTAAAAACATTTTTGACATTTGCACTCGTTACAATATGCAAATGTTGACCAAATCCGAGGCTAAGAAAGCTCTCGAAGCTTGTGATCTATCTAACAAAGAAAATTTCAAAGACTACGTACAGCGCGATATTACAAGCATCTTCGCAGAAGATCCCAAGCCCGTAGTTAAACCTGCTGCGCTCAAAGCGGAGAAAATAAGTGAAGTAGTTAAACAAGAAAATAGGTAAATAAGGAACTATACTTCATACAAAACGAAGTTTGGTTCCTTATTTTTTTATGAATAAAAGGAGAAATAATGATATGGATAGAGAAGTTTCGTTGAGTGATGTTAAGATACGAAAACATCGATTGCACAGGAATAGTAATTATTTTGAAAACATTGACAAAAGAGATAAAGCTTACTGGCTTGGAGTCATGTATTCTGATGGATGTGTTTGTAGGCGGGAAAATGGATCATATTCTATTAGCTTAGAAATGACTGATGAGGAGCATATTAAAAAATTTAGAGATGCGATAGGAGCAGCGAATCATAAAATATTGACTGTACATCATAAAAATTTTAATAATGCAAAATTGTCATATGCTATACACATATATGACAAAAAAATGGCAATGGATTTAATAAAACTTGGTTGTGTGCCTCGTAAAAGTTGCTGTTTATCATCAATTCCAAATATTCCAAATGATTTTGTATATGATTTTATTAGGGGATTCTTAGATGGAGATGGGTGTATTTGCTATAATAGGACTAGCGATTCGTATGTTTTTAAATTAATTGGTGCATCGCCATTGTTTTTAAAAGATATTATGAGAGTATTGGAAATAGATAGGCTATCGCTTAATAAATGTACGGAAACGTCATATCAGGTAACAAGTGGAAAAAGAAATGATATTTATAGAGTCTTGACCAAGTTATATGAGAATTCAGATTATACAACAAGGTTGGATAGAAAATATAATAAATATCAAGAATTTGTTAATTGGTATAATCAAAGGACAATTGGAAAGGAACGATAAATATGCAAACATATTCAAAGCTGTTAAATAAATATTACGATCCTGATAGTGCAATATACATTTGCAATTTCCAGCAAGTGTTTAAGTATTTAAACGCATCCGAGGAGGTTGCTGAAAATTTAGTGGATATTCTCTATTCGGGAACAAGAAAAGACTGTCTGGTCTTTGTTTTTAAAAAGGCTCCTATTATGCAGGAGCTTTATAAAAAATGGCAAGCACATGAGCTGAATTGAGGTGATGCGCATGGAAAACAAATCAACAAATGAAATAGTTAGCGAACTAATTGGTGACACCCCAGTTTCAGTTCAACTTAATACAGTAATTGATACAACTGTTAATAAAGAAGAATTTCAAGCATTAAAAAATGAGATTTTTATGCTACGAAAAGAAATTGAGCATATTGCTCAACTTGTTGGAGATACATCTGTATCAGAGCAGATTAATAACGCAATACAGTCTGTTAGGGGGTGAGATTGTGCCACAGAATGTATTTAAAATTTATGACGGACGTACAAATTTTTGGCAATGGGACACTAAGCAAAAGTTAATTGTTCTAGATGATCGTGTTACAGAAGTTCGTTTTTCAAATCGCAACATGGAACACTCAAAACGGCGTCCTGTATATACAGATAAAGATGGATTCAGAATTTGTAATGTTCCAGATGTATTGTTGCAGCTTCCAAAAAATTTGATTGCTTATGCGTGTGTAAAAGACGAAGATGGATATTGTAGCACCATTAAGTCTGTTAAATTTGCAGTATATCAGCAACCAATTCCTACTGATTATATATGCGAACAAGATGCGGTAGTTGAGGATATTCTTAATAGACTTGAATTGCTTGAGGCATTGCTTAAGGAAGTTGAGGCTGGTGCAAAGGAACTTATAAAGTTTACAAATATGGTTGATGCGGCGAAGTGGGCTGTTGACAACGGTAAAGCTGGAGATATTGTTGTTGTTAAGTTGGATGAGGGCTGGGTACCTCATGTGATAGAGGATGACAAGAGTCTCACTCCGATTTGTGACTGTAACGGGGAGCAGATTATTATTAACGTCGCTGATGGTGGCGATGGTGATGGATATATAGACGAAGAAGATACATATCAGGTGTGGGATGGAGGCGGTGCGGCGGGATATTAATTCTGTCGTTTTGTCATATATAAAATAATTTAGAAAGGATAGATGTCTAATGGCAAAAGAGCAAATTCTAAAAATGAGAATTCAATTTCGCAGAGCTACTACTGCGGAATGGGAAGCTAATAAGAGTGTAATACCTGCTGCGGGTGAACCTTGTTTTGATCTTGATCTGGGTACTTTAAAAATCGGTGATGGTGTTAAGACTTATGAGCAGCTAAGTGCTATTGGCGGCGGCAGTGGTGTTGCCGTATCTGCGGATGGAAACTCAATTGTTCTTGTAGATGATGTGTTTAAACTTGTTGGTTTTGATGCGGCTGAGACTGGCGCACAACCTCGTAAGAATGCCGAAGGCAAGCTAGAATGGGTTGTGCCCTCAACTGAGACCGTTGAAGGTTTGCAAGCTACAGTTGCTGGGTTGCAGTCTGATGTAAAAAATCTACAGTCTGAAGTAAACGCAGTACAAGAAATTTTGACTCCTACGGGAGAAGGACAATCTCCTCTTGCGGATAGAGTTTCTTCTCTTGAGACTAAAATGGACGGTACCGGTGAAGGCACGGTTGATGCTAAGATCGATGCTAAAATCAATGATTTTGCAAATAAAATTTCTGAAGATGGTACTGTAAATACATTCAAAGAGCTTGTTGATTATGTTGCGGCGCATGGTAGCGAGACTGCTAATATGGCTACTGACATTACTGCTTTACAGGGTCTAGTTGGTGATACGAGTGTAGCATCTCAGATTACTGAAGCTGTTTCTGGTAAGGTTGACGCAGTTCCAGATAAAGGACTATCTACGAATGACTTTACTAATACGTTACTTGATAAACTGGATGGTGTTGAGTCAAGCGCACAGGTTAATAAAATTGAAACTGTCAAACTAGGTGAAAATGTGCTTGCTGTTACGGATAAATCTGTAGTTGTACCTATTGGTGCGGGTTTAGCGGCTTCTGATGAAGTAACAATTTCAGAGAGTGGCGCTCTTGGTATTGGAAGTGTTAGTGTTGCAAAATTAGTTAATGATGCGGAAACTACACTTGTTCTAGATGGCGGTAGTGCTGTTTAAATAATATATAAAGGAGAGATTTTAGAATGGCGAATCAAACTTTACGTACTGTAATCCAGTTCAAGCGAGACACTTCAGCGAACTGGACTACAAATAAAGATGTTGTACCAGCCGCAGGCGAACCTTGTTATGATATTAATGCAGGTACATTAAAGATCGGCGATGGTATTACTACATATGAAAACCTACATGCCATTTATGCGGGTGAAATTCCTACGGCAGCTTCTCATTACGAGGGCGTTAAGCAGAATGGCGAGTCTGACATGGAAGTTATCGCTAGAGTCTTAGCGGCTGGCAATGTTGGCGAAACACACAAAGATGATATTTTTATTGTAAAAACTCTAATTGCCGATGGCAAGTATTCTTACACTGCCTATGTTTATGATGGTGTTAAATGGGTTGCCATGGATGGTAACTACAATGCGGACAATGTCTATTTTGACGAGGACATGCTTGTTACGAAGGAAATTGGTTATATTACACTGACCAATGGGCAGGGTACAATTCCTTCTAGTGGCAAGAATATTAAGGAAGTATTTGAAGCAATGTTTGTTAAAGAGCAGAATCCAACTACTACTCAGCCCAAAGTGGCGCTAACTTTCTCTCAGGCCAAGGCGTATGAAGTTGGCTCTAAGGTAATTCCTTCTTATTCCGCTACGTTTAATGCGGGTAGTTACACATATGGACCAGCCACTAATGTTACGGTGACTACATGGGAAATTACTGATACTGACGGTAATACTTCTGCATCTGCTTCTGGAACATTCCCGGAGATTACTGTGGCTGACGGTACTAACTATAAGATTACAGCGAAAGCCACTCATACCGAGGGTGCGGTTCCTGTAACCAATAAGAAGACCCCATATGAGGCTGGTAAGATTGCGGCTGGTTCTAAGTCTACCACTTCTAGTGCAGTTACTGGCTATCGTAGTTTCTTCTACGGTGTACTAGATACTGCAACCGCTAATGCACCTCTAACTTCTGCGATTATTCGTGGAATGACCAATGGCGGTGCTTACAATGGTAGCAAGACTTTTACTCTAAATGGTAGTGCGACCGCTAAGAGAATTGTTATTGCAATTCCAGCATCTTCTACTCGTGCTGGTTTAAAGGAAGTTATTCTGACTTCTGCTATGAACACCCCTGTAACGGATTCTTATGTAAAGACTGCGAATGCTGTTGAGGTAGAGGGTGCAAATGGTGCTACTGCTGTTTCGTACAATGTGTATGTGTATGAGCCTGCTGCAATTGATGCTGGCGAAGTACATAAGATTACTTTAGCATAAGGAGGGAAATGAGTTATGGCAAAATATAATTTAGATAAATACACTGCTGCTGATGGACTAGGTTTCCCCCTGAATTTCAGACGTGGTAATCCTAATCCACTAGATAATAGTTCCGTATGGGCAAGCCTAGAGGCGGCTCAGAATTATGCGAAAACTGACCCTGTTGCATATGTTGGACAGATTTTAACTGTTGTTGATAGTGAGAATAATATCGCAACTGTTTATGCTATTCAGGATGTAGCGGGCACTCTAAAGAAGGTTGGTACTTCTCCTGTTGGTGATGAATCTACTATTACTGTAGCTGAAGACGGTACTGTAAGTCTATATGGTGTTACTGGTCTGCAGCTAACTAGAGAAGACGATCAGGGAGTTGTAACTAAAATTAATTATCAGCCACTATTGGTTGACGGTAAACTTACATGGGTTGAACCTAGCGCTACTACTGTTGAAGGTCTGGCTACCGAAATTGAAGGTCTGAAGACTAGAATTGGCGCAGTAGAATCAACTGTTGGTAATGCCGAAGGTGGCCTAGTTAAAGGTGTCGCAGACAACACTGCTAGCATTACTGCCATTAACAAAAAGATTGGTAACGTTACTGAGGGTAAGACTGTTGTTGAAATGATTAACGAGTCTGTCTATGATGACACAACTCTTGTTGGTCGTGTAGCAACTATTGAAGGTGACTATCTAAAGGCCGCTGATAAAACTGCTCTTGAGACAAAGATCACCGAAGAGGCAACTCAGGCTAAGACAGATGCTATTACTGCAATTATGGGCGAGGCCGGTATTGATGCGAAATATGATACTCTAAAGGAAATTGCCGATTGGATTCTGTCTGATACTACTGCAAGTGCAGAGCTAGTTACCCGTGTATCCAATATTGAGAAGGATTATTTAAAGGGTGCAGATAAGACTGCGCTTCAGGGCGAGATTGATGCTCTTGAAACTTTTGTTGGATCGCTACCAGAGGGCGCAACTTCTACAACTATTGTTGCCTATATTAAGGAAGTTGTTGATGCTCTTAAGATTGGTGACTATGCAAAAGCCGCAGACCTCACTGCGCTAACCACACGCGTTAAGGCACTAGAGGATGTCGGCGCAGAAAAGAACATTATTGCTGCTGTTGATGATGCTCAGTTCGCGGTTGATGAATCTAGAAAACTGACCCTACTAGACGTTGCTATGAGCAAAGTTACCGGCCTGTCTGACGCACTTGCTGGTAAGGTAGCGGTCGAAGACGGCAAGTCTCTTGTCTCTGATACTCTAATTACTAAACTGGAAGGTATTGCTGAAGGTGCGCAGGTTAATGTGATTGATAGTGTTGATACCGCTCAGTTTGGTCTTGATGAGGCTAAGAAGTTAACCCTGCTTGATATTGCAATGGGTAAGGTTAGTGGTTTAACAGAGGCTCTTGGTAATAAAGTTGATAAAGTTGAGGGCGCTCGTCTAATTACTGCCGACGAAGCTACTAAGCTAGGGAAACTTGTGCTGTCCGAAGACGGCACGGTTGAAATTAGTGGCGAAATTAATGCTTCTAATGTTAAAGAGCTTGGCTCTTGGATTACTACTAATAGGGATACTGTTCTTGGTCTACTAAGCACAGAGAAAGAAACCAAGCTGGATGGTATTGAGGCTGGTGCTCAGGCTAATAAGATCGAGTCTGTTAAAGTTGGCGGTACTGCTCTTAATATCACTGATAAGAGTGTTGATATTTCTGTAGCTACTGGTACTGTTCTTGGTGTTGTTATGAGTTCTACTGCAGAGAATAAGGTTGCAGTTGGCACTGATGGTACTATGGAAGTTAATAGTCTGAATATTAATAAGCTTGTGCAGACTGACGGTGATTATCTCGTGCTTGACGGAGGAGCTTCTGCTTAATTTAGATAATACAAAATGAATGAAATAAAAATATAATTAAAGGAGATTGTTAATTATGGCTACCGAGAAAATCCTAAACACTAGAATTTTACTAAAAGTTGACACCCTGGAAAATTGGAATAGTTCTACTCTACCTCTCAAAAAGGGCGAACTTGCGTTCGCAACTGTCGCTGCTTCCGCAGGCACTGGTCTGACCGAGCCAGTTGTAATGGTTAAGATTGGCGAAGACGGTGTTAAAACTTTCAAAGATCTTGGTTGGAGCTTCTACGCGAAGGCGTCTGACGTTATTTCTGCGGCAAAATCTGAATCTGCTCTAACCACTTTTATCAACAATGTTATTAAGGACGCTGGTATTGCTACTAATGAGGCCCTAACCGCTCTTACAACTCGTGTTACTACTGCAGAGGGTGATATTGATGCACTGGAAACAAAGGTTGGTGACAAGGCTGTTGCTACTCAGATTTCTGATGCTATTGCTGCTCTAAAGCTGGCTGATACTTATGAAGCTAAGGGCGAGGCTGCAAAGGTTCAAACTGCTCTAAATGAGTATAAGACATCTAATGATGCTGCCATTACTGGCATTAAGACAGGCGACGTTATTAATGACTTTAAGTCTGTAGAGACTGAACTTGGTAAGAAGCAGGCTGCTGGCGATTATGCCACTAAGACCGAAGCGCAAGGTTATGCTAATGCCAAGGACGACGCTATTGCTGCAGCTAAGAAGGCTGGTACTGATGCACAGACTAGCGTGAATGCTCTAAGCGCAAAGGTTGGTACTGTGGCAGATAATAAGACTGTTGTACAGATGATCTCTGATGCACAGGCTGCGGCTACATATGATGATACTACCGTTAAGGCAGGCATTAAGACAAACAAGGACGACATCGCTGCTCTAAACACTCTTGTTGGTGATACTGCTGTAGCGACTCAGATTAGTACTGCTGTCACTGCTGCCAAGACTGAGTTAAAGGGCGGTACTTCCGACACTGACGCTTCTGCTACTATTGCTGGTGCGAAGAAATATGCAGATAAGCTCGACACTGCGATGGACGCTCGTGTTGATGCGCTAGAAGCATCTATTGGCGAAGGCGGTTCTGTCTCTGCTCAGATTACTGCGGAAATTAACAAGCTAGACAAGACTGACACAGCAGTTGACGGTGAGTATGTGTCTGCTGTTTCTGAAGCTGATGGTATTATTACTGTAACCCGCGCTGCTCTTCCTGATTATAGTAATACTTATGCTGCGAAGTCTCACACTCACGCGATTGCGGATGTAACTGGTTTACAAACTGAACTTGATAAGGTTACTACTCTAATTGGCGACGATGCGAGTAAGTCCGTTCGCACTATTGCGAATGAAGAGCTTGCTGCGCAATTAATCCCTGAAAATGCCAACGAAGCTTTAAATACCTTACAGGAAATCGCGCAATGGATACAAGACCACCCAGATGATGCGTCCGCGATGAAGAGTGATATTGCTGCTTTACAGAGTAAAGTTGGCGACACTTCTGTAGCTGCTCAGATTAAGGCTGTTACTGATCCAATTGCCGCCAAGTCGCATGAACACGCTAATAAGGCGCTACTTGATACTTATACTCAAACTGAGGCTAACCTGGCTGATGCTGTTACAAAGAAGCATAGTCATGCTAATGCTACAGAGCTTGCTAAGTTCGCTGATGGCGATAAGGCAAAACTTGATACTGCTGTTCAGTCTATTACTGCTGGCACTGGCCTAAAGGCGACTAAGACTGGTACGGATGTCGCTGTTGATTTTGATGATGCCGTAACATTTGTGTTTGATTGCGGAACGTCTGCTGAATAATTTATAACTTAATACATTGGGCTGCTCTGTTGATTACAATGGGGCAGTCCTATTTTATTAAGAAAGGAAGACTTGAACATATGGGCAGCATTTATAAAATAACTAATAGCGTAAATGGAAAAGTTTATATTGGACAAACAATGAGAAAACCAGAGGATCGTTGGAGACAACATATTAATAATTCTATGCGTGAAACATCTAGAGATTATAATAGTTATTTTCATAATGCTATAAGAAAATACGGGAAAGAAGTCTTCGTTTTTGAAGAGATTGAAAGATGTGACAATACAGAACTTGACATCAGAGAGATTTTCTGGATTGACTATTATCAAAGTTTTAATAATAAATATGGTTATAACTTGACTCTTGGAGGACAAGGGTCTCCAAGGTATGCTGATGAAGAGATTTTAAAATTATGGCATGAAGGCAAATCTGTTGGTGAAATTCATGACGAAACCGGCATTAATCGTGGATGGGTCAGTGTGAGATTGAAGGCTTGTGGAATTACAGATGAAGAAATTGCTTATAGGCGGTATAAGTCTTCTAAAGAAAAAACAAGTATGGCTGTTTACCAGTATGCTTTGAGTGGTGAATATATTAGAAGTTTTAATTCTGTGAGCGAGGCACGGAGAGCAACGGGGATTGGACATATAGAAAAATGTTGTGCAGAAAAGCAAAGACAATCAGGTGGATTCCAATGGTCCTATAAAAAGCTAGAGAAACTGCCGCCATATGAATATAAAAGAGCGTCGATTGTGCCAAAGGCGGTTTTTCAAATTGATGAAGTGACTAAAAAAATTATTGCAGAATATAAAACTATGGCCGAGGCTTCTCGTGTCACCGGGGTCGATATATCTGGAATTGCTAGTGTTTGTAAAGGAACACAATATACTGCTGGTGGATATTGTTGGGCTTGCAAGAGTGATTGGCAATTTAAATCAGTTGTGTAATTAATGGGGAGAGTGGATAAATGTGAGTTATACTGTTAATCAAGTAATAAAAATTGCAGAGGCAGAAGTTGGTTATTTAGAAAAAGCAAGTAATTCTATGTTAGATTTTAAAACTGCCAATGCGGGTGATAAAAATTATACAAAATACGCAAGAGATTTGGCGAAAGCAGGTTATTATCAGGCTAGTAAACAAGGATATGCCTGGTGTAACGTGTGGTTTGACTGGGTCCATTATATGGCTGCGGGGCAAAATGCAAAATTGGCACAAGAGGTTACTTGTCAAACAGGACCATATGGTGCGGCTTGTTATTATTCTATGCAATATTACAAACAATCTGACAGGCTCTATACCTCTCCTAAAATTGGTGACCAAATTTTCTTTAAGAATAGTTCTGGAGAAATCGTACACACAGGACTTGTGTATAATGTGGACAAATCATACGTATACACAATTGAAGGCAATACTTCTACCGCGTCTGGCGTTATTGCTAATGGCGGTGGAGTGTGTAAAAAGAAATATAAATTAAATTATGAACGAATAGCGTCATATGGGAGACCCAAATATGATTTGACGCAAACTGTTACAAATGGAGGAACTTGTACTATGAATCTTGATGTGCTGAAAAAAGGAAATAAAAATAATTCTGTAAGGGCGCTGCAAATACTATTGATTGGCAATGGGTATTCTTGTGGATCTTATGGGGTAGACGGAGATTTTGGTACAGGGACCTACAATGCAGTTATAAAATTTCAAAAAGTAAAGAATATTAATGCCGATGGAATTGTTGGTGCACAAACATGGGGAAAATTGTTGAAATAAGTGGTGGTACTTATGTTTGAAAAATTGTTTCAAAAAAGGTTAAAAAGGATTGAAAAACGTGGAGAGCGTCAGAAAGCAAAACAAGAAGTTATTCAGAAATATGCTGAGTATTATCCAAGTAGTAAGCGGAAAGTTTCGAATGTTATGTTAGTTGTGGTAGTAATTGCTATTATTATTTATACTGTTGCGAGTTTTTGGCTTACATATGTTACTGGAGTGTCTATAGATTCGACGCTTACTACTTGTTTTTATGCGTTTTGGACAAGTGAGGTAGTCGCACTTATGGGCATTAAGTGCAGTAAGGTTTTTAAGGAATCTAAATATGGCAAGTTTGAAGATGGGGTTACAGATGAAGATGAGCCTATGTGCGAAAATGATGATGAAAATTTAGGTTAAAGAGGTGTAATGTATGGAATGGTATGATATTGTTGTTGCTATTTTAACTGGTCTTGCTACGGCAATTCCACTTGTCGTTCAGTTAGTAAAATATTGTAAGGCTGCAGTTAAAGAAAAGAATTGGCAGAAGCTTCTGGATTTAGTAATGAGCCTTGTTGAAGAGGCAGAGAAAAAGTTTGAAAATGGTACTGGCGATGAAAAGAAAGAGTGGGTCATGATGTGTATTAAGGCTAGTGCGGATACTATTAATTATGATATTGATATGGATGTTGTTTCAAATATGGTAGATGCGCTTTGTGCCATGAGTAAAAAAGTGAATGCACCAAAAGAAGAAATTATTGAAGAGGCGGAAGGTTAATTCTTCCGCTTTTTATTAATGCGAAAATATATTAAAACATGGTTTTAATTTTATATACAAAATAAATGAAAGGAGGCGCTTCCAATGGATATTTTAAGTGCGTTAAAGAAGTCTGTTTCGTCAGTGAGAGAATGGGTTGATGAAAATAAAGTGCAAAAAGTTAGTGGTAAAGGACTATCTACAAACGATTATACTACCATTGAAAAGAATAAAGTTGCAGCTATGCCAAATGATTTAGTGATACTTGATGGTAAGTTATTTTTAGCTCAAGATGGGACTCCTATTGATGATTCTGCCGTTACACTTCCTAGCGGTGGTGGTGGAGGCGGTGGTAGCGCCACTGTTACACTAAAAAATTTGTTAGACTCTTCGACTATTACAACGGCTGTTAATGGTAAAGCAATTTTAAAATTTAGTTTTGCATCATCAGAAACAGAAGATGATGGTATTTGTTATATTTATGTAGGCGGGAATTTAAAAGGTACTGTTAAAATAGTTTCAGGTCAAAATGAAATTGATGTTGGTCATTATGTCGGAGAGGGCACTAATGAAATTAAAATAACCTGCAGCGATATTTATAGCAACTCAAAATCTTTAAGTTATGTTGTCAACGCGATTAGCTTGCGTATTACTTCTACTTTTGATGATTCTCAAATTTATCAAAGTGATGTTAATGTTCGATATATTCCATATGGTGCGATTGAAAAAACAATTCATTTTGTGGTGGACGGTATGGACAATACAACAATTGTTTCTGAAACAGGGAAGCAACAGACATATACTATCCCAACAATGAGTCATGGATCACATATGTTGAAACTTTACGCAACTGCGATAATTAATGATGTCGAAATAACTAGTAATATTTTATTGTTTGATATTATGTGTGTGTCTGGAACTGGTACGACAGCGATGATTTCATCTGCATATGATGTGACCGCAATTACTCAAGGCGAATTGGTTAATATTGGATTCTCTGTTTATGATCCAGTTAATATGACGACCGAGGTTGAGCTTATTATACAACAGAATGGCACAGTTTATTCTTCTACTACAAGAACGGTAGACAGAACTCGTCAGTTTTGGTCTGTTAGAGACTACCCGGTGGGTGAAGTTACATTTACAATTAGATATGGTGCGATTAGTAAGTCACATATAATTAATGTAACTAAAAGTAGTGTAAACATTTCTACTAAAGATACTGATTTGGAGTTGCAGTTAAAGGCGGCAGGAAGATCTAACTCAGATAATAATCGTGAAGTTTGGACAAGCGGAGATATAGCTACTACATTTGAAAACTTTAACTGGGATTCAACAGGATGGGTGCAGGATGAAAATGGAGATGTCGCATTGAGGTGTTCTGGAGACTCTAGAGCAACAATTAATTTTATGCCATTTAAATCCGACGCAAGACAGACAGGCCGCACAATAGAAATGGAATTCGCAATTAGAGATGTTAATAATAGAAATGCGGTTGCTATTAGTTGTTATAGTGATGGTATTGGTTTTACAGTAACGGCTGATACCGCAAAATTGATGAGCGAACAGTCTGAAATTTCTTGTAATTATACAGACGAAGAAAAGGTGCATGTTGCATTTGTTATCGAACCACGTACTGAATATCGTCTTATGTCTGTTTATCTGAATGGTGTGCTGTCTGGAGCGAAACAATATCCAGAAAATGACAATATGCAGCAAACAACTACTACACATATTACAGTCGGCTCTCCGTATTGTTCTGTAGACTTGTATTTAATTAGGTCGTATAATACTGCACTCACAGAGGCAGAAGCGAGAGACAATTATATTGCTGATATTACGGATGTTGGAGAAAAATTATCGGTAATTGCAGAAAATGATATATATGATATTTATGGAAATTTGAGTTTTTCGAAATTGAAGGATATGTTGCCTATTTTAGTTATTACGGGTGATTTACCGAAAGCAAAGGGTGATAAAAAGAATGTATTAACAACATTTACTCATCCTTTGTATCCTCAATTGAATTTTGAAGATACAGGAAAGATCGATGTTCAAGGAACGTCAAGTCAGTGGTCGAAATTGGCTACCGTATTGAGAAATCAGTATGAAAAAATACTCGTCTAATTGCTGGAAACCCCTAAAGACAACTAAACTACAACGCAAGGATGAAATATGCCTAAACGTGAATGTTATGAAAATAGAAAAAATTAGTTGTATGAGAGCGAGGTTAAATCCCCTGCTCTTTTTTAATGGGAGACCAGCAGCCAAGCTTCGAATAGGAGTGGGTTCAACGACTAAAGAGACATCTTGTACACAGTAAGCGATTGACTGTGGAAACGGCGAGGGCTCGAAAGAGTCAAGATATAGTCTGTGCTTGATGGAGACATTAAGAAGAAGAAATTCTTAGCATAGGAGTAGCGTCCTAGTATTGCGTGTTTTATTTATTGACAACATGGAGGTGACATAATGGAGTTTGAGCATAAAAGTGGTATATACATGTGTACATGTAGTGGTAATAACAAGAGTTATATTGGACAGGCCAAAGATGTTAAGACTAGAAAATGTGAGCATTTATCTGAGTTACGCGGGGGGATACCATTTTAATGCATACCTACAACGTTCATATGATAAGTACAAAGAGGACAGCTTTGTTTGGGTAGTATTAGAATATTGTGATGAAAATGAATTAGATGATAAAGAAATATATTGGATTGCTTATTATAATACATATCGTAATGGTTTTAATGCTAATGAAGGTGGAAATGGTAATCGTGGTTATCAAAAGTCTGAGGAAACCAAAAGAAAATTGACAGAGAGTTTAAAAATATCATGGGCTGCGGCAGATGATAGACGCAAGGAATTTTCTGAAAGAATGACTGGAGAAAATAACCCGATGTATGGTAAAACTGGAATACTTAATCCAGCATATGGCAAAGATCATTCTGGTAAAAATGGTGGGATGTATGGTAAACACCATTCCGACGATGCAAAAGAATTGAATAGACAGGCTCATTTGGGAGCGAAAAATAAAAATTCAAAGCCTGTCGTATGCATAGAAACTGGTGAGATTTTTACGTCACAAGGAGAAGCGGGAAGAATGAAACATTGTGATAGCTCTACAATAAACAAGTGCTGTCGTGGTGTTAAAAAGACAGCCGGTGGATATAGTTGGAGATATGCAACCCAAGAAGAAATCGATAATATAAAGCACGCAGCTTAACAAAACAGATATTCGTAAAAACTATAAAATTAAATATAAACAAGAACACCAACATGCCGTAGACCAACTACCATCAAATGTATTCACATGGAAGGCTGATTACGCAGAATCGACATCAACACATAACACTGGTAGTGCAAACTACGTGCATACTCTTTATGGAGACGTAAAGTCGCCTCCTCAAGAGACAAATAACAAAATAAGGACAACTGTTTATGGATATCCTGCATTAATTTTCCATAAGGCAGATAGTGTTTCTGAACCAGAATTTATAGGAAAATATAACGCAAACTTTGATAAAAATTCTTTAAATGTATATGGCTTTACAGAAGACTATCCTCTCGTTGAATCTTGGGAATTTTTAAACAACATATCTGATGCCTGCTTATTCCATGGTCAGATCCAAGATAACTGGACGGAGGACTTTGAAGCAAGATATCCAGATGAATACGACGACATAAGCGCTTTTAAAGTTATGCATGATTGGGTTGTTTCAACTTGGCAGGACGGTGCAACTGGATCTGCACTTGGTGTAACATATGCCGGTACTGATGGAAAAACATATACTACAGATACTGCAGAATATAGACTTGCAAAGTTCAAGAAAGAATTTACTGAACATTTTGATTTTGGTTTTAGTTTACTTTATTATGTATATACTTTCGTAATGCTAATGGTTGACCAGAGAGCTAAGAATATGTTCTTGACTAGCTGGGATAAAGTACATTATCAACCTTGGTTTTATGACAACGATTTTATGAATTTTTAATATGGTCGTTGTAAAACCCTCATTGATTAATGGCGAAACTCCAGAGATGGACAACGCCCAAGAAGGTTATAAGCTTTGATATTTTATATTAAATATAAGGAGGTGTAATATGTTAGATACAAGTATTATTGGACAAAAGTTTAATCTGCTAACTGTTATTGGGATCGAAAAAGATAAACGTGACAAAAATGCATATTTATGTCAATGTGATTGTGGCAATATTGCATATGAAACTAATAAAAAAAGATTAATAGAAGGAAGAATAAAATCTTGTGGTTGCTTAAAAGTAGATGCGTTGCAAAAATATAGTTATTTAATTGGGCAAAAAATTAATAAATGGACTATATTAGAATTAAAACGAAACCCAGAAAAATATAAAGAAGTTTTTGCAGTATGCATTTGTGAATGTGGAGCAATAGCTGAGGTAAACATACATAACTTAATTAACAATAAAACCAAAGATTGTGGATGTGGTAGAAAGTCAATGTTGCGAGAAACGAAAAGTAAAAATCTTGTTGGTCAAAAATTTGGTAGATTGATTGTTTTAGAGCAGCTATTGGAAAGCAATAAATTTAATCGCAGATTATATAAATGTAAATGTGATTGTGGTAATGAAATTGTTATAGACGGAAGCCGTTTAAGTAATGGGCATACTGTTTCTTGTGGATGTCTAGTATCACAATATAATTCATATATTGACATTTTATTAACAGATATGAAGATTTTACACAATTCAGAGTATGTTGTTGAAATTGATGGAATAAATTATCGTTATGATTTTTATCTTCCAGATTATAATTTAATGATCGAATATGACGGTGAACAGCATTTTTTCCCTGTTAATTTTGGCAAATGGGATGAATTAGAACTGCAACGGCAGTTTAAAAAAATACAAGAACATGACAAAATTAAAACTCAATATTGCCGTGACAATTATATTAATCTTTTAAGAATACCATATTGGGAAAAACAAAATATCAAAGCTATTATTTATAACCACTTGCAACGACTGAGTATGGGAGGCTTTACTAAAGTAATTTAGTAAGGTATGCAACAGTCTGAACTGCAACTATAATCTAAAAATAAAATTGCAGAGAGAAGGTCGAGTGTAAAGACACTCTTGGAAGAACTTTCTCCGCTTGTGAAAACAAGTCATAAAAGTAACAGATTGACTATTTTAGGTATTAATAACGAAGGCGTTTTAGTCTTTAATCCGTTCTGCGAGGATACGGATAAACTTGGTACTGCAAATGTATTTAACGGTGCCACTAGTACTTTGTGGACAAATTTTAGAGAAGCATTCCCAAATGAAATCAAAGAATTATATCAAGAATTAAGAAGCAGTGGAAAATTATCTTATGACAAAATTATCGAATACTTCGTGACACGTCAGAGCGACAAATGGTGTATTAGTATTTATAATGAAGACTCTGATTATAAGTATATAAGTATGCTACGCTCAGACAATGATGCAACAAACCTATATCAAATACGTGGTACTGGTGAAGAACACTTAAAATATTTCGTTAAGAATCGTTTAATGTATTGTGATAGCAAATGGTATGGCGCAGATTATGCGGATGATTATATGAGTTTACGTATTTATACTCCATCTGGAGATCTAGCTGTACCTGCAAATGCAAATATTACAGTTACTCCGTTCTCTGATATTTATGCTGGTGTAATGTATCGTGCTAATGGTATTTTGAGACAACAAAGGGCTAAGGCAAATACTCCAATCACATTTATTGCGCCGAGCGAAACATTTAATGATACTGAAACAGCCGTATACGGCGCATCAGAAATGTCATCTATTGGTGATTTGTCTCCGCTTTATTGTGGCACAGTAAATGTAAGTAAAGCAAGTAAGCTTACTGAATTAATTATTGGTTCTGGGGTTTCCGGATATTCAAATCCAAACCTAAGAGAGCTTGCGGTTGGTTCGAATAAATTATTGAAGAAAATAGATATTAGAAATTGCCCGAATTATACATCGTCATTGCAAATATCTAACTGCCCAAATATTCAGGAAATATATGCAACTGGTTCTGGAATTACTGGATTAGAATTGCCAGAATCTGGATATTTAAAAAAGGTACATTTGCCAGGCACTTTAACAAACTTGACAATTACAAATCAGCAATATATCCAAGAATTTACTCTAGAAGGCTACGACAATTTAACAACTCTTCGTATTGAAGATGCTGTTAATATTCCAGTTGAAGATATTATGCTACACGCGCCAAATCTGAATCGTATTCGTTTACTTGATGTTTCATGGGAGGCAGAGTCGGAAGCTGCATTAAAACAGACTATTGAAAAATTTAAATCATGCCTTGGTCTCGACGCATCAGGAAATAACACAGATAAAGCGGTAGTTACTGGACGTGTAAAGATTTCGTCTGTTAGCGATAAACTTTACAATGATATCTATGAAAATTTCCCAGATCTTATTGTAGACGACAACTCAGGCACTCCATACATCATTAACTTCCTAGACCGCAACGGTAACTCGCTCTATGTAACCCGTGTGGCCGAAGGTGCGAATGCAGTAGACCCAATTGCGGCAGGATTAATTGAGCGTCCATCAGATATTGTTACAGATGAATATACTTATGAGTTTGTTGGATGGTCAACGCTTCCACAGAATGTGCATCAGCATTACAAGATTACTCCTATATATAAAATTAAATATATAATTAATTATTACAACGGAGATAATCTTGTATATCAATATGGTGCATATCAAGGCGATTCAGTTATCGACCCTGTCTCAACTGGTAAAATTGAAACGCCAACTAAAACAGGAACTTCTGATATAACGTATAAATTCTCAAAATGGGATAACCTTCCTATAAATGTGCAATCATCAGTAAATATCTATGCACAGTATGATACATATTGGGCAGTAAGATTCTGGAATGACAATGCGTTATACCTAACTGAATGGATTATTGATGGTGGAACGGTAGTTGATCCTAAACAATATTTTGAAGATTATACCGACCCAATTCGTGAAAGTACAGCTCAATATGACTATCATTTTTCTAGTTGGGGTGGTGACTTTACAACGCCAATCACTGCGGTTCGTGAATTCCATGCAGAGTATACTAGTACTATTCGTAGATATAATGTTTATTTCTATAATGGAAATGAATTAATTTATACAGTAGAAAATGTTCAATATGGAAGTAGTACATCTTATTCTGGGGCAACTCCAGTTAAAACAGGCGTAAGTAATCCAGAAGATTATGTGTTTAAGGGTTGGATTCCAGCTCCTGAAAATATAACTGGGGAAACTGAATGTTATGCTTTCTTCAAGTATACTGGTTATTTGTTCGGAAAACTGGGCGACAGTAGCCAATACGGTACGGTTGATAACCCCAATTGGGATAAAATCAATGCATATTGGACAAATATTGGCAATGATGTTAGCGCCTTAAGTAATGGTACATTGGCTACAGATGATTTTAATGCAAAATATCAAATTGGTGGCCGTATGATTATTCCAATTGAACTATCAGACGGTACGTCTACTGTTGCGGATGTTGAAATAATTGCGCATAATCATGATAATTTGGCAGATAATTCCGGGAAAGCAACTTTGACATTCTTCTGTAAGGATTTGCCACAAATTTTACAGCGTATGAATGTGTCTACTGGATCTGTTAGCGGATATAAGGATAGCTCAATGCGTGAATTTGCGAACGGAGAGCTACTTGATGCGCTGCCGAATGAGTTAAAATCTATAATAAAACCAGTACTAAAAATATCAGATGATGGTTCTCAAAATAAAAAGCTAATAACTACAACAGATTCGTGTTGGCTGGCGTCTTATGATGAAGTTGGTTTTATTAATGGCAGTTCTAACCTATCGGGCCAGGGAGAATTATACTCTGATGTTTTCTCAGACGATAAAGATAGTCGAGAAAAATATATAGTTGATAATACTGATACTGGTGGATGGTGGCTACGATCTTCAGTTTATTTTACAAATTCAAATAGTACAATGTTCTGGAGAGTCCAGAAAACAGGTGCAGCATATACTGAAATCCAAACTAACCAATTTTATGTTGCGTTTGGTTTTTGTATATAATATAGGTTCACCTATATAGGAATAAAAGGATATTTTATATATAAGGAGGTGAGCTTATGAAAGGAATGGACGCGTTTTTAACTCTATTTGGGGACATTACTGTATCAAAAATTGTTGTATTTGTAGCCGCTATTATTTTCTTATTCTCTATATATAAAGAAGTTAAAAAGTATATAGAGACAAAAATAAAAGAACAAGAACAAAAAACAAAACAGGAAGAAGAATATAAAAAGAAGATTAATGATGCGTGGAACGAAACTCAAAAATATCCAATGTATCGTGCACAGAGTATACAAATACAAAGTGATTTGGAAACAAAGATAAGTGGTGTGAGAGATGAAGAGTCCAATATAATGAAGGAAATTAAAAAAATATCTGATCGTATTGCAAAAATGGAAGAGGGTGCACGAGAGCGCGAGAAGAATAGACTTAGAGATTTGTTGATAAAATATTATAAACATTACACAAGTCTTGAAGCAAATCCAAGTCAGTCATGGACAGATATGGAAAAAATGTCGTATGACGCATTACTTAAAGATTATGAGGAACTTGGCGGAAATGATTATATTCATTTAACGGTAGATCCTGCAATGAAGGAATTAAATGTTATTTATACGACTACCTTATTAGGTAATGTAAATTGATACTCGACCGACAATGAACATTAATGGAGGTTGATTGATATGCTAAATGGAGAATTTAACCCAACATGGTCAACGGATAATATCTGGAGAGAGGAAGACATGGAGCGGTGTTTGTCTAATGATCTTAATACTATCGAAGCAAATATCGCTAATTTACAGACAGGAAAGGCTGATATAGCACATACACATACAGAGTATGCTGCTGCATCAGAAGTTACAGCACTACAAACCTTGGTTGGCGATACTAGCGTGGCGTCTCAAATTTCATCGTCCGTGGCCACTAAAGCAGACATAGATCATACACATCCCGGTTATGCTTCTTTAGAGCATACTCATAGTTATAACGATTTAAATGATAAACCGGCAATTCCAACATCATTGCCAGCTAATGGAGGAAATTCTGACACTGTTGATGGCAAACATGCGAATGAATTTGCGTCTGTTACGGATGTCACTGCGCTACAGACGCTTGTCGGGGACACTAGTGTATCCGCGCAAATTGCGACACAAATTAGTAGCAAAGCGGACGTATCGCACACTCATGATGATAGGTATTATACTGAATCAGAAGTAGATACTAAACTTAGTGAGAAAGTGGATGCTGTAGCTGGTAAGGGTTTATCTACAGAAGATTTTACAACGGCAGAAAAAACTAAACTAGCTAACCTTTCTGAGGATGGGAATGATATTATTGTAGATTCTGCTTTGAGTTTTACTTCTACAAATCCTGTCCAGAACAAAGTAATTAATACTGCTTTATTGGGGAAAGCTGCTGCAATTCATACGCACAGCACAGCCACAACAACTACTGCAGGATTTATGTCTGAAGCAGATAAGGCTAAATTAAATGGGATTGATACCGGCGCAAATAACTATATTCTGCCAACTGCTACATCATCTGTTCTTGGTGGTGTTAAAACTGGCAGTAACATTACCAATTCTTCAGGAACTATTAGTTTAACTAAAAGCAATGTTACATCTGCTTTAGGGTATACACCACTTGATAGTGCGTCTATTTTATCTGTTGCATGTGGCGGTACTGGCAGTAATACACTTAATCAATCTGTTGCAGTTGCGCATGTTAATGCTACTTCTGATTCTGCAACTACATGTACTTATTATCCATATTTACAGATGTGCTTTTTGAGATCTTATATTGTCTTGAGTAATGACATGACCGCTGGAAATATTCTTGAAGTTTTAAATATAGCAAATGCATATAGACCATTTTCAATTACTGCGTTATCTGCATTTTCTACAAGTGCAATGATTTCTGCATATGTTAGAAGGAATACAACAGATAATACAGCACCAGCGTTCGTAAGGATTCGTAGTGACAAAGCATTATCTGCTGGAACTGCTATATATATTTCTGGTTGGTTTGCGTCTCCATATGTTTAATTTAATAATATTAAATATAAAGAGCAATAATGTTGTTTTTAAATAAAACAGAGTGATTTATTCAAATTAATAATACAAAGGGCAAGCCTGAAATGATGGCTTGTCCTTTTCTCTACAATTTTGAAAGAGAAAAATTGAAAGGAGAATGTTTAAATGGCTGAAAAAAACATTAAATCACGTATTGTGCATAAGCATGATACTGAATCGAATTGGAGTAAAGCTACAACTTTTATTCCAAAACAGGGTGAAATTATTATTTATGATATTGATAGCAATCATAGTTATGAACGATTTAAAATTGGAGACGGTATAACCAAGGTAAATAATTTACCATTTGCTGATGCAAATAAAGTAGATAAAATTTCTGGAAAGGGTCTTTCCACAAATGATTATACTACTGCAGAAAAAAATAAATTAGCTGGTATTGCAGAAGGGGCAAATAAAACAATCGTTGATTCTGAGCTATCTTCCACAAGTACAGATCCGGTTCAAAATAAGGTTGTAAATGCCGCAATTAATGACTTGAATACTCTTATCGGTGACACTGCTGTTAGTACGCAGATTAGTGATTATGCCGCTCCAAAGTCGCATACGCATAACTATGCAGGAAGTTCTTCCGCAGGTGGCGCGGCAAAGGTGTCTGAGTCTAACATTGGTATTACAACCGCAGGCACTGGTTCTGCATATACTGCAACCGTACCTGGTATTACAGCGCTCGCTTCAGGTGTAAGCTTTATAATGGTGCCTCATGTGGTGAGTTCTTCTACTACTCCAACTCTAAATGTTAATAGCCTCGGTGCTAAGAACATTAAACGCAGATTAAGTTCTATTTCGACTAGTGTACAATCTGGTTATTCTAACACATGGCTTGCTAAAGGAACTCCATTTAGAGTTACATATGATGGCACACAGTGGATTGTTGAGGGGCTAACTAAACCTGCGACGGCTGATTTGTATGGAACACTTAGTGTAGAAAAAGGTGGTACGGGAGCAACTTCGGCCTCAGATGCTCGCACTAATCTCGGCATTACTCCAGCTAATATCGGCGCGGCGGCAAGTTCTCACACGCACAGTTATTTGCCGTTAAGTGGTGGGACAGTTACGGATGTGCTAACTGTAAATAAAGAATTATATAGCAATGCCGCAGTCATTTCTAAAAGGAACAGTAGCCCACAACTTATACTTCAAAACGCAAATGGGGCGCAATTAGGCTCTATTTATTCTGGGACATCAGATGGAAGTTATAGTGATGTACTAATTTCCGTAAATAGCAGTAGCTCTGACGTCGCTTACTTTGGCTTTGCTAAAAACGGGCAATTCACAGCCCCAAATAACATCTATTCCAAAGGCACTCTTGTATCTCAAGCAAACTCTTATCCCGGCCTAACAATTCAAAACGCTTCTGGCGCGAATTTGGCTATGTTGTATTCCAATGGAACGAATGGAGGATACTCCAATGCTGTTTTGAGAGTGTATTCTTCAGCAAGTGAGTACTCTAGTTTTAGTTTCGGGAAAGACGGTGTACTTGATTTTGGAGGAGTCCTTCGGAGTGGAAATCATACTATTAAAGGGAACTTTTATCCAGTCTTATCTTTTACGGATTTAAGCGTAAATAAAACTTTCGCTTATCTTCAACCTCAAACAAGCGCGGGTGACTACGCAGATGTTCTATTGGCTGTGAAAAACAGTAGCGGGCAATCTAATTTCTTTTTCGGGAAAGACGGCACTTTCACAGCTCCAGCAGGTATTACCACGACAGGAAACTATGTATCTATTAAGAATAGTTCATACCCCCAACTAACCTTCTCAAACGCAAGTGGAGCAGACCTCGGAAAAGTTTTTGTTTCTACAACTGATGGTTCTTACGCTGCGACAAAAATCCGCGCCTATTCTTCTGCTTCCTCTTATTATGATTTCCAATTTTCTGGTGAAGGAACCTTCAACGCGAAAGAGTTTCAAGTAACTGGTGGGCTTGCTTATTTGATAGATTACAACTCTAACGCAGGTGTCCTTGGCCTTGGGAATACAAACTATGGAGATTTTACGGAAATTTCTTGCGAGGATGATGGAAGTCTTTCTATTAATGATGCTCTTCGCGCGACCACTCTACGAGTTGACGGACTTAATGATTGGCCTTCCATGTTTTTCAAATGTAAGAGCAAAACTAATCCGGGAGTATTGCTTCAAGCATTTCCCAACCATGGTTTTGGTATATACTGTTATGGTTCAGATTTGGATAGCGCTTCAACTCGCTATTTTGAAGGTTATACGTTCCCCACTCCTGCAACTGGCCTAACCGCAAACAAAAGCTATACAGTCTATAGCGAAAAGAATATAATTTATTCTTCTTCTCAACCTACTGGCGTTAAAGGCGCAATTTGGTTGAAGCCAGTCTAAAGGAGGGATGAATAATGGCAACTTTTTCAGGCGCAGCGGCATCTTCTTCAACTCTTGCTTATGCGCAAAGAAATTCAACCTCTTGGTACGCAGGAACCTCTCATGGCGCAATGCAGGGCTTATATACGACTGGTTCGGCGTCTTTAGGTGTTTCTCGTGTTGGTATTATGGTATTCTCTGGATTGGGAGACGCTGTGAAAGGAAAAACAATTCAATCTATTGGCATCGCTTTCAAATGCGCAGCATCAGGTTATGACAGTAATAGTAAAGTAATGGGGCTTTATAAAGCAAGATGGCAGTATATAAATACCGGAGTTTCCGGAGCACAACAGATTGGAGATGCGCTTGGTAGCTTAACAGGCCATTTTTATAATGATACGATTGGCTTTGATTTAAATGCTTCTCAAAACACGGCTCTTTTCAATAATATGAAGGCTTATTTTTCCGCAGGGAATTCTGCTCTCATTTGTTATAGCGGAGAAAGCAAAAAAGACGGTTCAAATAACTATTCTTACAACTATATGAAAATCACCCGTGCAGAAATTTATGTAACATACCTTGATGGTGGAATTGTTAAGTACTATACTGGTTCTACTTGGCAAGACTGTACTCCATACTATTATGATGGAAGTTCTTGGAAACAATGTACTCCTTACTATTATGACGGTTCGGCTTGGAAGCAGGTATAATTGAATTTAGTAAAATTAATAAAAATATTATTTACAGAGAGCGGTCTATAAGATTGCTCTCTTTTTGTTTAAAAAGGAGTGAAAATATATGGCGAACAAAATGCCTATTGGACAATTTGTTGCAGAACTTGAAGCTGCATTAAATAGAAAAGATGGTTATATTATGGGCTCGAAAGGGCAAGATCCAAAAAAATGGTCTAAAGATTCATGGTGGTTCACACAGTACTCTGGTAGGCAGAAGAGGAAGGCATTGTATTGGCGTGAACATGCAAAATTTGTCTGGGATTGCAATGGTATGGCAGAAGGTATTTATGAAAAGTGGTCTGGTGTAAATATTAACACTAAGGCTAGATATAATTATGCTCAGTGGTGTGATCCTAAGGGTACTGGTATGATTCCAGCTTCTATGAGAGTTCCAGGTGCGGCAATATTTTGGGGAGATCGTGCTTCTAGTATTCATCATGTAGCGTACCTTGACAAACCAGTTGATGCAAATAATCCGTCTGGAGATTGGTACATAATTGAGGCTAGGGGGGTTATGTATGGAGTTGTGAGAACGAAATTATATTCTAGAAAACCAAATTTTTGGGGATTGATGACGAAGTATTTTGATTATGGAAACACATCCTATACACCAGTTCCAGCACCAACTCCAACTGTATATAAACTCGGCGACCGCTTACTCAAGAAAGGATCAAAAGGAGACGACGTAAAAGAACTTCAGGCAAGTCTTATTAAGCTGGGCTATTCGTGCGGCAAATATGGCGCGGACGGCGATTTTGGGTCTGATACTAAGACTGCGGTAAAAGCTTTTCAGAAGGATCATAATCTTGAAGTTGATGGCGATTATGGTTCAAAATCTCATGCCGCTATGGTGGCTGCGCTGAAGAAATTTTCTGATACGACTGAGCCATCAGTTAAGATAGTTACTATTACAGGTGGATCTGTAAATATTCGCAAAGGACCAGGTACATCTTATGGCATTTTTAAGGTTGCTCATAAGGGTGACAAATTTGAATGTATTGGGGAAAAATCTAACGGTTGGTTCCCGATCAAGATTAATGGTGGAAATTACTGGGTTTCAGCAAAATATGCTGAATAATTACATGGAGCAGTTTTAAAATTAAATTATTTATATAAGGCTCCAGCGTAAAGTTGGGGCCTTATTTTTTTATGGATAAAAAGGAGATGATGGATGTGCGAGTAGCGGGAATTGACGCAAGTACAAATAAGTCTGGCGTATCGATTATGTGCGACGGCGCATTAGAATATTACATACTTATAGATTTACACAAAGAGAAAGATGTTATGAAACGCATTTCTATGATGATGGTGAAAATTTGTGAAATTATTAATGCATATGATGTAGATCAAATTTATATGGAAAAATCTATATGTAAGGGTGGTAACGTTGACACAACACAAAAGCTTAGTTTTTTAATGGGCGGCATTATGTTGTATTGCGCTCAAAATAAGATAGAGTTCATAAACCCATTGCCATCCGAATGGAGAAAAAAGATAGGTTTGCGCCAAAGTTCAAAGGTAAAACGAGACGAGTTAAAGGAAGAAGCAATTTGTGCGGTAAAGCAAGAATATGATTTGGATGTTAATGATGATGTTGCCGAATCTATTTTACTTGCCCGAAGTGCGTTTGATCTTCCAAAGATTGACGTTTCTGAAGATGATTTGTGGTGTTAAATTTTGAAATTACGCTGTTGATACGGTTTTTATATAGAATATTTTAATTAAAAAGGAGAAATGAATTATGAAAATTAATGAATTTGTTGAAAAGGCAAATAATCAAAATTTTGATATTATGAACGAACTGCAGGTAAAAAAGTACCTACCTATTGCAGAAAAGCAACTTATCGCCAAGGGAATTATTTATGAATGCACCGAAAGAGTTGGTGGTGCAATTAAGTTAAATTCTGTGCAGCAATATTTATCGTATGTCAAATATATGATACTGCGTCATACGAATTTGGAATATACACAGGATGATTACGACACTCTATGTTCCGCTGGTTTGTTGGATACTATTATGGGTTGTTTTGGAGAAGATGCCAATGAATGTTCTAGAATCCTAAATCTTATGATTGATGATTACATGCAAGAATCAACAATAGAATTCGCCGTGACAAAATTTTTTGATAATGTAAATAATATTGTAGTTGATTTTGCAAATAAGTTAGACAAGCAAATTGAAAATATGGATTTGTCATCCGTAATACCGAAAGATATGGATGCTGATAAGTTGGCTAATTTCTTAAATACATACATTAAGTAGGAGTGATTTTAATGGGAGGTCTATTTACAGACTTAGAGCGCAAAATTATTATGACGAGCAAAGAAGTCTGCCGTAATGCGCTAATTGCTTCTGCGGCGGAAATTAAAATTGATATAGATACTAATATCTGCTACAGGGTTTCTAACGCATATTACGAGGAATATACCCCCAGTAGATATCATAGAATGAAGAGTTTATATGAGGCATGGAAAATTAGAGCATTTTTGTCTGATGATAGAATTGGATTTAATTTAAATCTTGACTCCGACAGATTGCCACAGCACAAAAGTAGGTCAAAATTTCATCAATCTGGTTCAGAATGGATTAGTAGATATAGCAGTGATTTTAATGAAGATAGTGATGATAATGGTATGCCAGAAAATAGTTGGATATTAACAAATTTTTTCGAAGGTATACATCCAAGATATACATTTAAAGACGGGTTAATAATGGATGAAAGCTATGAAGGTACTGGTGTGCTTCGGAATATGTCTAAATATATAAAAGAATACAAAGCAAGTGGCAAAATGCAAAAAATTTTAATTAAACATTTGAAAAATCAATGTAAGAAAATATAATTGGTGGTGAAGTTGTTATGAGTAATCAAAGTTATGATTTTGATTTAAGCGTTGGCATTAAAGAGGTGCTTGATCCAAATTATGCTGCAAAAGTTGAAAGTCAAGTTGAAGAACATAAGCGGCGAATGGAAGAACCTATTGAAATTAAAATGGAATTAGATATTGGTGATGCAAAAAAGCAAATCAAAGATCTTCAAAAAGAAATGACTGTTGCCGCCAATAATATTAAAAAGATTCAAAATAAAAAGAAAAGACTTGGCAAATCAGATTATACTGATGCTGCTAGATATTACAGTATTCTAGATGACAATCAAAGAAAAATAGATCAAATTATTAGTCAATTAAAAAGCCAAGGCGTTGCAGTTAGAGCTACAACACAGGAATATAAGAAGTTACAGAGCGTTTTAGAAGAAATTGGATATGTAGAAAAGAAGAAAAAAACCTCTAACCCTCGTAAAAAAGCAACTTCTGAGGTAAAGCAACAAACTGAAGCTGAACGGGAACATGTAGCTGCAGTTGAGGCTGCTGCCGAAGAGACAAAGCAAATTGAAAAAGCTACAAAAAAGGCAACCGCAGAAATCGAAAGGCAAACGGACGCTAGAGAAAAGCAGATTCGTACTATTGAGCAAGTTACTTCAGAACTTGAAGAGGAAAGAAAAAAGCTAAAAGAAATTGAAGACCAACAGGAAAAGAATGACGCGGATCGTGAAAAGTTTGAGAGAAAGCGCCAAAATTATGGTGGCGAGGTACTAGGAACCAGTAAAGCCGTTTATGATATTGATAAAATTAATTTAGCCGAGCATGCTTTGAAAAATTTCAATACTCAGCTTGAAAAGCGAAATCAATTTATAGAAAGATATGGTGAGCTAGTTAAGATAATTAGCCAAAGTTTTGTTGGGCAATATGGAGTGGATAATGGTCTAGCTAGAAATATCGATGAGTTTATTGAAGGCAATTCACAAATGAAGCAGCTACAGAGTCTTGCGACCAATGGAATTAAAGGATTCCCAACTAAAGATATTAATGAATTGTTTTCTGGTGTCACTCGCAGTTTAAAATCAAGTTTGCAGGCAACACGTGATTTAATGACGTCTGGGGATGTTGTTGGCGTTGATGTTATTAAAAAGCTCGACGAAGAAGAAATAAGATTGGGCCAAGACCAACAGAGATTGTATGATGCGCGGGAAGCGCAGCTAACTAAAATTAATGAGCTTCAACGTGAAGAATTGGATTTAATCGCCAAGAAGGGCAGAGAAGAAGCGAAAGCTGCGGAGCAGAGCCAAGTCGCGAGAATAAAAAGTAAACAGTTAAAGCTTGATAAAGTAAAATCCGATAGTGGTGACGTTATTCCGCAAACATATACTGCAGTTAATGGTAAATATACAATCGAAAAAGGAACTGATGGTTGGAACGTTTACAAAACTGTAGAAGGATATAATGAGCTTATTGCAACTTATGAAACACTTAGAAAGTTAAGAGCGGACCCAAGTTTAATCGCAGAGTCTGATGCGCTTAGGGCTAATACGGAAGAGGTTGAAAAGAACACAGAGGCAAAAAAGAAAGCGTCAAAAATTGCAGTTCGTGAATTCTCTAGCTTGGCAGAATATGATGCAATGCAAGAGAAATACCAGGCAAATAACGGTGGTAGTATAGAATATCTAAAAGAGACAGTAGATATTATACGTAATGCTTCTAGATTTGGTACTCAGTTTCAAACAGATCTTACAACCTCATGCAAAAAAGCAAAAACTGCTGTTGAAAGATTGTTTTCAGCTTTTGATCCAGATAAATACCCAGCACTATCTGGATGGAAAGAAAGCATACTAGAGTCTATTGGCAATGGATATTTTTCAGATAGAGAAATGTATAATGGTATGTTTACCGGTGGATACAGTTGGGGCGTTGAAGCACTAGGCGAGGATCGTTTTTACGTCTATTTAAATCTTCTTGATGTTGCAAAAGACAAGGAAGAAGAGTACTCTGCATATTTAACACAAGAGTATAAAAAAAGAGATGATGCGATACAAAAGGAATCTGAACTTATTGATGAGCTTCACCAAAGGTACGAAGAATTATCTGAATTACGCAGTAGTAAACCAAGCTATGACGAACTTAGTGATTCGGAATCATATAGAAGAATCATAGGATATTATGAAAAAGAAAGAATTTTATTGCAAGATATTTTACGTTTGGGGCAAGAAGTTTCAAAAATACCGGCGCAATATAGAAGTAAAACGCCATCTGTAGCAATAAATGAATATTATCGAACAGAAAAAGTAACAAACGGAAGCTTAGATGATAACGAGCATCATATTGCGTATTTTAACAAGCTATTAGAAGAAGCCCAATTAGATAAAAGAATTACTCCAGGCGGTCATCAAATCACAATGTTCGAGGGTATGTCTGATCCGATTGATAAAGCTGTAGATTCCGTAGAAGAACTTAAAGACGTAATGCAGGATGTCATAAAAATTCCTGGTCAAATTAGTTTTGATGATTTGATTAAGTCTGCAAAAACCGCAGGTGATCTTATTGCGTCACACCCTGTTATAGAGCCAAACGCAACGAGAGATGCAATTGAAGAAAATATAGGAAAACGACCCGTTGAAGTACCTATTAAACCCATATCTCAACCAATTGTGCTTCCAGGCTTAACTACCGCAGAACATAATGCAGCATTTGGCAATGGCGCAGTTGATGAGCTCTTAAAGAGCTATAATGTTAGTGTAGATGCAGCTAATATAATTGCAGATAAGTTTAAACAAGTTGCGCAATTATATAAGGCTATGGTGTACGATGTGGACAACAATGGTGGTAGAAATGTTGAACAGATCAATACTCAATTTAATGACTATATTCAAGACATTGTAGGAAGCATAATAAAAGTTGGATCAACTGTACAAAGTACTGATACTTCATTAGAAAAATTTATGTCTTTTATGAAAGGCAGTAAGATAAGGTATGATGACACAGACAGAGCTGAATTTGGTGATAATTGGAAATTTACCAGGCAACGCTTTGGGAAATTTTTAACAAAATCTCCTTCTGCTATGACGGCAGATAGTGTTTATATGGAATTGCTTGGTCAGTTCCCTGACCTATTTAGTAAAGATGTTATAAATCCATCAGATCAGCTTAAACATATATTAGAAATGCTTGGTCGCGCCATTGATGCTAAGAAAAATGGATTTAATATTTTGCAGCCATTAGCTGATACAGATAGGGAACGTATTGAGGATGACGTATATCGTATTACATCAAACATGTATGATCAAATGGTGTCTAAATCTAATGAGGTTTTAGAAGCAGAGGTGCAAACTACTAATGCGGTTGAACATACAAATGAGTCAAGGAGAGAAGGTTTACGATTAACTGAACAAATGGCTAATGGTATTGCAGAAGCCGCCAATGATGGTGATAGTGTTGCGAGCATTATTGAACGTAATGAAGCCAAAGCCCTTGAAGCGTTAAGAAATGCAAAAGATAATAAAACGAATCTTGTAGACCTGTCTGGTGTATATAGTACTGAGGATTTAAAAGCACAACTCCAATCAATGGCAACAAAAACTTTGGGCGATAAGATCCCTCTTAGTGTTGGAAGTATTCACATTCAAGATAATGTTGCTGCCGTTACTATGTATAATGAGGCTCTTGGTGTTACATATAAACAGCTATATCAAATACAAGAAGCGGCAGATAATGCCGGTGAAGCTCAATTAAAACTATGGTCTGAAAGTTATGGAGAAAATTATCGTGCAGCTAAAAAATATAATAAGGCTCAAATAAATAGTATTGCTAGGTCAGACAATTGGCTTCTTGGTCAGGCATCTAAGCTAGATGCACAGGAAAGAAAATATAAATATTCTGGTAAAAAAATAGATGGTTCGACGAAACTCTTGGGTGTTGATGAAACAAGTTTAACTACTGAGGCAGATAAAACTATTGATTCTTTGGCAGAGCATATTAGAAATACAATCCAATCTTCTCTTGGGCAAGAACTTACCGAGGAAATTAGGAGTCGAATTATAAATGATTTAAGAGTTCTTGATAATGAGATCAAAATTCAGCAATATAAGCAATATGTAAGTACAACAATGAAACCAAATGAGCTTCAATCCGCAAAAGAAGAACTTGAATATACATTACAGAGTATTGAATCAAAGGCAAAGAAGAACAATGTATTTTCCAAGATAAGTAATGATGTTGATAAATTGCGCACAAAACTACAGGGAATCTCAGATGGGCCCGGATTAAGCGAATTTGTTGACAGTCTGAGAGTTGTTAGAAGTAAACTTGGCGCAGAAATGGCTAAGGGGCAGGAGAACGCAGCAGCTCAGAGACAACAAATTGCTAACTATAAAAAACTAATTGATCTTCAAAAAAAATACAATGAAGCAGATTATAAGTGGCATCAGGCAGATATAAGCGGGGGTGATAAGAGTCCATATAATGCTCAAATGGAGTCTTATATGAAGCAAATACAAGAAGTTCGAAGAGAGCTTCAGCTTACTGCCGAACAGCAACTTGAGCTTGATAGAATTAATAATGAGCATAATTTAAAGAAGACTAAATTGCTTGATAGCTCTAGTATACAAGAAACAAAAGACGCAACTAAAGAACTTGATAATTTAAGACGCTTACAGAATCAATTATATGATGCAAAAATGAAACTTGCTAAATTAGAGGCTAGTGGAGATACAAGTTCTGCAAGTTGGCTCAAGGCTTCTAGATTAGTTGAAGAACGTGAAAAAGAATATGATGCAGCATGCGACGTTGTAAAGGGCAATGAGAGGATTAATGCTGTATTAGAACGTCAAATTAGTCTAGAAGAAGAAATAAATAGATTTAGACGGGATAGCGCCGATAAAAAATCACAACAGCAAAGCGAGGAAGAACTTAACCGTTATTATGCAGAGCAAAATGAGCGCATAAAAGCTCAGACGCAACAAGGGTATAAATATAATAATGGCAAAACGTTTGAAGACCAAGTCGAGCTTGATAGAATGTCAGAGTACTATAAAGCAGAAGAATCAAGATCTGAAGAATATGCTAATAATATTAGAAGCACATACAATACGATGCTTGGGACAATAAAACAAATTAATGCTCTTGACACTAAGATTGGCGATTTAACATTAAAAGATAATGGTAGAGGATTGTATTCAAGTGCAATAGAGAGCTTCCAAACGCAAAAATCTAGTTTGTGGGCAGATGTGCGTAGTTTGCAAGCTGAGTTGACGAGTGCTTTATCGTTTAAGCCAGATAGTTCATTTAAAGATGTTTTGAGTGAAATCCAAGGGCAAGCAATATTAACTACAGATGAAGTGCAAAAATTTTATGATTTATTATTACAAACAGATAATATTAAGTTTAATTTTCAGGCAAGGGTTAATTCGCAGATACAACCTATTGTAGAAAAAATTACTAGTCTAAGAGAAATGATAGCCAATGGAGATATAACTGACGAAGCAACAATAAGAAACATAAATAATATGGCGGCTGGATTGGATAATGCTAAACGAGCATTTGAAGAAACTAAATCACCAGCAGACACGATTAACTATTTAAAGTATTCTCAAGATATATCTGGATATATTTCATCAATTGATCAATTAGCGCAAAAAGAAAAAGAATATTTTGCTGGCATGACTCAATATACTGGACAAACAATGTATGACAAAATAGATAATGGCACTACGTCTAGTATAGATACAGCGAAAAAAAAACTTGAGGATTTCGTTGAAGTATTCACAAAAGGCAAAGGTGTAATTACAAGCTTTACTACTGCTGCGAATGGAGTAAGTAGAGTTAATTTTTCTGTGTTTAATGAGATTACAAAACAAGCTGAAACATCTTTTGCTGAGATTGGTAGATTTAACACAAAAGGTGTATTTTACAATGATACGTTTATGAAGGATTTTGCTGCTGGAACAAACGCGGCAACACAGTCTGTTAATAATTTAATTAGCACAGCATCTAAATTAAGCCAGATAGATGGTGCTCAGAGTGCAGTATCTAATTTAATGCAACTAGCAAAACAATTGCAAGATGCACTTAATGCACCAGATGCAACATCTGAGGCTGGCCAAAATAAACTTAAAGGAATGGCTACTGAAGCAAATAGAACCTGTAAGGAAACAGAAAAACTTGTGCAAGAATGGGCAAAGCTTCAAAATATTATCGACGGTAAAAATGTAAAAAATATTGGCAATATTGACAGTACTAGAAATCCTAAAGAAATTCAGAATAGCATGTGGGATTTAATCAAAACTAATACACGTGATGCGATTATATCTTTTATCGGGTTTGATGACGTTACAAAAACTTTAACATATTCATTAACTGACTCAGATGGAATTGTAACTACAATGACTGCGCATATGGTTGGACTTAATGGCGCAGTTATTACGCAACAAGGAGAAACTAGCAAATTAGCAACCGGATGGCAAGAATTTACTGGAGCACTTAGCGGTGTTGGTAAGTCGATAATGCAATATATTGGCAGATCGTTTACTGTTTGGGGTATTGTTAGTCAATTAAAGAAAGGTTTTAATGAAGTTAAAGAAATCGACAGCGCATTAACTGAACTTAGAAAAGTTACTGATGAAACAGAAGCAACATATAAGAATTTCCTGCAAACTATGTCTAAGTCTGGTGAAGCCATTGGATCTACGGTTAAAGATTTGACGAGCTCTGCTGCGGACTGGGCGAGGCTTAATATTTAGGTCCCCTATATGGTGACATATAGGTAAACTCCCATCTCAAAACGGGGAAAACCATGAGAATGGCAACTCCGTGGGTAATGTAAAATTTTAATATTTCTTAAACAAAAACTTCATTTTTTAATGAAGTTTATTTTATTTATAGGAGGTGATCGAATGTCAAAAAGAGTAGATTTAACAGGAAATGTTTATGGAGAATTAATGGTTATAGAAATGCTATATGGATATAAATATGTAAATGGGAAGCCAAGGACTTATTGTAGGTGCTGTTCTATGGACGGGGATGAGGTTATTGTCAGAGCGGATGCTTTACAAAGTGGTTCTACTAAGAGTATGAAAGGGGCGGGAAAAACCGGGAAACCAGTTGATATTACTGGTATGAAATTTGGATTGTTGACAGCTATAAGTCCAACAGATAAGAGAGCATCAAATGGTACAATTATTTGGTTATGCCAATGTGATTGTGGCAATTTTACTGAAGTATCAGTTGGGCAACTGGTCAGAGGACATACTTTATCTTGTGGGTGTAAACATCAAAGTAAATGGGAGATGTTTATAAATGATTATCTTACATCATTAAATATTATATTTATACCTCAAAAACGTTTTAATGATTGTAAAAATAAGAAACAATCAGATATGCTACCGTTTGACTTTTATTTGCCCGATTATAATCTTTGTATAGAATATGATGGAGAGCATCATTTTCATCCTATAGAAATATGGGGTGGATATGAAAAGTTTATTGTTAATCAGGAGAATGATCAAATAAAAAACGAATATTGCAAGAATAATAATATCACGTTATTACGTTTGCCATATACACTATCCAAGGAAGATATTAAAAAAGAAATATTAAATATTTTAAGTCCTCTAGAGATCACAGCATAATTGGCAACAGCTATGCATATGGTGGGCATCTTATGATAATTGTAAGATGAAGGTATGATCCGATCTGCACGTATAATCTAATAATAAAGGTGCAGAGGTAGGCAGAAATGGCCTATCCATTTCTTAATTAAAGAAAGAGTAACAAAATGTGGATATTCTATAGAAGAAGCAGGAAAACTCGCAGAAAATACAATGGTTCTTATGAACGTTTCTGAATTTAGTAGCGTTTCAGATGCAACAGATTCTATGATTTCTGCGCTTCAGGCATTTAAAGATGAAGATTCTGACATCGATACTTTAAGTAAAAAAATTATTGATGTGTATAACCAGATTGGTAATAACTACGCAATTAGTACAAGCGACTTAGCAGATAGTTTAACACGTTCATCTGCGTCATTGGTAGCAGCTAATAATACTCTTGAACAATCAGTGGCATTAACAACGGCTGCAAATACTATTACTCAGAACCCCGAAACTGTAGGTACAACTTTAAAAACACTTGCGATGCGCATAAGGGGAGTAAAATCAGAATTAGAAGAAGCTGGTGAAGATACCGAAGGTATGATCACCAACACATCAAAGTTACAAGCAAAAGTGCAAGCGCTTACAAATGTTGATGGTTCTGGTGGCGTAAATATACTTACTAATAGCAAAGAATTTAAATCAACATATGACATATTATTAGAAATCTCTAAAGTGTGGGATAAAATGAGTGACGTAGACCAGGCTGCATTGCTAGAGATTATTGCTGGCAAGCGAGCTGGCTCAACGGTAGCTGGTATTCTACAAAATGGAGATATTCTAGAAAGTTCATATAAGGACGCACTGGATGCTAATGGTTCAGCACAAAAAGAATTAGGCATTTGGAAGGATTCCATACAGGGCAAACTTGAACAATTAAGTAATTCAGCCCAAACTATGTGGATGAACTTTATGAATTCTGATGTTTTAAAGTTTTTTATTGATGTTGCAAATGTAGTTGTAAAACTAACCGACAAAATTGGATTGTTAAATGTTGCATTTGCTACCTTTATGGCAAAAACTGCATTTAAAAGTGAGAGCTTTGGAGTTCTAAATTGGGTAAACAAAAAGAAACTGCAAAATGCCAGCACTCCTTCTACTGTTACCACCGATGCTGCAGCTCAAGATGCGGATACGGTAGCAACTGAGAGGAACACTGCGGCAACAAATGCAAACACCCAGGCGAGTCAAATGAATGCGCAAGCATCTAACGCATCTGCTGCTGCTGATAACGCAGAGGCACAGGCTTCAGCGGTGTCTGCTACGGCGGATAATACTGAAGCTGCCGCATCTAATGCGGCAGCGACTGCTGACGCTACGGAGGCGGCAAGTAGCACTGCTTCAGCTACTGCAGATAGTGCCGAAGCTGCTAGTTCTAGTGCATCTGCTACCGCAGACGTTGTTGAGGCGCAAGCTTCAACACAAGCAGCCGTTGCTGATGCAACAGAGGCTGCAAGCAGTAATGCTGCTGCTATAGCGGATACCGCAGAGGCTACCGCGTCTGGTATGGCCGCTGCTGGGAATGCGGCTGAAGGAGCTGCCGTTGGAATTACAATATTTGGACATGCATTAGAAGCTGGTTCGGTAGCATTTAAATTATTCAATGCTGCGGCGACGATGGGAATTAGTTTGATTGCTGGGCTTGCAGTTAATGCAATTATTAAAGGTTTTGACGAACTAACTCATAAAGTTGAAAAAACTGCAGAGGCAGCGGAAAAGGCGCTTAGTACATACGAAGATGCACAAAAGAAATTAAATAGTCAGAAGTCATCAATTAAAGAATTAGCGTCGTCTTACGAAGAATTATCCAAGGGTGTTGACCTTGGTACAAACAAAAATATAAAATTATCCACCAGTTCTTATAAAAAATATCTTGATGTATGTAACGATATTGCAGACATGTATCCGCATCTTGTAACAGGATTTGATGCACAGGGCAACGCAATTCTTTCATTGAAAGGAAACGTTGATGAGTTAACCCAATCCTACAAGGAAGCTGCGCAGGCAAATAGACAAGAGATAATTGCGGGTGGCGATAAAATTTTTGATGCATTTAAAGATGCTTATAACGGAGATTATGGCTTTTTCTCTAGTACATCTGGCATGAAAGACCAATTAAAGTATGCAGAAAAATATTTAAAGTTGCTTAATGGTAAAAATGTTCAAAATCTAGCTGCAGCTTTACAGGCAGATGATATTGGTGGGATGGGTAGTCCCGCTAATAAAAATCCAGCACTTGCTCTTACAGATATGTTGGAATCTGTTGGAATTGATAAAACAGAGTTTCACTTCTTGTTAAAAAATCCAGATGATGATGGGTTATGGGACACATACGCGCAAAAAATAACCTCTTTTATAGTAGCCACTACGTCAAAAATAAACAAAGCTACTAGTGGTGTTAAAACATTAATGGATGCATATTTGGGAGAAGATTTACAATATGCAACTTTAGATAAAAATGTTCAATCAGCAATTAATGATATTGTTCATAATTTAGATACAAAATTTGTAAGTGGATTTGATAACGCAGATGAACTATGGGCATGGATAAAGACTAATATTATTGATGTATTTGCAAAGCCAGAGATTGGCCAAGAAATTTCTGATAATATATCAAAAGCATTTGATTTGCAATCTGCATTTAAAAATGGAAATATTGATCTTGGCGTATATGAAGACAATATGCTACGTATTGTTGATGACATCAAAAATTCTGATTTAGACAAGGCAGTGCAAGACAAAATTCTTCAAATGTTCGATATTGACTTGGACGCAGAAGATTCTATTGGTAAAGATATTGATCAAATGCTTAATTACGCCAACAGTATTTTCAAACCATCATTGTCAGAAGAAGATAAAAAATCTATCGAAAAAGAAATGGACGAAATTGTTGATAATGATTTTGACCAGGGTAAAGTAGATTTAAAATTAAGACCATCGGTTGATACTTCTGAACTTTCTAAGGCCGGTTGGGGTAATGTTGGAGAAGGATACGCAACAGTTTTTTCACAAACATATTCAAATGAGTCTGGAACGATGGCATTGAACTTCACGCCAATTATGGTTGATGAAGATGGCAAATATATAGGTACGCTATCCCCAGATGAGTTACAAAAATATGCAGAAGAAGTTATGAGCACAGGCGTAGATTCTAAAAAGTTACAGATTGGCAAAACATATATAGGTACGAATGCGCTTGAGCTTGCAGAAGAAGACGCACAACGTATACATGAATTGCAAGAGATGTACTATGACGAATCGCATTCTTTGGATGAATTAAGTTATTCAGATCTTCAAATTATTAACAGTGATCAATTTAAAGTCCCCGAAGGAACATTGCTAACATGGAACGAATTGCAAGCAAAAATTAAAGAAGTTAGAATTGCAATGACTCAAGATTTTACAACTTCAAATTATGCGGATTATGCGGAAAATATTAGCGCTATTTCGTCTAGTATTACTACATATCAGGAGGCGCTCGAAAAACTCGAAAGTGGAAACTTTACCATAACTGATTTTATGGAGCTTATTTCAGAGTACCCCGAACTTGCAAAAGGTGTAGACGTAGCTTCTAAAAAATTTAACGGTTTGTCTAAAAATTTACGTAAAGCAATTCGTAGCTCTCCAGATGCTTTAGTAGACGATTTGAAGGAATTGAAGGCGCAGTTGATTGAAGCAGGCAAGTCTACTGAAGATATAGATAGGTTGATAGATTCTATTGAAAATATGCCAGAAGATGCCGTTGCGAGTTTGGTCGATGAGTATATTACCCTTACTGATCAAATTGAAGATGCAACAATTGCACAAAACAAGTTAAAAGAAGCAATGAGTGAGAATCCAAATGAAGGATATGAAACTCGTGGTGATGCAATTGAGCAAATGAAAGATCTGATGGAAAAGGGGCAAATAGGTAGCGAGTCTGAACTTTGGAGTATTGCGGAAGCGTTTGGATTTACTTATGACTCTGCAAAAACGATTCAAGAAAATGCAGATGCATTGTATGAATTTATTACCGCACGCGAGAAATGGTATGCGAAAGATGAAGATGGCGAATATACCTATGACGGCACGAAGAGTTTTGCTAGCACTGTCGGTGGTGTCGTAAATAGTGATACCGAAATCGGCGAAAAGCTTCGTAGTCTAGGTATGGTATGGGATTTTGACGGAAAACAATTGAATTTTGATTTTGATAATGCAAATTGGGAAGAAATCATTAGTTTATTAGGTCAGACCGATGAGCTTGCAGGGTTAACATCAGAAGAGTTTTATGATCTGCTGATGCAGATGGGACAATTTTTTGATATTAACTGGCAAGACGGAGATGATTTAATTTGGTTTATGAATCAATTAAGTACCGGCGCAGAATCCGTATCTGAAAATTTTGATTCCACCAAGAAAGCCGTACAATCTTTCTTGAAATCTAACGAGATATCTACAGATTGGCTAGATAAAGACGTTAGCGATCTTGATCAAAACGGAGTAATTGATGTTACAGAAACAGATGAATTTAAAAAATTACCAGAAGATATTCAAAATGTTTTGACAAAATATTATGAATTAAAACATGCGTTTGAAGAAGATCCGTTAGGAATTAATTGGCAATTAGATAAAAATGATGGTCAGGAATTGAATCAAGACAGTATAGAATCAATTAGTCAAATAACATCTGTTATGCAAGATAATGAGAATGGAACCGTCTTTATTGATTATACACACCTAGAAGAGGCCGCGAAAGAAGCTGGATATACAGAAGAAGCCATTGATGCAATGATTAAAAAAATCAAAGAGTATAATAATGTATGTGGAGTTGAAACATCCGACACGGATCCGCTTGGTCTTGTTGGGATAAAAGATGATGCTAAAAAAACCGAGCAGTATTTAACTGCATTGCAAATAAAATTTGAAACTATTCAAAATGAAGATCATACAGTGTCATATAAAGTAGAAACTGAATCAGTTATTGATGCGTTGGTCGCACAAGGGTGGACCACGGAAAAAATTCAGGCTTATTTAACTACGCTTGAGGATTCAGGTAGTTATACATTTACAATTAATGGTGCAGAAATACAATTAAGTAGTGACGACGCACAGAAAACAATCCAGAGCCTCATTGAAGAAAAGAAATCATTATCTAACGGAGAAACTACACAATATACCGTAACTGGTACGGGCGAAAAAACTGTCGATGCTATACAGTCTATGTGGGATAATATCACAAAAAATAAAACTACAAACTATACCATTAATAGGCATACAAATTACTCTTCTTCAGGCGTGAATAGTTTTAGATATGAGCAAGATCGTGTAAACGGCACTGCTCTCGTTAATGGGACTGCATATAAATCTGGATCTTGGGGAGCTTCAGAAACAACAACTGCTCTTACTGGTGAACTTGGGCCAGAATTACGAGTTCGTGGCAATGAATGGACGTTAGTTGGTGAAAATGGTGCTGAGTTTACTGATATCCGTAAAGGAGATGTTGTGTTTAATCACAAACAGACTGAAAGTTTGTTGAAAAATGGCTATGTCACTGGTAGAGGAAAAGCATATGCGTCAGGAACTGGATCTTATAAGAAATATACTTTTTCTGATACTAATGCCTCATCTAAATTATCCAAAGCTGCAAAGGATATTTCTACTGCATCAGACAAACTTTCGGACGATTTCAAGGAAATTTTTGACTGGATTGAAGTTCGAATAGAAGAGATTACAAATGATATTGATATTGCTACTGCTAAATTAGATAACGCAATTGGTTCAAAAAAACAAAACGCCATTATTGACGATATGATAGGGCTTAATAAAGCCTTATATAGCAATCTTATTGCTGGAGCATCCGAGTATTATAAATATGCTAAAAAGCTGCTTGAAAAAGTTCCGGCAGAATATCGTGAAGCGGCCAAAGATGGCACGATTGCTATTGAGTCTTTTACTGGTAAAGTTGGAGAAAGTACACTTGAAGCAATTCAAGATTATCGAGAATGGGTACAAAAAGGTGACGATTTAACTCAGCAAGCAGAAGAAACTTTAACTGAGATTTCAAGTCTTGCAAAGCAGGCTGTTGATAATATTGCAAGTGATTATGATAATAAAAAATCTATTAGAGATAGTAAAATAGATCAATATGACGCGTACAACTCTTTACTTGAAACTGATGTTGGATTTGAATCAGAAAAGATTTATCAGGCTATGATGTCTGAGAATAAGTCAAATATCGGTATACTTCAGAAGCAACGTGATGCAATGCTAGCAGAACTGAATAAACGTGTTGAGTCTGGTGAGATTAAGAAATATTCTCAAGATTGGTATGATGTAGTTAATGACATCTCTGCTGTTGATACTGAAATTATAGAACTCAAAACAGATATAGAAGATTATCAAGATTCAATTAACGAGCTGCATTGGGATAAGTTTGATCTTTTGATGGACAAGCTTAATGCTGTGTCAGATGAAGCAGACAATCTAATTGATGTTTTGAGCAGTAAAGACCTAGTAAATAAAGATACTGCCGAATGGACTGATGAAGGTATCACCACACTTGGTTTATATGCTCAGAAGATGGATGCTGCAGAGGTCCAAGCAAAGAAGTATGAAGAACAAATTAATTATCTTAATAAAAACTGGAAGAAACTTGGTTATACTGAACAAGAATATATTGATAAGCTTGATGAGTTGAAGTCCGGACAATATGATGCAATAAAGGCTTATAATGACACCAAGGATGCCATTGTAGACCTTAATAAAGAACGAGTAGAAGCAATAAAAACAATTATACAAGATGAAATTGACGCATATACTGAGCTTATTAACAAAAAGAAAGAAGAGTTAGATTCCGAAAAAGACTTATATGACTTTCAGAAGAGCGTCTCTGAGAAGCAAAAAGATATCGCAAAAATCCAGAGGCAACTCGCGGCGCTAGCCGGAGATAATTCTGCGTCAGCAAAAGCAAAACGTGCACAGCTTGAAGCAGAACTTCTTGACGCACAAGCCGATTTGGAGGAGACTTATTATGATCGTTCTGTCTCAAACCAACAAGAAGCGTTAGATAAAGAATTAGAAAGCTTCGAAGATGCGAAGAATGACGAGATGGAAGGATGGGACGAATATTTAGAGAATACAAATAAGGTCGTTGCAGATAGTCTTGATGTAGTAAAGGCAAATACTAATGCCATTTATCAAGAACTACAAACAATGGGTCAAGAGTACGGCCTGTCCATAACCGAATCTTTAATTTCTCCTTGGAAGGAAGGAGAAAATGCAATTCAAGCATTCTCTGAGAAATTTGGTCTCGCCATGAGTGCAACAGTAGATGAACTAAAAAAACTTGAGCTAGAGTTCATGGAAACCATGGAAAAGATTGAGAAATCTGGCTCTACGTCAGTTGATACTGTTAAAAACAATGCATCAGGCTATCAATCAGCGGAGTATAAACCTCCCAAGCAAGAAGGATCAAGTGGCGGTGGTAGCTCTAGTGGAAGCAGCAGTGGTAATAGCGGTGGTGGAGATAGCGGCGGTAAGTCTTATCCATATGGGAAAGCATCTGAAACTAGTGGTAATATCAAGGAAGGTGCGAGGGGCAATCAAGTTAAGGCCATCCAGTATGCGTTAAATCAACTTGGCTACGGAAACTCTGGTACTAAGAGTGTTGATGGAAAATTCGGCTCTGGAACTAAGAGCGCGGTTAGAGCATTCCAGAAGGCTATGGGTATTTCTGCTGATGGTATTGTTGGTAAGAATACTCGTGCTAAGTTCAGAGCAAAAGGTTATAAATTTGGTACTACTGGGGTTGACACAGACCAGTTTGCATGGATTGACGAAATGGGTTTGGAGGAAATTGTTCTTCACGCCCAAGATGGTAAACTTGCTTATCTTACAAAAGGTAGTGCAGTGTTGCCACATAGTATTTCGGAAAATCTCATGAAACTCGGGCAGCTAGATCCACAGTACATGCTAGACATTAATAGACCACAAGCTAGTGTAAGCCCAAGTATTATTAATAATACTATGGAATTAAGTGTTGATAATAGCATCGGAACTTTAATTTCAATTGAAAATTTTGATGGAAATAATCCTGATGAGATTACAAAAGTTGTTAATAAGGCTCTTGAGCAGCATACTAAAAATCTTAATAATGCACTTCGCAAGTTTGCGAGATAATTATATAAGAGAGGGAGAAAAATCTTCCTCTCTTTATTATATTTAAGTAATAAAAGGGAGGTAGAATAGAACATGTCGAGTTATCATACCTCGTTCAATTATTTAGGTAAGAATTCATATAAGGATTTTAACCTACAAATAATTCATTTTGACAATGGAGACAGTGGAGAAACTGATAGCTATATGTCGCAGGAATCTATTTATACAGATTCTCCACGTGGTACAAAAAGAACAATGTATGGAAGTAAATATTCTGATGTTGCTAGATTAGATATAACAGTTATGAAACCTGACAGCAAAGAATTTGGTATTGAAAAAACTAGAGAGATATATAAATGGCTTACAGGTGCAACACAATATAGCTGGATGGATCTATATATCGGCGATGAGGTTAAATATAGAATGTTATGTTTTGCGCAAAACGTGCGCCCGTATAAAATAGATTCTCGCATTGTTGGATTTATTATTACTATGGAATCTAGTTCTCCATGGTGCTTTTCACCGCTACAAATTATATCACAAACATTGACTGGTGAAGAAACTTTACAAATTAATAATTTGTCTGACGATATGTATACTTTTACCACAATGAATACAATATTCAAAAACACATCGGGAAAATCATTGATTATTAACAACAATACATTAGGTGAAACAACACAAGTTAATAATTTAGCTACAAATGAAGTTGTAACATTATCTGATAATTTAATGATAACTTCAGATAAACCGTCGCGTATTTTTGGAAGTGATTTTAATTATATATGGCCTCGGCTTAAAAGTGGAGTGAACAATTTTACCATTACAGGTAAGGGTGACATTACATTTCAATATATATATTGTATAAAAGTAGGAGATTGCGTTAGTGGATTAAATGCGAGTTCAGATCCTATATGCGACGAGTCAGGCAAGATAATTTTAGACACACTACCATGGGCAAGAATTTCAGATACACCGTCTACTTTAAGCGGATATGGCATAATAAATGCATACACAAAGTCTGAAGTAGACAATAAAATAGCAAACGTAACTGTTAAAAATGTATACACAAAAGATGAAGTTGATGCATTGATTGCGTCTGTTCAAATTGATATTGATGAAAATAAACTTAATGCAATGCTTACAGAAGTGCTTGGATAAAATGAAGTAGTTAGAAAGGAGGGAGGCGTGTGAGACTTCCTAAAGACTTGTTGTCGGGGAATTATACCAGACCTCGGCTCTTTTTATGTGAAACTAATAAAGATAAGATTACTCAACTAGATGTCACAAATTTAAATGGTAGCTTCAAGTTCAATGCTTATTCAGAGCTGACATTTGAAATTGCACGAACTTATAATGATTTAATCACGGGTGAAATAAAAGTGTTTCCATATTATGATAAAGTCGAAGCTTTACGTTTACTTTACCTAGAGAACTTTGGTTATTTTGAAATACAGGGGCCAGAACTAACTGGGGACGGGATCAAGGAAGCAAAAAATATCACCGCATATAGTTATGAGTATGCTTTGTCTACGAAATACTTAGAAGATTTTTATATAAACCAAGGTACAGTTGAGTCATTAGAGGTACTGAATGCGGACAATCCAGATAATATTATACCAATTACATTATATAATCCTAATAATACAAAACTAAGCTTACTTCATCTAATTCTAGAAAAGGCGTATGGGTGGTCTATCGGTCATGTAGATTCTTCATTACAAACTCTTAGTCGTCAATTTGAAGTAGACAGAGAATCAATTTATGATTTCTTAATGAATGAAGTTTGCGAAAAATTTAATTGTTATATTGTATTTGATACCATCAATAACACAATCAACGTTTATGCTGAATCATTAACTTCAAGGTTTATAGGTGATGGCGCAACAAATGTATTTACAATTTCTCCACCATTTTCTCAGATTGGTACGGTTTCAGTGGACGGATATAAAACAACTAGATGGGAATATAATTCAACAACCGGGGCGTTGACTTTAGAAGATATTCCTGTGTCAGGGGCGCACGTTGAGGTTGTTGACGGGGCACTAACCGAATGGGAAACTGATGTATTTGTAACGTTTGATAATCTTTCGCAAGAGATTAATATCAACTATGATGCCGACAGCATAAAAACGCAATTAACGGTTACTTATGGTGACGATTTAGATATCAGAGAAGCTAATATGGGGCTTCCATATATAACGGACTTATCCTATTACTATACTGTTGATTGGATGGGGCAAGAGCTATATGATGCTTATACTGCATATATACAGAAAAGCAATCAATATCAATCTGAATACACTAATAATTCTCAAAAAATGTTGGAGCTTGCAGGCTATATTGATTTTGAAGAAAATAGGCTCTCGTTAGAGTACTCTATAGCTAATAGTGTTAATGAAACTACAATTGGCACTTATTATATTCGCGGAGGCACAGCACCAAATTATTATTATACAGAGGTTACATTGCCAGCAGATTATAATGTTAATACAACATATTATAGTATGGATACGGCAAATCTAGATGAAACAAAAGTTGAGAATTTATATGCGGTGTTAAAGAAGTATTTTAATAATGAATCAAATTGGGCGGAAGAACTAGATAAATTGTCTACTGATTTTAAGTTTATGGAAACTTATACTCTCACATATCTGAAAACCGAATTGTCTAAAGTTACTGATAACCGAACAAGTAATCTTGAAGTAGAAAGTGCGATTAATAATTTCCTTGCAGAAATGTGGGAACAAATAGGTAGAACACCTCTTAAATCTTTGTATTATGAATCGTATAAGCAGGTTCAAATTACTAATATTGAAGCAGGCTGGTCGCAAAGTGATAGCAACAATTATGGTTATTATTATCCTGTTGTATTATATTTAAATTCTATTGAGAAAGCTATTGCGGCGCGGGAATCTTCTATCGCTATTTATGAAGAACAATATAATAAAATTCAAAAGTCAAATATAGACATTGCTAACGGACTTATAATGGAAAACAATTTTACAAAAGATCAACTGATCCGCTTAAGTGCATTTATACGAGAAGATGAGCTCAAGTTAGATGATATTGTTGAAACTGAATATACAACAATAGCCGAGTCCTTCCAACTTAAGCAAGACGCTATGGAGTCAGGCAGGATTGAATTGCAGAAATTATGTCAGCCACAATTACAGTTTTCAATGTCTATGGCAAACATATATGCGTTGCCAGAATTTGAACCAATTGTAGATCAATTTCAGCTCGGCAATGTTATTAAGGTTGGATTGAGAAGCGATTATATTAAACAGTCTAGACTGTTGCAGGTTGATATTAATTTTGATGATTTTAGCGACTTTTCATGTGAATTCGGTGAGCTAACTAGTTTAAGAACTCAATCCGATATTCATGCAGACTTACTGTCGAAAGCTATAAGTGCAGGCAAGTCTGTAGCAACCAATGCAAGTTATTGGACAAAAGGTTCTGAACAGGCTAATAGTATTGATTTACGGCTTGAAGAAGGCTTATTAAATTCTATTGAGGCACTTAAAAATATTGATGGGACTCAGAATGCATATATAGACAAGTATGGGATGAACAGCCGTCCCCTTATGTAGTAATACATAATGAAAAAACGTACTTAACTGCTGGAAACTCCTTAGAGGTGTATTACCACAACGTAGTTGAAAACGACAAGCGTGATGGTTCAAAAAAATACACATTGGACAATCAGCAGCCAAGACTCTAAAATTTTCTAATTATTTTCCAAATTTTTAACAATACAAAATTAATGGTAGGAGGTGATAGAATGGAATATACATATCAAGAATTTATACAAAATATATTAAATACTCGTGGCAGGTTTGGCTGTGGAAAAGAATACCATGAACGTCATCATATAGTTCCACGGTGTATAGGTGGAACAAATGATAATAATAATTTGATTGACTTATATGCAAGAGAACATTTTGAGGCACATAGATTGTTGGCTTTAGAAAATCCAAATAATAATGGTTTAACATATGCATGGGCGATGATGTCATGGGTTAAAAGAGATGGACGAGACTATAAGTTAACATCGGAAGAATATGAAGAAGCTAGAATTGCATTTTCTCAAGCTATATCTGGTGAAAATAACCCTTGGTATGGGAAATCATCTCCAAGGTTGGGAGCGCATTTGTCAGAAGAGCAAAAACAGCATTTAAGAGAGATTAATACAGGCAAGCTTAGTCCCAAATATGGTAAGCCAGTTAGTGAAGAAACAAAATCAAAAATGAGCGCGGCTCGTCTTGGTAGAGTTGCTACAGATGAGGAGAGATTACATATGAGCATTGCTCATCTTGGTAATAATATGGGCGCTGATAGTAGTCGTGCAAAACAAGTTGCACAATATGGTCTCGATGGTGTTTTAATAAAAATTTGGGATTGTATGGTTGATATAGAGCGTAAATTAAACATTAATGTAACATCTATATCTAGAGTGTGCAAGAATGAAGCGGGTACAGCGGGTGGTTATCAATTTAGGTATGCTAATGGAGAAGTTCCCGATGTCATACCTCAGTATATAGAGCAAAGAGGAAAATATCAAATTAAAACCGTTGCAAGATGCGACGAGGATTGGAACGTCATTGATGTTTGGGAAGGATTTGTGGCGGCTCAAAATGGGACAGGTATAAATAGATCGCATATAAGTTCTTGTTGTAGTGGCAACAGGCAACACGCGGGTGGATATAGATGGAAAATATTAGATGAAAATTATGAGTAAGGTTCAACGGCCATTACATATAACGGTATTAGGAACAAGCGTTCCGAAATGGTACGCCCCTGTTTGCAGGGTGAAGATATGGTCTGCTCTCATATGAAAGTATGAGTGTTGTAGAACAGCACATAAGGATTAGCGAACCTTATGAAACATAAAGGACACTTAGAGGCAGTAAACCCAGATACTGGCGAAGTTGGTGACAAACGTGTTTGGCTAGTCAACAATCAAATAGTTTTCACAGATGATGGGTTTAAGACAAGTAAATCTGTACTTGGTGAATTTACTGTTGATGGAATTACATATTATGGTTTGTTGGCACAAGCCGTAATCGCGGGACTAGTGGAAGGTAGTTCTATTATAGGTGGAACAATAAAAATTGGCTTACAAGATGATGGCAGATATGCATTTGAGGTACATGAAGATGGATCTGTCACGATGAGTGGCGGCAGCTCAATTGAAGGCTACGCTAAAGAAGATTATGTAAAAAATGAAGTTGAAAAAATTCAAAACCAAGTTGATAACATTAATACATCAAAGATGTACAAAGTAGAAATTGTTTCAAATAATTCAACAATTATTTCAACTTCAGAAGACAAAGCAATATTGACTTGTAAAGTGTATTCTTGGGATTCTGACATTACAGACACACTTGATAAAAGTCTTTTTAATTGGAAACGAGTTTCTACCAGTACAGAATTGGATGATATATGGAATGCTATGCCAGAGCATAAAGGTACAAAATCAATAATTATTGATGCAGATGATGTATATTATAATTCAAGTTTTACTTGTGAAGTAGATTTGCCAGAATGAAAGGAGGAGTTACATGGCTATTAAAACATCGAATCAAATTACATTTACAGAACAAAAAAAGATTATAGAAATTAAAGAGTGGTATTTGGCAACAAGTAAAAGTGAAAATGTAACTAGAGATACACAAGGCTGGACTACAGAAATACAAACTATAAATATAGATAAAAAATATCTTTGGAATTATGAAGAGGTCATTTATAGCATTGGCTCCTCTGATCTTTCCGATCCAATTATTATAGGGTTTTACGGGAAGGGAGATGACGGTAGGAGCATTTCAAATATTAAAAATTATTATTTAGTTACTCAAACACCTGAACTTCCACAAAATTCAAAATGGTTAGAAAAAGTACCTATATTGTCTCCTACTGATAAATATTTATGGAATTATGAAGTTATTACATACACTGACAACACCACTACTGAAACGGAAGCAGCAATCATAGGAGCATATGGAGACAGCGGCACAGATGCGGTTGACTTTCAAATTTACTCTGTTGACGGGTTTGAATTCTCTGATGAATTAACATCAATTGAATTAAAAACAATTGCATTTCAGGCAGGAGAAAAGATAGACGAAAGTAAAGTTACTTATCAATGGAAGTGGTGGACCCGTATTTCTAATGAAAATGGTGAATATGAAGAAATACAAGATGCGACATCTTCAACATTGATAGTCGATGATAGCAGCGAATATGCTTATTCAAGTATTAAGTGCGAAATGACCTATGATGGATTAGTGTATGAGGATTATGTTTCATTTACGGATAAGACCATTTCTTACACGGCGGTTGCAAATTTTTTTAATGGTAGCAATATTATCGACGTTGAAAAAGATTATTTGATTATGTATATCGAATTGTACAAAAATAATATACAAGTAGAAGGAGAAGGAATACGTAGTCAAAATGTATACAAGTCAGATAAAAATAGTGTGCAAGATGGGGTTATCACTACAGATATTAGTGACAAATATTCTGAAGGAGACATGATATATTTTGTCTGTAAAAATACATATGATAATAATGTAATTGAATATGATACGGTACTCGGGAAGTATATTTCTAATCAATGGAAAGTCGTTCAAAGTGATTATATTTATAAAAATGATTTATTCATTAATACGGAATCTGCGGTTATTTTTATTCCTAAGGAAAAAATTTCTAGGGCGTTAAGTATAAATTGTAGGGTACTTAAAGGTAATGAAATTATAGCAAGAACAAATGCAATTGTGATGGATCTAAACGATCCTATTATTGGAGAGTCTTCACCTAATAATCCACAAAAGGGACAGCTTTGGTTAGATACTTCTGTATCTCCGAGTATATTAAAAATGTGGGATGGAAGCAAGTGGGTTGATTCAAAATATCAAGATGGGAATATTGTATATACGTCCAGACCGAATAACGGATATTCAAAAGGCGATTTATGGATACTTGCGGACGGAGAAACTTGTGGAGATTATAGCGCGGGTAACCTACTAAAGGCAAATACAACTTCTAGTACTTTTAATGCATCACATTGGGAAGACGCTATGAAAGAAAGTACTGCGGTATTGAATAATGTTAAGCAGTATTTTTTATTTAATGCGGATACTGGATTAAGAATTGGACAGGCTGATGAAAAATTTTATGTAAATATTAGTTCTACAAAAATGGGGTTTTGGGATGCGTCAAGTGGTACTGCGCAAGAAGTTGTTAGTATTAGCAACCAAGAAGCGACAATAAAAAATCTTTTAGTTAATGATGGCGCTAAATTTAATTGTGAAGTAAAATTTGGTGACTTTATGTGGAAGGTTGAGAATGATGGAAGTTTGTCTTTAGCTTTGGATATATGAAATGAGGTGATAAAATGGCGTCTGGAACAATTTATGGTAGTACTTCTAATAAATATATTACGGGTAGAATTGTATGGAGTAGTACAACAGATATTAACAATAATACATCAACAGTAAGTGCAACACTATCTTATTATAAAGACTCATCATATTCTAATAGAACTTATAGCTCAACTTTTGAAGGAAGTATTACAATTAATGGTTCAACAAAAACAATTCACAAATATGATCATGATAGAATTAAACTATATCGTGATGTTGGATGGGTGGTAATGGATTCATACAGTGTAACGGTTCCGCATAACACAAACGGTACAAAATCTATTGTTATATCTGCAACTGGGAAAATGGTTGAAACAACATTTACCTCTACTTCTTTGTCAGAAACTGTAGTACTCGATACAATTCCAAGAGCATCTATAATAAATTCATTATCATGTAACACATCATATTTTGATGGGACTTTGACATATAAATATACACCACAAAGTTCAAGTTATTATAATAGATGCAATATATCATTAAACATTAATAACGATTTTATAGCAATTAAATCTATCAAACTTGGTACAAAATCCGCATCACAGCAGACGGCGACCGTAACCTTATCAAGTAGTGAACTTTCTACGATATATGAAAAATTACCGAGTGGCACAAGTGGAACATTACGATTTACTTTCCGAACATATTCTGATTCTAGTTATAGTACACAAGTTGGAAATGCGTCATACAAAGAGGTTAAACTTACTATCCCAACCTCAATAAAGCCGTCGATTGGCACAATAACTCTAAGCCCAGTCAAAATTACTACAGCAGACGGAACCCCTAGAGATATTTTAGTAAAAGGGAAAAACAAACTTAACATATCAGTCTCCGGGTGTGCTGCAGGGACTGGAAGTTCTATTGCGTCCTATACATTCTCTGGGCAAAATATATCTTCAACCGTGTCGAGAACTTCAGCAAGCGCTTCCGCAACTAGCAACACAATATCTGCGTCTGGCACATTCACTTATACGGTAACGATTAAAGATAAAAGAGGTAGAACTGCATCAAAAACAGCTTCTATTACATGTTATGATTACAATTTTGATGAACTTAAATTTTCTTCATTTACTGCATATAGATGTAAGTCAGATGGTACAGCAGACAATAATGGAACATATATAAAATATAAGTTTAAAATTAATTACCCGTCTGTAAATAGCACGAATACGGGTACTGTAAAAATATATTACAGGGAAAACACAAACACTAGTTGGATTGCTGCTGCAAATGCACTTACAGATAGCACTAATAAATCTGCCGATGGATTTATTAGCAATAGCAGCGGAAATAAGATTAGCAACTTTGATGTGAAGTCAACGTACCTAGTTTATGCGGTTCTTGCAGACAATTTCAATCAAAGTGTAAAGTCAACTATTATTACTATATTTGGCGCATCCCGAATATTTAATATTAGAAAAGATGGCTCGGGGGTTGCATTTGGGAAAATGGCAGAAAGCGATAATCTTTTTGAAATTAAATGGCCACTGCAAGTCGATAATCAAATAACTTTTGGATCGGGAATACAAGGAAGGATGTATGCTTACGCTGATAACCAGGGTACGAATGTTGTATGCATTCAAACGGGGCAAAATATTAGTGGGGGAACTACAATGGGACTTGCGATGCACGCAGGAGCCCAAGCAACTGGCACAGATTCACCATCAGTATATATAGAAAATCCTTCAAACAATGGTAAAGTTAATTTAGGGTCAAGTGGCCGCAGATGGAATCAGCTTTTCGCAACAAATGGTACAATATCAACTTCTGACAGAAATGCAAAAACGAGCATTACTTACATGTCGGATACACAAGAACAGTTATTTAATAAATTGCGTCCAGTTACATTTAAGCTTAAAGATGGTTCAAGCGGACGTACACACTATGGATTTATTTCTCAGGATGTAGAAGACTCATTGGGCGAGCTTAAACTTACAGGAAAAGATTTTGCAGGCTTCTGCAAGGACTTGTGTGTAGATGAAAATGGAGAGGCTATGCTTGACGAGGAGGGCAATAAGATATATGATTACTCGTTAAGATATTCTGAGTTCGTTGCACTTAATACGCATATGATTCAAAAATTACAAAATGAAATTACCGAATTAAAGGCAGAAATTGCAGAATTAAAATCAACAACATAAAATTAATTTTAGGGATTGCACGTAAATGTGCAGTCCCTATTTTTTTTGTTTTCGTTCCTCTATATAGTCTTGTAATATCTTATTTACCAATGAATTTACTGTTCTTTGCTCTTTATTCGCAATCATTTCTAGTTGTATTTTTGTTTCTATTGGAACACGTAGTGTAAGTCCTATTGTTTCTTTCTTCACGAAATCACCTCCATTTTCTATTATATATAAATAATTTTTGAGTGCAAATGAAGCACTCCCCTTCTTAGACTTTGATAGGGGAGTGGTATTTTTAAATATGCGGTATAACTATTTTATCATCATGTTCCATGTTCAAAAATTGCAAAATGACATTTCTACTTTTATTATTATTTTTCTAGCAAATTGATAACATCCTTAATAGATATGTGCTTCTCACCTATAATGTCAAATAGTTTTTTCATCTCTGTATTTTGTTGTCTGGCAGTTTCTTCAAATAATATTGTGTATAAACTGTCCAATTCTTGTTTTAATTGAGTAAGCCTTTCTTCTGTACTAATAATTTTCTTTTGTGCGTCTTTTATCCTTTCGTAAGTAGTTTTGCTCCTTCTTGATCTTTCTGCCATATGTATACTCCTCCTTAAAATAATATTTTCTTTTTATAATAAATACTAGATATCCATTTTTGTATTTTAATAATAAGAGCAATATTAACATTGTTATTATGCACCCTTGGGGCGTCATCTATAATAATGTTATTTTCGGCATCATGAATTAATTTATTTAAGTCTACAACTCTATATCCATTGTGATACCCTTCATTCTCAACTAAATAACCCTTTTCTATAAAATTTTTAAATATTTTCTCATAGTTTGTGCGACTAATATGATGACCACAGAGTCTTACATAGTCTCCAGCTTTTGATATCATAACTTGTTCTGGATTTTTCTTTATATATTTAATAGTTGCATCTACCACAAGTGTTTTATTTGTTTTTTTACACATAATATAGTTTGTGCACAGCTCGTGTAAGTCTCCTTTTAAAAATATATCAACACCTCCATCTTCATGGACAACTATATGGTCTACAATTGTAGCTATTTGTTTTTTAGTTATATTTTTAGTGGATATAATATTATCAAAAATTTCTAACGCATTATTTAAATCTTTTCTAATCTCATTACCACTTAAGATTTCTTTTCTTTTGTCATCTACTTGTGTTGTAAGTATTTTTATTTCATTGTATTTCTCATTAACCATATTTGAATAAGTTTTATCTATTATATCACTCATAGATGGATTTGCTATCATATCTTTAATTTTTTGTTCCAATAATGCCTTTACTTCATTTTCTGCTTTTGCTAAATTTTTTTCTAAATCTTCTATTACGTCTCCTGTTTTTTTAGAGCAGTCACGTTTAATTATTTTGTCTAAATCTATAATTGCTTCAGACAAATTTTCTCTACAATGTTCTAAAAAATATACAAGTGTGTCTTTTAATTCATTTTCACTGACAATATGGCTTGTGCAATGTGTTTTCCCATATATATTATAGGTCTTACATATATATTTTGTGTTGCTACTATTTCTCGTACCACCGCCTGATGTCATTTTTACACCGCATGTAGAGCAGTACAATTTACCAGCGAATATATTTGGCCTTTTTCTATCTTTTTGTCCTCTGTAATTATCTCTAGAGCGTTCAATAATCATTTCTTGTACTAGTTTAAAAGTTTGCTTGTCTATAATTGGTTCATGCGCATTTTCAAATCTAATAAGATTTTCTTCAGGTTGAAAAATACGTTTTCCATTAATGGTCCTTCTTTTTGTTTTACCAAGGGTCAATGTCCCAATATAAAAATCATTGCGCAACATATTTAGAATAACATTTGGTGCCCATTTATAGCTTATCTTGCCTTTATATATTTGCCCTCTACGTTCCATTCTTTGTTTGGTTATCATTGTGCTATTTGGGACACCTCTTTCTGTAAAAAGTCTCGCTATGTACAATACTCCATAACCACTTAAATACAAATCAAATATTTCTTTGACATACATTGCACATGTTTCATCTATATGATATGATCCTTTATTAAATAAATCTAGTTCATAACCATATGGTACATTACTAACATACCTGCCTTCTTTTTGCATAATATCGATAGCTCTTCTTACATTTTTGCTGGTGTCTTTAACATATCTTTCATTAATCCATGTTGTAATCCCAACTGTTTCATGGGAAGATTCATTCCATGTGTCGTAATTATCATCTATTGCTATAACACGCTTCCCTGATTCTTCTATATTCTCTAAAAATAATTGGACCATTGAATTACGTCTGCCAAGACGAGAAAGATTTTTTACGATTATTATATCAACCTCGTCATTATTTAAAGCAATTTTAAGTCTATCAAAATCTGGTCTATCCATTGTATATCCGCTAACACCATCGTCAATATAAAATTTATCTATATGTATTCCATGTTGTTTAGCGAATTCAATTATAATTCTTTTTTGATTAAATATTGATGAACTTTCATCATCTCCATCGTCTCTAGATAATCTGGCATAGCCCACGTTTATCCCCAAATATATCACCTCTTTTATCATTGTTATATTTCATTAATATCATTGTAATACAAAAACAGGCTATTTTGCAAGCCTGCTTATTAAAAAATTTTGAATGTTCTCTTGCGGATTTTCTTGCCCTGAGATTATTATATGAACTTTATATTTATCTTTATATTTGTTTCGCATGTCTAGAATGTCCTGTTTTGTACTGTTTTTAGGCATGGATATTATAATTACTGATTTTTCCATGCGTCCTCCTATATGAAAATAGCGGCGATCACTAAATCGTCGCTATTGATTTGTTTTAGTTAAAATGTTGTTCTGTCATTTACAGCCATTGTAATTGTATTTTTAGTTACATAGTCGTTTGTGTTGCTATTTGTACAAGTAATATATGGTGGCCAATTTTGAGAAGTATCATATGTCCACCATGACGGTGGAGTATTAGTAGTAATATTTGTATCCTCTTCGTGCGTCTCGGTAACAGTCTTGCTGACAAGCTTACCTTCCTTGTCATATTCATATACAGTTTCAACGATGTCGCGTTTAATCATATGTTTGTCCTCCTTATGCTTTACCTGTGCTGCCAAATCCTCCGCGATCTGTGTCATCAAGTTCATCGACTTCAGTAAATTCTACGACGGGCTGCTTCTTTTCAATCCTGAACTGGCAAATTCTATCACCTTCATGAATTACGGTATCTCGCATTGCCAATGCAGGGAATCTCCAAATGTCATTAGTCCCTGAATAAGAATTATCGATGACGCCATAGGAGTTAGTTTGTAGTACTCCAAAGTTATTAAAGGTAGAACTGCGAGGGACAATATGTGCCTCATATCCATCTGGCAGCTTCATTGATACCCCAAGGGAGATTAACCTATAATCTCCCATTTTCATCTCAACAGTTTCTGCAGCGCGAAGGTCATACCAATCGGATTTGCCCTCAATATTCACAATCTTATCAATGTTGGGGTTGTGGTAAATGATCTTGATCTGTTCCAATGTACTTACCTCCAAAATTACATTAAATATTATTTGTTGCGGAAATATCTTCAATAGATAATTCTTCAACCTCTACATTTTGAGTTGGAACTACTAGGGCTTGTGCGACAGGGTTTGAATATGGATAAATCATTGTCATGTCACTTGTATTAACGCAAATTTCACCTGTAGCACACTCCGTAACCTGACCTGGATATAGCGCCTCGTATGTTTCTGCGTCGCTGAGTTTAGAAATAACAAACTTGTTTTTTGATGTGTTTGTTAGCGTAATACGCCAACCGCTTCGGTTGTCAAAATCATTAATAGCTGTGCAATTTAATGAAACACCATATTGTGCCAACAGACTACATTCTTTCAGAATAAAACCATATGTGGGAGCTTGCGAACTTACAACGCCAGCATTAAATACAAATGTTTCATGAGGTTCAAGTACACGATAATCTTCGTCGAAATAAATATAAACATCAAACCCCATATTGTCGTTACGCCTAGTTGGAATCCTTGCCTTTGGATAAATTTTTGCAAACTTTACATTAATATTCATATCACTTACCTCCAAAGTTACATTAAGAAATTAATAAGTTCTTTGAGACTTGGATAATTGTCGATATTAGATTCGTTGTGTACGTCATTATTGTCATAAACATAACAACCATAATCTTTGATATACGCATTTCTGAGCTGCATAGCCTTGTCAAGAGCGTCGTCAACTTCCTTCTTACGAGCGGCTTTTTCTGCTAGCTTCTTTACTTCTGCGGCCTTTTTAGCTTCTTCCTGCTGCTTCTTATAACAGTTCAGCTCACAGTTTGCTCTATCCTGTACATTGAAATATTCTTTGTCGCAAATACCACACTTAAATACCTGTTTAGCATACATCTTGTTCTCGTTCATAGTTTTTCGTCCTCCATTAATTTTGTATTATTATAGTTTGTATAAAACAATTTGGTTTTGTTCTATTGTTTTTTTTACATCAATCAACCTCTGATTTTTGCTACCACAAAATGCAAGTGTAATATCTCTTTGTTCTTCAATATATGGTCCATCAACTACTACGTCACATAAATTTAAAACACAGTTTATAAGATTGTGGTGTATGTTTTGCTCAGAAAGTCCCTTGATAAATGTGGTAAAATTATCAATATTTAATTCATAACCAGTATATAACCAAATATCTTTTTCTGGGAAGTTTGTTTTAATTTCTTCAATTAAGTTATATACGTTTAGTATATTTTTATACTCTAAGGGATGTCCTCCGCTAAAAGTAATACCTTGTATATATGGTTTATTAAGTTTTTCAAATAAATATTTTTTTGCATCATCATCGAACGGTTTCCCTGCATCAAAGTTCCATGTCTCCGTATTAAAACATCCTTGACATTTACGTGTACATCCTGCACACCAGAGAACTACCCTAAACCCAATACCGTTACTAATTGAGGCTTTGTCAATTTGCATATAATTCATTAACATTACCTCCATGTAGACTTACTATGCTTTGCTCTTAACTCAACTTCTTGCTGTTTACCTTTATTGAATGCGGTGGTATAGTTGCCAGTTAAATCACATTTTTGTGGACTATTTCTTGCTCCGTAGAGCTATCGTGTTTAGTCTCTGCATTTAGATAAATAACATCATAATCATATATACGTGAACGTTTGTTTTTTAATTTATGTCTTATATGCTCGAATGGCACATTGTATTTCTCGGCTAAAAATCTACTGCAAGATGCATATGAATCAAAATTATATTCTTGTTCATTATTCGTTATTTGTACTGGTTTTGATCTTTCTTTCCTTGCATTTTCTAAATTAATAGATCCTTGAGCCGATATATTTGTATGATCCCTATTTTTCATTTGATCGCTTTTAGTAACATAACGTAAATTACGATAATCGTTGTTATGTGGGTTTCTATTCTTATGGTCAACCTCCATCCCTTCTGGACAGTCCCCCAACCAACACTCGGCAACAACTCTATGAATCATAACTCTTTTTATTTGGGGATTTTTTCTTCCGCCAAAATGCACAAAAGTCACATAATAGCCATTTTCAGAGTGATGAAAATCTAATTTAATTTTTAATTGTTTTTTTGATTTGACGTTTCTAAAAATTGTACCATTTTCGTTCACTTCGTATAAAAATTTTAAAGATTTTATTTTTCTAAACTCAAGATTTGAATTTGTATTATTCATCCCTTGATACCTCCTTAGTTATTATTTTACTTATGAACCTTAATAGGTGTCTGGCTAAGGAAACATGATATTATAGTTTATATCATTTTACGATAATTGAGGGGCATTTCCTTGGGCAACATTAGATAACCCCGTTACTCTTCTAAGTCTTTGAATATTGCTACTACCACACATCGGGCATGTTTCATTGAGTTCGTCGCAATACCCACAATCCATACATGTGTCATTTGGAACATTAATTGCAAAGTATGGGATGTCGTGGTCCATTGCATAGCTAACTAGTGTTTCCAATGCTTTAATATTATGTTTTGCGGAGCCTTCTAATTCGACATATGTAATACACCCCGCACTTGAATATCCAGTAAGTTGAGATTCAATATCAATTTTTTCAAACGGATCAATGTCTTTCCACACTGGAACATGCATACTGTTTGTAAAGAAGTCTTTATCAGAAATATTTGGAATTTTACCATACTTTGCTTTGAATTTTTTCATTGCTGTATAGCAAAGATTTTCTGCGGGAGTATAGTAAACACCAAAATTGAGACTATATTCTTTTTTAAATTTTGCACATTTATCTTTAAATAGTTGTTCAATACGCTTCGCTAATTCCATACCTTCTTCTGCGGTATGATCGCAACCAATAAGGATTTGAAGTGTTTCTGCAAGGCCAAGCTGCCCGATAGCAAGGGTACCATGCTTTAGTGCAGAGCGAATACCTTCTTCTGGAATATAGCCTGCCATTACGTTGTTCTCGTACATAAACTTAGCTGCATCAGAAGATTGGCTACAAATCCATTCAAATCGTTCAAGCAGCATATCTTTTGCTTCGTAAAGTTTTCTATTTAATAAGGCCATGAAGCAAGCGATATTATCTTCTTTTGAACCAGAATTATCCCAAGTATTATTTTTTGCTTCCATTGCAAGTGTAGGAAGAATAATTGTAACGGGGCAAATGTTACCTCTGCCATCTTTAAGCTGCCCAAGTCCATTAATGTCATATAAATTTGCTGTTCTGCAACCCATCGTACTAAAGTAAGTTTTTGGGTCGTTTTTATCATATCCGGCATTGTTAGACCAATCTACATTTGCATAATTTGGGTACAATCTTAGAGCAGTAGACTTTAATGCAAGTTGAAACAAATCGTAATTGGGGTCTCCTGGTACACGATTTACACCTTTCATACATTGAAAAATTCCACAAGGGAAAATTGAAGTTTTGTGCAATCTACCAGTACCTTCAATGGATGCATTGAGTAGTGCTTCTGTAATCATACGACCTTCCGGTAGGGTGCATGTACCATAGTTGATGGAGCTGAATGGAAGTTGGTTTCCTGACCTACTTTGTAGGGTATTAAGGTTATGGTACATTCCTTCAACTGCCTGCTTTGCTTCACGCTTTGTCATATCCATCGCATATTGGTACGCCTTTGCATTTCGATAATCGTTTGCTTCGGGGTCGTTAAATGACAATTCATTTGGTACTCTATTTGGATCATAATCTTGCTGTACATACTTCACGCCATCTTTGAAATGTTTTGCGAAGCTCTTCCTTACATAAGGAACCATTGTCCAATCTAGATGAGTGGCAGCGACACCACCGAATTGCTGTAATGATTGAATTTGAAAAATTACAGCCACAAGCTGAAACGCCGTGTTAATAGACTGCGCAGGTCTTACATCCGTCTGTCTTGTATTGAATCCATTTGCAAGTAAATCATCAAAAGGAATACTGAGGCAATTATGCATTCCTACAGCATAAGAGTTAAGATCATGAATATAAATTTCATTATTAAGATGATTATTTTTTGCCATATCAGACATACAATAATCTAGTGCGTATTGCTTCATAACAATGTCATTAGCTTCGCCCATTCTTCCACCAAACGAATGCTCATCCACATTAGCGTTCTGATTCTGCACATTTGATGCAGTAAGTTTTTCTGAAATAGCTTTAATCAAATTTTGATACTGTGACCTCGCCATGCTATGTAAATATCTGTATTCAATATATTTAGTTGCGACATCTTTGCGGGCACTTCCCATAAGTTTACCCACCACAATATCTTGAATTTCCTCAACGTTCATATCTTTATTTAAAGATTCAACATAGTTTGCAATCTCTCTAGCTTTTTCCTTAGCATATGGAGTTTCTTCACCATCAACCTCAAGAAATGCTTTCAAAATTGCGAGCTTAACCTTACTTTTATCGAATGGTACCTGTCGCCCATCGCGTTTTGTAACGTTCAATACTTATCACTCCGTTTCTTCATTTTTACCTATATAATATAGAACCTGCTTTAGCACATTCTCTATATTTTCATTAGCATCAATTTTATGTAGCTCCACATCTTGGTGCTCAATATTTTTATAATGCCATACGAGCTTATCCAATTCTCTAAACCAATCATTTGTGGTATCGTCAGTAAGTAGTCTACCAATAATTTCGTGGTCACATGCGCCACGTTCAATCATTCTCATAATACGAGTTGAAACCGCAGCATCAAAATAAACGATACAGATTGGTCGAGAACCATTGAGATTTTTTAGTAGGTTTTCAACGCCGGGTACATCTATTACATAAGTACTACATTGCTCAAGCTGCTCGTATGTAACACCATATTTATTGCCATTATAAAAAGTATAAGCAGCAAGTTCTCCAAGGTTTAGGAAGTCCTCTTCCGAGACAAAAACATGACCGCTTTCTGCAAAATGCCTTGGCTTTCTGGTGGTGTACGACTCCACCTGCTTGTATCCGTGCACTTTTTCAAGGATAGTCGCGATTGTAGACTTACCTGAAGCTGACTTCCCTACTAATAGAAAAAGTTTATTATTCATTGTCGTTGTCATGTTTCAAACAAATCTCCTTAAACATTGGCAGCGTCTCAATCCATTTACAGAACATAACCCATTCAATAAGCCTGTGATTCTTACGCTGCTGATAAATAGTTTTAAGCTGTCTGTAGTTTGTCGTCATTCTTGCAGTAAGCTTAAATCCACATGGATTCGAATAAAGAATCTCAAGATACTTAATCTTCTTCATTCTACCAGCAATAGAACCAGGTTCTGCGTCCTTGAATTTTTCACAATACTCATTGTAGCCCGCTACCTTTTCTTTCATAATCTCAATAATTCTTGGATCGACATATTCGATATATGCTTTATCTAGGTCGAATTGAGTAATGCGGTGCATAGTTGACTGAGAACTTACAAAGTCAAAGAAGTGGTATCTTTCTGCTTCCGTCCAAGCCTTAACCGTATAAGTTAAATCAAATTGTACAATAATGCCATTCAAGAAATTGTCATGCCCAGTTCCAGTTGGAACACTACCAAGACTCTTAACCATCTTTGTGACTTCATCCGTACATTTTGACACATCAGTAGACATTGGATATTTGGAAGCTTTAATACTATCTTCTAGTCCATACACATGCACATTAGATACCATATCATACTGATTTCCTAGGTCGTCCTCTACGCTTAACGACGGGTTGTCCATCTCCTGTGTTGGGCTCATTTTTATCTACCTCCCCTATTGTATTATTTACTTCGTCCATTAATTTTGTACTGTCATATACAATCTCAATTTTAGAAATAATATTTTTAATTTTTTCGTCTTGCTTCTTGATTACCTCGATTGCTTCATCAAGTGAGCCATCAAAATTTGAAAGCTCTTTATTGCGCATAGTCTGCCACCACCCAACTAGTGCCTTATCCAGTGAGGTGTAATACTTAGCATCAGTCATAATGGTGGTTTCTTTGGTCTCACCAGTTTTCTTATTGTCAATTGTTTGCGACCTTGGGATTCCTACAGTGTAACAACGGCTGTCAACACTGACTGCATAACCATCGATGAGATGAATCATTTTAGTGTCTCCTTGCGTCATTCATTTTGTACTGTCTTTGGAGTGTCCTTTTCACCTTCATCGTGCTTTAGTGCTTTGCCGCAGAATTCTTCTAGCTTCTTAAAGATGCGTTCGTACTCACGATGAGAACAGTTGGGCTTGTGCCATGGCGCAATCATCTGTAAAACAGTCTGACATGCAACGCGGTAACCAAGGATCATAGACTGGCCGCGTTCCTTTGTTAGAAAGTCACCAATAGCCTTCTTGATTTCTTCCTGACTCATTTCTGATGGGTCAATTCCAGCTACGGCCTCATCAATTTCATTGTTTAGATTCTTATTTTCTTCCATGTAGATTCTCCTTCCATAATTTGGAATACATATAGTATAGCACATTCATTTTGTATTGTCAAGGCCCTGAATGTATTTTCAGAGCCTGACAATTGTTAAAACTTTATGCCATACTTTTTCTTCGCGACGTCCGTGAGCCACTGATTGTATGATTTCATTTTGTCTACAATCATTTTATCTTCGCCTTCTTTTTTGCCAAGAATAGCTACTTGCTGTCCTTTTACAATTAAGTCTTGAAACTTCTGTAATGCGTCTGGCCAGATCGTAACCTCAATCAACCCATCTCCAGAATAAATATTAGCGAATGCAAATTGACTTCCTGTTTTAGTTTTTTTCTTTTGAATCTTTGAAATAATACCCACGATGACGCATTTGTCACCATCTTCATATGAAGTAAAATCATCAAGTATCTCATAAGCTTTAGCAAATGGGTTCTCGTCTGATACAAAGATTTGCAGAGTTTCGAACTCCCAAAACGCCTCATCTTTTAGATATTTTTCATTGCATTCATCAATGTATTTTTGATATTTTTCATTTTGTTCCTCTTCGAACTTAACTTTCTTCTTGCAATTGTAGATTTCAAGTACTCGTTCTTTATCAACTTTACGGCCAATCATATACTGGCTGGTGTCAATATTCCATTCCATAAGCAACTTCATTTTTGTCGGCAATGATGCAACTGGTTTATATTCACTTCGCTGATACATGGAATTAAGATATTTAATTAGAAACTTCTTTTTATTTTTTGTTGGAATCGCACCAGACTTCACAAGAGAGATAATTTGTGCTTTTGTCGGTTGTACTCGTTCTACAAAATTATTAAAGTTTGTAAATCTACCATTAGTGTCGCGTTCATTGATAATGGTTTCTGTAAGAGTCGAACCAATTCCAGTAAGTGCTGATAGCCCAAACAGAATCTTTCCATTAACAACAGAAAAGTTCATGCCTGAATTATTAATGTTTGGCGGCAAAATTTCTACACCGAATTGTCTTGCATCAAGAACAATTTTATTTACTTTACCTGCTTTATCTTTATTAAGATTAAGCATTGCTTTAAAAAATGCTACTGGGTGATGCGCCTTAAGATACGCGGTTTGCATACAAATTACAGCGTAAGCCGCAGCATGCGACTTGTTAAACCCATATCCGCCCTTTGTGGACAATTCTTCACATATTTTGTCGGCTATGTCTTTCGAATAACCATTGTTTAAAATTTCTTGATGTAGCAGTTCAACTTCCACTTTAACTTTTTCAGGTTGTTTCTTTGCAAGACATTTACGCATCCTGTCGGCACCAGCGTCACTTCTGCCGCCAAATATTTTTGTAAGTCTCATACTCTGCTCTTGATAAATATTTTGTCCGTATGTCTTATCAAAAATTTGAGCCATGTCTGAATGAATATAATGGATACTACTTGGATTATTTTTACCCTCAATGTATCCATCTATTGCTGGCATAGCGTCGGGACGATACAAAGCAACAAGAGCGGTTAAATTCTCCAAAGAACGTGGTTGCAATCTTGTAATCAAATCTTTCATCCCAGCACTTTCTATCTGGAACAAAGAGTCTGTTTTACCACTACAAATTAAATCAAAAATCGCCTCGTCATGTTCAAATGCTGGATTATTAATATCAATTTCCCATGGATCAATATTATCTTCTTGCATAGCTTCATTGATTGCAATTAGTGAGGCGACTCCTAAGCAATCATATTTGACTAAGGAAATTTTCTCATCCATTACCTTATCAACAGAGATAACATGTTCTCCATTTTGGCCACGCCTTATTCCAATATAATGGTCATACGAGTTCCTACATACGATAACTCCTCCTGCATGGATTCCATAACCACGAGGGCGATTTGTTATATGCCCTGCGATATTTAATAGTTCTTTATATTTCTGGTTATCTGCTATCTCTTTATTATTTACCAGACATTCTTCCCAACTATCTTGGATAAACCCCTTGCTAATTCGCTCCATTTCTTTATAGGGGAATCCAAGTAATTTGCCAATATCTCTAATGCTTGTGATTGGAGAAGTATAGACAATATTCATAACCTGAACAACTCTATCTTCGCCATATTTATTAGTTAGGTAATCAATAACTTTCGCACGATCACTTACATCAACATCAACATCAGGAAGATCTTTTCTTTCGATGGTAAGAAAACGACCAAAATCAAGATCATACTTAATCGAGTCAAGATTGGTAATGCCGAGCAAGAAGCAAACTTCTGAACCACAAGCTGAACCCCTACCTGGTCCAACAATAACGTTATTATTACGACACCAATTAATATAGTCTACAAGGATTAAAAAGTAATCACAAAAATCCTTCTTTTCGATAACGTAAAGTTCTTCTTCAATTCTTTTTTTATAGACATCTTGCTTTTCCTGTGGCCATTTGTCCATACCTCTACGAGCATACCCCTTACAAGTTAAATCTCGTAGATATTCGGCAGAATTTGAATATTTATCTGGAATATCAATTTTAGGAAGTTCTGGCTCATGCCAAGGCATGTCCACATCTTCGCACAAATCTGCAACCAAATCTGTATTTTTAATACATTCACGAACTGCATCATATCCAATCTGCTTATCAAGTACTTCGTGAATTTCTTCATCGGACATAAAATAGCATCCACTGTATATTTCAGATGCGGTTTCTTTGTCCTGAGCAATACGAAGAAAATAATCTTGATAATATAGGTCTTCCTTCGTTGCTGCATGAACATCGTTGGTCACTACTACTGGCGTTTTTGTATCTGTAGCTAGGCGCATAATTTTTTGATTATACGCCTGCTGTTCTTCGTTATCATGTGCTTGAATTTCTAAAAAATAATATGGGAACAAAGACCTATATTCTTTTACCATCTCTACACATGTATTATAATCCTCTGTGCGAGATAGCCTACTAGCAAGACACGCCGAAAGAACAATAAGATTTTCTGCGCCCTCTTTTGCAATATCATAGCGAGTTACACGAGGCTTGTAATAGAACCCATGCAGATGTCCAAGCGTAGAAATTCGATTAATTGCACGTCGCCCCTCTTCATTACGTGCAATAATAATCATGTGGTAGTATTTATTGTTTGGATCTTTAATTTCCCTATCTTCACACTCGTATGCTTCGATACCGAATAGTTGTTTTACAGTTGGGTATTTGTCTTTAAGCTCTGCGTAGTATGGATGTGATGTAAGTTCGCCGTGCTCCGTAATTGCCAGAGCTCTCAGGCCAAGTTCAGATGCACGTTTCAGATTTTCTTCTGGTGAACTGTAACCATCTAGGATGCTAAAATACGAGTGTGTGTGTAGACTACTTGACATCATCACCACCTCCATTCATTTCGTATTGTCATTTCACAACCACAAGCATTTTACTTGCTCTTGTAACTGCAGTATATAACCATTTACGATGATACTCTCTATCTCCAAGCCACTCATCATATATAACTACTCTTTCAAATTCTGAGCCTTGACTCTTATGAACAGTAATAGCATAAGCGTAGTCGAATTCATAAGCACGAAGTGGCTTTGGATACTTCTTCCAGTTATTTGCATTGACCGTTGGTTCCTTATCTGTAAAAATTTTATAATCCATATGAAGCTGTTCGTATTCTCCATCATTATCTGATATAAAATTTGCAATCATTTTAGGATTATATAATGAGTCATCAACTAGTGAAATGCGGTCAACTATACCAATCATACCATTAACCAATGGGTCTCCATTTGTCCCAACTTTATTCCATTGATTTTTAAGACAAATTACCTTATCGCCATTTTTTGGTGCCAAACCATATTCTTCACCCCATTTAATTTTTCGTAATTGCTCATTTAAACAATGCCGAGTTGCATTCTTGCCGCAAATAACCTGACTTGCACCAATTAGTAATTTGTCAGAAACTTTATCTATAGGAAAGACTCTACATTCCTTTGGGCCTCCATATTCAATCCATTTACCATTCCTAATATCCATACTAAGACGAATAATAGGGGATTCAGATGCTTGTCTAACAACTTCATCGAGCATAGCATGTGGTGAATTTAGAATTTCACTATTACCATCAATGGGAGGTAGCTGTCCACAGTCTCCTAATGCAAGAACATAAGTATTATGTTTTAATAGTTGTTCCCACATATCCTTTGGCAACATACTACATTCATCTAATACAATTATCTTGTAGTTATTTTCAAGATGTGTCTTCGGCGTAAATTCAAAGGTTCCGTCAGGTTTTTCTTTGGCGTTATATAAAAGTTTATGTGCAGTCATTGCATTAAAACACCCTTTGTTTTTAAGCACCAATGCTGCTTTACCAGTATATGCTATATAAACAACCTGACTTTCATGGATGTTTAATGCACTAATAATATGTTGAACAAGCGTTGTTTTGCCAGTTCCAGCGAACCCTGCTATTACGGTATATGGTTCATTATTTCTATATCGCTCAACGGCAATTTTAAGGCCATTCTCCTGACCTGCTGTAAGTATCAACTATACTCACCTCAATTTATTTTTATTCTCTTCTCTTTTCTTCTTTCTTTCAATCGCTTTTTCGAAACAAGTAATATCACAATAGTATGTCCTATGCTTTCCAGACTTTTTTACATAACCCATTTCTGATTCGTCACGTTTCACCTTGCAATAGGCACAAGTCTTTTTACTCATTCTAGTCACTCCATTCATTTTGTATTATTATTTTCTCAGTTTGCCACCCTTCATTGTTACCTTCGTTTTCTTAAAGTCTTTAAGCATTTCCTCAAATGGCTTATTTGCAGTAGAATGTTTTTCGGTAATAGTAAGGTCATCTCTCTGCCTTGGCGTATAAGTTCTTGCTTCTTGCGTGGCACGAAGTTTTACCGAACTCCCCTGAATAGACTGAATCTTGTTCTTAAATGCTTGCCCCTGCTGGCTCTGGAAATAATCATAAATATCTTTAAGCAATTCGTTTTCTTCTTTGGCGGTTCTTCTACGAATACGAGTTTCGCGAATAGCCTTATATACGAGGTAACCCTTATACATGTCCTTAGGTTCCGACAATTCTGCTTCATGATTCAAGTCATTCAATTCGGCTTCACACTGCTTAATAATGTCGAGATTCAGCTCATAGTTGCTAATTACACTCTTAAAGATTTCGACAATAGTACTACTGTAATTATTCACAATATTATTTGCCATATTTATACCCTTTCGTTACTTGCTTACACTAAGAATCGCTGCCACCGCAAATCCAAACAGAAAGCCAATCATTAAACTTACAAGTGCCGTAATAATATGTCCCATATGCTCACTCCATTCATTTTGTACTGCCAATATTATACTCGTGCGCTACTATTTTGTCAAGACCAAATGGGCGTACAGGAGACCTATACACCCATTTTTTACATTCGTCACTCGTCTAGTGAATCCTCCAAGTCATAAAGCGACATTGTATCATTATTATAAATTGCTTCAGTAATATATTCAAAAAAATCCTCATCGTCACAGTGCTCTAGCAAATGTAGAAGCGACACGGCCATATCGATAATGTCATGCTTAAGTCCCATAGTTCATACTCCTCTCCATTCAAAACAATTAAGGTTATCTTCTTCAAGGCTACCGCCTCTGCACATACCTGCCACCGCATCTTTGTAATCATTACAAATTGAGCATAGACCATCGGGATGTTCAAATGCAAGTTTTAGGTCTTTCATAAGTGAACTCAGTTCAATTTTAGCCAGTCGAAGTTCTTCGGTTAATTGATTAATTCTTTGCTGCTTACTTTCATTCTCATACATCAGGTCAGCATTTGCCGATAATGCCTCATTAAGTTGATCAGCCAAACCATTAACGACATAATCTTTGCACTGAATAACTGCAGTAGGACGATTCTCAATGAACTTTCTGAACGATTCTATAGATATACGCTTGTCGTCCTCTGTTCTAATAATCATATGCTCTACTCTCTTGTCAAATTGTTCTAGCATATCTTCACGGCTAATTAGGTCTCCCATCGTGCATCCCCCCTCAAACTTCGCACATAGCCTTATCGTCTTTGCTATACAACGTTCTTTAAGCATCTTCTGTACTTCTTCGCTAGTCACCATTACTTTCGGAGTTTTTGCATAACATCGTGGACAATAAAAATATGATTCCGCTCCACATGGAGTAAGCCAGTGCTCGGCGTATAGCATTTTTGTTCCACATCATATGCAATTAATATCATGATGACTAATATGTAGTTCAGCCATTACATTCCATCCTTCGGCAGCCGCTCCTTGACGCTGATCCAGCGGGGTTGCTGCTCTTCCAATTGCTGGATGTAGGCGAGGGCATCTCTGTTGAGCGTATCCTCGCACCCATCACCATATTTGTCGTATGGGCAATGTGGCTTATTTCCCGTGCATTTTCCTCTACAAATTTTCAGCCCATTCTTAATCTCTTCCGGTGTATTCATAGTTTTCCTCCCAATCTGGTATTATTGTTATATTGGTCTCGACGAGTAGCCAGTCGATATACTTAAACAGCGATAACCTTTACAATATCAATCCGCTTTAGGGATATTTGCAGAATTTGCCTTATTTCATCGATAAAGGCATCTATGCCAATATCCCTTTTGTTTGTCACAAAACAATGATATGTATAGTTCTCCACGGCTTCGATCTCTTGTGCAGTTAAATCATTCGCTATCAAGAATATGTCTCCACGTATGGAAAGTTCAATTACGTCCATAAAATCCCCAACTCAGTCTTTTTAATCTCTTTCGGCGTTTTCATTTTGCACGCTCTTTGTCGTTGTTCCATTTTTTCACGGCTCCGCGCTTGGTAAACGCAGTTTTGCCGCAATAGCCGCACATAAAGCAATTGATTTCATACCGCTTCACCGCAAAATGTATGCGACACAGTTTCACTCGTTTGAAGGCTCCGCAGGACGGGCACGGCCTCACAGATAGCATTTTCATTTTGCCGCCTCCCACAAATCACCACGCCTATTAGGTTCGCTAGTAATCATCGTCCATCCACGGCATTGTGCGCACGGCTCTTCGAATACAGACCTTTTCGCGTATTTACATCCAACACAACCGTTATGCACATCCTCTGATTGGTAATCAATCGGCTTAATCCCCAGCTTCTCCGCGACCTCGGCGGGCATCGGGCAGGACTGGCACTCTGCGCACGATGCGAAGCCACAATCCCGAACGTTGTATTTAAGGCCGTACCAGTCTGGACATGGTGCATATTTCGCATCCGGGAAGAGCTGCCTCCAGCCCTCCTCCCACGACGGATACACCGGCTCAGGATGCTCTGCCGCCAAGTCCATGATAATGCGCTCCAGATCGTTGTAGTCCTCGCCGTCATGATTGGGTAATATGCGGCATTCTTTTCCGTTGTCCAGCGGGCAATTTCTGTAGTTGCACATGCCGCCATGGGCAGCACACAACCGCCGCGCCTGCCGCATGACTTCCATAAATTCAGCCATTGTTGATCCTCCTTCTTAGCCAAACAATACTTTCACAATTAAATAACCCAACAGGAACCATAACACAGGCGAGACATTTGCAAGTCCTTCGAGTATATCATCCCACATCATGTTTATCCTCCCATAGCTCAAATTCTCCGCAGCCGCACTCAGCCTCTTCGTTGATTTTGCAGCATCCGCCACCAAGATAATTCTTACAAGTACAACAAGATTTTTCTCCCATTTGGTTGTCACCTCGTCGCCATTCATTTTGTACTCTTATAATAGCACTACATGGAAGAAATTTCAATTGACCGAATACACAAAGTTTAGTTGCTCAGTTCGTTAATCATGTTCAAAAATTCTTCCTCTGTAATAATTGGAACTCCTAGCTCAACAGCTTTCTTATACTTTGAAGAACCGCTTGCTTCATTGGTAATAAGATAATCCGTATTTTTAGAAACAGAGCCAACAGCTTTTGCACCAAGGGAAGCAATCTTTTCATTAATGGAGTCCCTAGTGAAACGGACGAGCTTACCAGTGACGCATAGAGATTTACCGTTGAATGGATTGTTGGCTACAGTTTTCTTTTCTGGCACAATAAAAATCATTTCATTTGCAAGTGAACAAATACCAGCAAAATACTCATCAAAATAATCCTGTAGGTTGTTTGCCATCACTTCTCCAAAGTCAGGCATTTGAGTAAAATCATATTTACAGAAAGTTGCGTCTAGCAAGTAATCGAATTTGTTTTCAAAATGCTCTGCAATAGTCTTTGAGGCGCTTGAGCCAATACCATCAATACCAAGCGCAGCAATAAAGTTTTCAAGCTTTACGTTTCTTGATTTCTCAATAGCTAGCAATAGTTTTTCAACTGATTTAGCGCCAAATCCGTCTAGCTTAATAAGTTGATCGCGGTGGTTTACAAGGTGGTAAATGCTCTGAAAATTATTGATATAGTTAAGAGAAATTAGCTTTTCCAAAGTTGCTTCGCTGAGTCCGTCAATTGCCATTCCTTTCTTCGAAACAAAATGGACAAACCGTGCAAGCTTTCTGGAGGGACAATTTTCATTCTGACAATATAGAACGTTGGCTGTTCCAGTGTTTTTAATAATAAGCGGATTACCGCAAGATGGACATACATCAATGAGTTTATACGTATTAGAACAAGTGTTGTTCTGTAGTACGCCGGGGATAATTTCATTCATTTTTGCAACTACAATTTCATCGCCTTCACCAAGTTCAAGACTATTAAAATAATCAACATTGTGAAGTGTGGCTCTCGTAATTGTTGTGTTTCCAATCTCTACTGGATCGAATGTAGCGGTCAAAGAAACGATACCTGTACGACAGGTATTATACTCTACTCCACGAAAAGTAGTTGTATGCTCTTCAACCTCAGGCTTTAGCGCAAATAGCCTTCTGTCGTGATGCCCGGTAGAACCAAGGCTTTCACCGTATTCAAGATCATCATACTCAAAACACCAACCGTCTGTTGGGTTTTCATAAGCTTCTCTGTTAAGATAGGCCAATGATTTTTCAAGCGTACCATATGTTGGAATCTGCACATGAGGAACCACATCGAACCCATTATTATAAAGAAATCTCAAAGATTCAAATTTAGTTTTTACTCCGATATCTCTCCAATTTACGAGAGTAAAAGCATAGAAATAAATATTGCGTTTTGCAGCTTCATTCGCGTCAAGCTGTCTTAGTCCACCAGATGCTACGTTGCGAGGATGACCAAGCGTGCCGTCCTTATTCATTTCATTGTAATACTTCCATGGAATCAGCGCTTCTCCGCGAATCTCTAGATAGCCCTTGTATGGAATTGTCATTGGAAGGTTTTTTATCATTTTAACGGTGTGCGTAATGTCCTCCCCATCCGTACCTGATCCGCGAGATAGACCCTGAATAAACTGTCCGTTATTGTACTTACAGACTACAGTGCTTCCATCTAACTTATAAGAAGCAACCACAAAATGATCGCCGATAAACTTCTTTACATCTTCAATATTTGTAGACTTGTCTGCAGAAAGCATTGGTACAGAATGATGAACTTTCATTAGGTATGGAAGTACTTCACCTTGTACTTTGCGCGTTGGGCTATTGGCAAGCCAAAAATCTGCTTCATTTTCAAGTTTTTCTAGCTCATTGTATTTTTTATCATAGATAGCATCACTAATCGTGGGGGAATCCAGATCATAATATTCATGGCAATACTGCAAAAGCTCTGCTGTTAATTTTTTAATCTGTTGAATATTATCCATATAATCACCTCAATAAAATTTCTCCATCAAACATTGGAATGTAAATACTTTCACTATTATCCCAATCTGGAATATCCTCAAAATCTACGAATTCTAAATCTGGTTCAAAATAATCAATATCATATAATATACACTTTCCAAAACGAAGCTGGTTCATAATTCGGTTCATAATTCCATGAGTGCCATACCATATATGCTTGATTGTTTCTTTAAGAATATCAAAATCTTGTTCGATAGGGTATTTACCCTCATATTTAAACGCCTGTTTGAGTAAACCTCCAACGAGCAGTAGTGAATTTGTAAAATCGTTATCATGAATTGTAACTCGTAAATATTTATTATTCATCATCTTCATCCTCATTTTCAAACAGTTCGTGTTCTCGTCCACCATTAAACCAATATTCATAGTACTCTGGGTCTTTTTCCTTAATCAAAGATAGTACTTTTTCATTGCTTGTTCTTACATATTCTTGCCATTCGTCCCAAGTAGGTTCTCTTTCTTCTCTGGGAATTTTTGTACCAGAATCATCAAACCCATGGTCTGCGCAATGATGACAAATCCAACGATTATATTTACCGTTATCAAGCTTATGCCAACCATAGTCATCAGTTATTGGACCACGATAATAAGGATCATCTTTAAAATACGGAGCTTCAATCTTTCCGCATACACAGCATTGATAATGCGTTTTCTTGTTTCTATAATAATGATTTTTAATAGGGTGTACGATGCGATTTTCAAACCAACAGTAGAATCTAATAAATAAGTTTTTGGAAAAAGTAAAAGTCAATTTAATTCACCTCTTCGGACGTAATTATATATATTCTCCATATGCATGACCACTTAGAACACCTTTGTCATGTAAATATTTCATCCACATTTCGACTTGTTCTTTAACTATGTTTGCGCATTCATTTTTTGAATTCCTATATAGTATTTCTTGGTAATCATAAGGCCAACAGAAATACATGTCTAGTGTAACAATTTCAATGTCAGATCCGTCCTTTGGGATTTTTACATCAAAATCAATAAAGGTGCCGCGCCATCTTTTTTCTTTAGGAAATTTAATAGATTTTGTAAACCACCAATAGGGACTGTACTGTTCGTGATCTGTACCTTCGTAGTAATTTTTATGAAAGCCAATTTCCTTCATTCTTTCGTCTGACAATATCGTGGCCTTGATTGCTTTATTTGTTCCATTTGAATTCACTTCTATATTCACGTATGTCACCTCATTCATTTTGTATTACTATAATAAACCTATATGAACAAAATTACAATTGACCAAATGCACAAACATTTTTATATTGTTTTATAAATGTTTTCTAATAAAAAATTTTATCTTAATAGTTCTAACACACTACGAACCTCATATGCATTACAACTGTCAAAAGTAACCTTATCTTTTTTCTTGCAATATATTTCCGTGGTTTCGTAGCTGTGCATATACTCTTTTCTACATTCAGAATACTTGCAAGTAGAACAGCATTTGTCCTTTACCAACTCAATTATCATTGTTAGTAAATTAATTACCAATTCTTCTTTATCTTCCTCTGTTGGATTAAACGTTTTTTGAAAATCTGCCATCATATTATTCGCATTCCTTTATATGATTGGGAGAGCATTATGTGGCTCTCCCAAATAATTTTATTAGCTATTCTGTAACCGGTTCATTATTTTCTGCATTATCATTTTTTTCAGAATTGTCTACAGTGTCGCTATCTTTTTTTTGTTCTTCTTCGCTTGTCTTATAAAGCACATTTCCTAAATTAAAATCATATCCAACTCTACCCCTACCATCCATAAAAGCATATGCGCTAAGTTCGGTCTGTCCCGGAGATTTAAAATCTAGCTTAACCTTCTGAACGTTAAAACTAGCTGGTCCAACATCTGTGAGCGCTTCACCAGTAATCTCGGCATAAATATCACCATTAACAGAATAAATCTTTAGTCCCTTCATAAAAATGTCGCTATTAATTGAAATCTTACTCATAGTATCTATCTCCTTTTTAATTTAGTTATTTTTGTTTTCATTCATATTATTAATTAGAAAGTCATACGCCTTGTCCCATGTACTTAAATCAACCGGCTTATTATTCACTAGTACGTCTCCCGGCTTCCAGTCATGAAGCCAATCTAGCTCAAACATGAAATACGAAAGCCAATCACTTTTATCGTTAAAAATATTAGTTAAGATATCGAGTACGATATAGAATGTTTGTGGAACATAAAGCCCACAAAAATCTGGAGACAAAGCCTTCATTGCAACATCTACGTCGTTCATCTTTTTATCAAGCGTTTCAAGCTTATTCATAACTTCAACAAATGTTTCCTTTGAAATCATAAATCTTTTCTCCTTTAAAATCCTTATAATTATTTTTTGCACTACATTCATTATGATTACATCTAAATTCACTCCCATATACATAATATGCATTATCACAGTACGAACATAGATCTTTATTAGTAGCATATTGAATGTAATATTTTAATTCTTCGATGCCATGTAGGTGTAGAATTTCGTGCGCTCTGCATGTTGATTCATCATCAAATTGTTTATCGCAGTAGTTACAGCAATATTTAATCTTCATGCTCGTTCCCCTTTTTAGCTTCTTCAAAATAATCTTTCCATGAAAACCATTTGTTCTTGAACAAATGTCCAATTTTAATAATATTGCCGCCCCAACCTTCAATTTCTACGCGTACATATTTACCCATTAGTTCTTCCCACGACTCTACTTCTAGGGTCTTCATGAGTTCAATAATTGCACCGTATCCATCAGATGAATTATATTTGCCGACATCCGAAAACCAATGGTCTAAGCAATAACCCCCAAATGTACAACCCCATCCGTCGCCTTCTAGAAAAAGGTTTGCTGTAAGGCAACCATGATCTTCGCCAAGTTTTGTATTAGTGATTTTAGCATTTAGAATTTCTGTAGTCATAGTTTTTTTTCTCCATTCATTTTTTATTTCGCCGTTTGAAGCATATCTGCGATCCTTTTAAAACATACATCGCACAAATGAGTCTCAGCAAGATCATATTTATCAAAAGACGCTACTTTTATGTCTCCTGCGCCATATGCATATACTAATACTTTACGTGGAAATTCATCAATAACATGAACATCTTTATCTATATCTTTTTTACACATGTCACATACATATCGAATCATCACACATCACCTCGTTAATTTAAAATTCAATTTTTAGATTTTTACGCATCTGATCTTGGCGAAAATGTAGCACCAGAGAGTTAATATCAAATTCATATTTTTGCATATATTTGGTGTGAGACATACTATTGCTACACGAATCAACTGATGCCTCAATCGTAACTTCGTCATGCTTCATGCCATAACGCTTCAACCACTTTTTGTTTGTGCGATATTTTTTGTGCCAACGTGCTTGAATCATAATTGACCTATTCCAATGGATTTTTTGTTTTGTGTACGTAGACGGTGCACACATTTTATTAAATAAGGGCATGTTCATATCTACGTCAGTTAAAGTAATTTCTAATTCGGACGGCGTGTGTAACATATGAAAAACTTTAGACTCTTTTTTGTCTGACATAACTACATCAAATTCAGGAATAGCATCATCTAAAAGTTTCATTTGAATATTGTTACTATCAGATAGGTACAATGTACCCGAAGAAAAAGTTATATTGCTATTCATCGCTACTACCTCAATTACCAATCTCGATCAAATATTTAATCGTTAATTGATCTTCTTTATACACTATAATTTCATCATTTCTTAGCATTCCTTTATCCGCATGAGCATGTAGACAATTGGCACCTGGTTTAAACTGTTGCAACTTATTGTAATCAAGATTATAATATTTGTTATCAAAATTATATACATCATATGGAGTACCATATGCTACCTCAAACAAAGCCATATATGCAACATTGTTGTTACCACGCGCCCAATAAGAACCAGACAACGAAGTGTACCCAATAGACTTCTGACACTTAGGGGCAAAATAAATCCCAAACCCGTACATCTTCCCTGTAATAATCGCATTAGTGGGCCTTAGCACCAGTCCAGTCTTGATAATAGACCAGAAATTCTCACTACGGCTACCATGAAATAAAAGCCTAGTGTCCTTAATATTGTTCTCTGCAACAAACTTGTCAAAACGCTCTTGAGTTTTGATATTCTTAACCTTCCAAGCTTTTCTAAACTTACCAGCAGATTCATTCATCAGGAACTTAATCATTGCAACATCGTCATCAGTAGCCTCTCCCATCTCAAGCCCAAGTTCTTCGAGAATGGTCTGCGACTTCTTTTCAACTGGCTCAGTTGTTTCAACTTCGGGTTTTACATAAATCTGACCACGCATAACGTCAAGCAGATCCTGTTCCTTAGAAATGATTTGAGCAAAATCTTCTGGCTTGTTGGCAAGATAATCTCTAACGTTCCCCATCTTTCTTGGAATTACAGTAAAGAGCCTAAGAAGAATATCATTGAATGCTTCAATTGTGAAATGAGAATTTGCAAGTTCATCAATAATTTCCTGTGCAGCATCAACCATATCTTGAGTAACAGCAGATGCTTTTACAGTGTAATTCCTCTGAATGGTTTCACGAGCTAGGTTCTGAAGCTTTTCTACAATAGCTCTTACTGCGGCGTTTTCAATTTCCTTGTATGGACTTTCAGGATTGGTAGAAGAAATTTCTTGAACGAGATCTGTCTTAAGGTCAGTAACATCTTGGTAGCCTTTTTTTAGTTTGCTTTTAATTTGTGAATCCCACTTAGATATGGGATAATATCTTTCGGTTTTTGTCGAATCAACTCTTCCATACTGGACCTTAAATTGATTGCCCTCTGGAAATAAATTGTAATATTTATTGTGGTTGTCTGCGCTAACAAAAATAAGATATGTAGGTTTAATTTCCACATTATTTACCCCCAGTAATTATGTTATATTGTTCAAATAAATGCCGTTGTGGTGCAAATTCTTTATAATATTTTTGCTCTGCCAACAATCTTGTTTTGATCGCATCTTCTTTGTCGTTAAAATACCCTAAATGAATTTCTTTTTTATTAATATAAATTCTTGCCTGCCACTGACATAAATTTTTATTCCAATTGACACCAATAACTTTTGAAGTATTTCTACGAGAAATTGAATGATTACGATTATTTTCCTGTGAATCGGCTTGTCTAAAATTATATTTACGATTATTCAATGTATTTCTATCTTCGTGATCGTAATACTTATATCCAAGCACCTCAGACATTGCAATAATTCGTTTACCAATTCTGGTCTCAAGACGATGATAACCATTTATTAAAATATGTTCGTTCCAACAATAATTTTTTATTTTATAAAAATCGTCCTCATCAACATAAAATTCATTATTTGTATTTGATGCAAGCCCAATATAATAATTTCCATGTTCATCAGTACGCAATTCTGAATAAGTATTAGTTTTGCTACGGCTACGATTTCTTTCTATAAGCTTTTCTTTCCTAATACAACCGCATGACAACGTTAATTTTTTTCTTAAATGTGTCCCAGAGACTTTAACTTTTGTGTGTTCTTCACAAGAACATTCACATAGCCACCTCGCATAATGTTTGCCATTTGATGCAACATAATCATCTGTTTGCTCTAAAACAGTTAATCTTCCGAATACATACCCAGTTAAATCCTCCTTAACTTTGACCATAATCACTTGGCCCTCCACTTACAGCTCACAAATCACAATCTCAACGTCCGTATTCTCAAATACTTCGCAGATGATTTCATAAACCTTTGACCACTCAAGACGATCAAGCCCTGACGCGATACGGGGCATTGCCAACTTAGTAATACATTCAAAATCCATCCGCTTCCTCATCATTTCAAGTGCACGCCTTACGGATTCATAGGTCGGCTTGTGCCAATACTTCTGCTTAGTAACGAGGTTAAAAACATTATCAATTAGCAGAACATCCCCACCATTATATTCATAATCAGGATACTTATTAAACAGCTTAAAACGCATGTTGTAAACAGAATCAAAAGTCTTTGCGATACCGGCTCCAAGAGCGAAGTCAGAGCTGATGCAGTGAGCGAAGTAATACCCCTGTGGCATATCAAATAGGTTACGCTTTTCAGTAGTAATAGTCATAATTTTAGTCCTCCTTTATATTTATTCATTTTGTATTGTGTATTCTTCAATTGTACATTGTGGAGTATAAACACCTTTATATTCACTTAAACCAATTTTTGCTACAACGTTAATAGTAATATCTTCACCATCATCTTCCCACGCAGACGCCCATTCTAACAATGGATCTGATTCTGGAAGTTTGAACAGCACATACTTAATATCATTTATTGTAAACGCAATACTATCAAAGTTCTTACCTTGAACATGAGTGTCTGAGCGCTTGATTGTAATATTTTCAATAGCCACTAGCGGTTCAGAAAGCCCCTGCCCCCACAGATCTTGATATTTATCAATTGTTTGGATAAAACTAATATCAAGGTCATTCATGTCAAGAATAAAATCGACAGCATAAACTTTATCCATGTTTACTGAATCAAGCTTTTCATTAAACCATTCTCGCACATTTTCAAGATTTTCTGCGAGCAATGCAGTGCCAAAGGCTGCATTATGACCCTGAGCTAGAGTAATATAAGGACACTGCTCCGTCAACGCTCTAAAGTCTTCAATTGGGCAATTATTAAATGCTCGTCCAGATCCCGCCAATTCATCTCCATGCCTACGAACAAGTAATGTAGGTTTATTTATTGCCTCACTGATACGAATCGCTACTAAACCGGTTAATGACTGATCAATTTCGTTAGTTGCATCAATAATAGCAACCTTATCATTCTCACATTCATACGCCTTGTCAAGAAGCAACTTAACAGATTTATCTCTTGAACGATTCTGTTTTCCTCTATACGAAGTCATTAAACGAGCCATATGCTCGTAAATATTTTCTTCTGTTGGAAATGATTCGCCACGTTTTGTATATTCAAACATTTCTGACTCATCTTCGCAGAAGGCTCTAACCAACAGCTCTCTCTCTTCAAAAGTAGCCAAGCGCAGAAATGCATTAATTTGAGGCGCGATGAAGAACGCGATAGTGTGCGGATTTACATGTCCTTTCATTGAAAATCCTTGTGATTTTACAAGTTCCTCGAACATTTTATTATGAATGTTCTGAAGACCGACATTAATTGTTGCACGAGTGCTTTCAGATTTAATATTCATAACATCTGCAATATTTGCTAGAGCTACTAGGTCTATAAATTGAGATGCGTAGTCTTCCCAATAATATTCATCAAGTGCTCTAAGGAAATCCCATGTGATATGTGTACCGCAAGCAGCTTTATTATAATAGCTACTTGATGTTTGATTGTTAATCAAAATACCTGGATATTCTCTAGGGTCACTCTTTTCATGATGATCGGCGGTTATAATATTAATTCCAGAATCAATTAGCGCTTGGCACTCATCAATATCATTTGAAGAACTATCAGGAATAATAATAAGCCTTATATCATCTGGAATTTCAAAATCCTGAGATTCAAGCCCATGAGCCTTGTTTTTCTGATGGACAATCAGATGAACAGGATAATCTTCCTTGAGCGACCAAATATATTTTGCCATAATAGTGGCGCTACATATTCCATCAGTGTCGGTATCAACAAGAATACCGACCGGGTCACCCCTTTCGAAATGCCTCACAAAGCATCCAACTGCATCATTAATATTATCAAGATGGTCATATGGTTCGATATCGTCTTCTGATAACGACATATACTTCTTACAATTTTCTATGCCTCTATTTGCCAATATGGTTTCAATTGGACTTGATATGTCGTTTGCGCTCCCTTTGATTAACTCATATCTCAACTCGCATCACCATCCATAAATTCGTCCTCCAATACTACGCAATTAATTTTTCCGCTATGAGCAACGCATGAATCAATTCCAATATACCCATCCCCATAATAAGGACTAAAATCAGCGCCATATCCAAATTCTGGGCTACCTTCATATTTATTATGTGCCCAACTAGTATTCCAGTGCCCGAATAGCAATGTCTTATCTGGAAGCAATCCTTGTTCTGCAAATTCATATGGGTTGTTCCATCTGGCATCAGCCCACTGCTGGTCATTTGCTTCGCGCCAGTTCTCCATCTTTGAGTACTTGCGATTACGAGTGTAATATGGGGGCAAGTTGTCATTACAATTTAGTGGCACCCATGCGTGGACGAAGATATAATTTTTAGTTTCAAAATAATTTACCATGCTCTTGCGAAACATACGAGTCATTGCTTCTGCATGTTCGCAACACTCTGCAAAAGAATAACCTAAGTTCATGCCGCCAAGTATACAAATTGTTTTGTAAGTTCCATTTGAAATATCATGGCCCCAATACTCTCCACGCTCACAACAATCTTCAAAAAGGTCCATGTGATTTCCTCTAATCAACACTTTTCGAGGGAGTCTCTTTAAATATTGCATTACCTCAAAAGGTTGCTTACCCCTGTCCCATATATCCCCCAACGAAATTAGCCAATGCTCTTCATTATTGGGGTCGAACCCTGCATTATCAAGTGCCTCACGCATTTCGTTGTAGAACCCATGCACATCTGAAATGCAAAATAGCTTTGCCATGTTTTATCCCTCCTGTCTGCATTTATTATACACCATTCATTTTGTATTGTCTATTGACTGTTTAAACAAAAATGTAGCTCCGGTTTTAGCCAAAGCCTATAAAATTATACAAATATACGACTGTTAATATATTCTCTATCCTGAGTAAAAATAGGAATTTCGTTATCAATAATCCACTTGTTGCGAATATATTCTTGTTTTGTCCCATCATTAATCTTTTGAGGCATCTTAATACAACAGCTACCACGCTTTAGAGTTGTGGTATAATCGTTCCAATTAATGCCCTTTTCTGACATCAGCATATCCTGAACATCATTGCAACTTTTGTTTTGAAGCTGTTTATGTGAAAAATTAGCCTGTCCAACAGAGTTGATTGAATTTCGAGTAGCATCTTGCTGTCTCCAAATGACGCAATTTACAACTTCTTCCTTTGGAAGAGTAAATACGCGAGAGTCAAACATTGCACCTTTTTTAATAGCATCAATAAGAGTATTGTAATATTTATTGTCTTCTTCAATAAAAATCAGTTGATGTTCTTTTTTATAATCTTCTATATATTTATACACGTTAGCGCTAAAATATTTATTAAAAGCTAATGTTGCCATAGATGCAGAAATACTCGCCATCTTCTGGATGTTATTATCGAACCAAGCACAGCTTTCAATTTTTTCGTAATCAATAATAACAAGTGTAATTTCATCACTTTGTGTATATCCGAGCACGCAGCCCTGAATGTTCTCGCAAAGATACTTCATTGTTTCCTGCATGGATTTGACGAAAATGCCATCGAACGGCCTCTTAAAGCCGCGAGTAAAGGAGTGGAACGCTTTACCGTCAACACGAATAATTACTGGCGCTCTACGAGTTAAATAATTTCTTGTAACATTTTCATAGCACTTCATGCGATCACCAAGCGAATCTTTATTTGCCATCATAACACCTCCTGTTATTTTGCCGCCTTATCAGCTTCATGAATTTTCATAATGTCTTGATACAAATCCTCGCCCCATAATTTACGATATTTATTATGTAGCTTTTTATTATTATCTCGTTCCCAAAAATACGGTTGCATATGCCAACGAATAATAACCGCCACATCAAGTGAGTTACAACACATTCTATAAAATAAACTATTGTAAGAACCAACATGTTCATGGGCATAATAATGAGCTTGATCAGTAATTTCACCCTTACTATTTTTAAATGTTTTTGTAAAGCATTTACCATTATCATGCAATAATGCAGCGCCTCTTAATATAATAGAATGATTGTCAATTCCACCCGCTATATTAAAAATATAATCTAAAGTTTTTTCAGAATGCTCCCCCAAAGTTAAAGAGTGATGTGAATTATTCTGATCAAAATCATTTACGGAATTTAGCCAATCAATGGTACTAATGTTGCGATAACTGTCATCTGAGAACTCAATTTGAATCTCAGTCCAGCCTTCATACCAATATGGAGGATCAAATTGACGATACATTTTTTCAATTGCATATTCAGGAACTTTACGTTCACGCTCTGCATTGCGCCTCAAGCACTCTTCATATGGAGTTGCCATGAGCACGCAGATCTTTTCACATGGAATGTTTTTGAGCTCCTGCAAAAACGCCAAGCGACGCTTATATGAAATATTCGTCGAATCCATAATAGCGCTCTTGTCGCCGCGCAGACATTCCTTAATCCGTCTATGTAGCTCGATAAATACTTCTTGGTTATGTTCTTGATTATTTACATCTCCAAATAACTCTTCACGCAAATCATCTGAGCTAAAAATTGTAGCATCATAATCTTTTGCTAATTCTTTGGCTTTGTAACTTTTGCCGCTCGCAACTAAACCACACATCATTATAAAAACCGGCTTATCCATGGTATTATTTTAGCTCCTTTTCAATTGCAATTTTCATAATGTTATACTGCACGTCATCTAAAAGCGCATCAACTTCTTTGTTTGTTTCTTTGAAACAAGTTTTTAGATATACATCACATACCCTATCAATATTATCCATTGCTGTGTTGGCAACTATTCGTGCTGTTTCTAAATCGTAATATCCATTTTTTACATTTACAAGATATGCAGCTTTATTCGACCTTAAACAGTCACGATAACGCTCACCATTAATATACCTACCAATATATTCTTCAATTCTCAATAAATGGTGAAGTTCTTTTCTTGCATACCCATACTTTTCAATATCATCGTGATGCGATGGAGACTCGTGTTCCATTTGTTCATATTTTCTATGAGCTAGTCCATACATGGTTTTAACGGCTTTACCCGGATCATAATTAGCGATTAATTCATTATTTTGAATTAACCTATTCCATTCCTGTTCATATAGCGGATTTATAATGTAATATGATGAAAATAAAATTTCAAGAAAGTTGAGATTACATTTGCGAAAAGTCTGTAACATTAGACGGATATCTTTCCAATCAGTGTGAGAATCGTCCGCTCGAATATGTGTGGTGCTAATAGGTTGGCGATTCATCGCAAGATCTGCAAATGTTGGAACGAGAACACATTTAGTATCGATGTCAGAGTGCATCGTATCTAGGCCATAATTCTGGCTTCCTTGTAGTACTAAACATACAATTCTATCTTCTGGAAAGTGTTCGAGAGCTTCGTTATAATGCTCTCGAACGCAATCCATAATCCACGTATCACTATGATAATTCATAACTTATTCCTTACTCATTGTAGTCTTAAAGAATGAACCAATTACCGCCAAAGTTCCGCAGGCAATAGGAATCTTATCTGCACTAAACCTTGTTGTATTGAAGATAAGATTCAACCCATCAACAACGAACCCTCCAATAATCCATTTTAAAACCAATCCTGAAATTGCTCCAGATAGGAAAACTAAAATTGGCACAATAAACATTGCAATTATGGTGGATATAATTTCTACGTAATAATTTTTCTTCATTTTATTCACTCCATTCATTTTGTGTTATTTACTCATTGTGCTTGAGCAGATATTCACGAGAAACATTTTTAAAACTAAAATCATTAGTTGGGTCTCGTAGTACAATTCCTTCCCTCAATACATTCGGATTAACCACACTCTTAGCTGTCGCGAACTGCTTAAATTCTTCCATATCATTTGGCACCATATAATGCTCGTCTAGAATTGGAACCCACTTCATCTCCCACTGCTCCACAATATTCTTACCAGTTAGAGAATCAGTTCTTCCGGTACGGCCATCAATAAAGTTAAAACAATAGAGATCATCTTCTGGGAGTTTAAGCGGATTGCCCTGAACAGAACCAACGGACTCACCCTGGATACATACATAAGGACAATCGGGATTATTTTCAAGATACTCTTTTAGATGACGTTCAATATCATACTTAAATGCCATATCCCAGTAGATGTTGTGATCATGGTAACATTCTTGCTTTTCGTCAGCCTGCCGTACATTACGGGACAGTACGTAAAATTCATACTTGTGTTGCTTCTTGCGCTCTAGAATATAAGTAGAAGAAGTGCCGTCCAACTTTTCAGTAACAATTAGAGGACGTTCATATCCAAGTACCCAAGGAATGTTTTCACACCTTTCTTCATCCGTTTTATGAACAAACGGAAAATGAGTTGGAAATGTTCTTGGCTTATCCTTCTTCTTGCCAAAAAACATAAACATTAGCTTCTTACCCCAAGAGCGCCTCATCAGCCATCTGGCCCACTTCTGCTTAAAAATTTTCTGATGACGAGCGGCCATAGACTTATATTTTGCATCAGGATCAACCTTGCCCTTACGAGCGTTGTCTTCCTCTACTGCATAAGTAACCTTGAGTGTCTCAGTAACGTCGGTATTAACATCCGCATCACTAATCTCAGGGAATACCGACAGAGGCATAAGCAAGCCCTGGCTGATAACTTTACACATCTTTTGAGTCTTAATCTTGTAGTTACGCTTTTCTAGAAACGCGAATCGTTCATCTTCTGCGTTTACTTTACTATCAACTTCAAAATACACACACTTATCACCAACTTGCAAATTATCATTCTTTCCAATAATAACCCACCAGCCATTAGTTCTTGCATATTCTACACGATCATAACCTTCAATGGGCTTGATTTCGTCGATGGTTACAACATATGCAAGTGCTCTTCTACCGTTAATAATCATTATTCATTATCCTCCTTTTTAGTCACGCCATCTATTTCCTCTGTACTGTTCAATTACCCTACGAAGCCCCGGATAATTATCAATTGTTGCATTGGTGTATTCAAGTTCATCTAGAATGGTTCTCTCTTCCGCAATAGAACTAGCATATCTCGCAACTCCTTCTACAATTTCTTCCCAAGTGTAATTATCCATTTTATCACCTCATTTCTTTAGTCCAAATAAATCCACAATAAGACGCTCCGTTTTCAATCGCTGCAATCAATTTAACTGTATAATTAATGCCAATACTTACAGATTTTTCATTTGAAATGTTTTTTGAAATTGCCTTACCATAATTACACGCCAATGAATATGCTGCTCTTTCAATAGAACGAAACGTAACTTCTTTTCCGTTTTTTACATTATGGCCAACAATATACTCAACCTTAATATCAGAACATGAATCACCTTTAGCAACATTGCAATTAACACACATTGCCTGCATATTAGAAACTTTATCTGCGCCACCTTTACTAGCAGGAATAATATGGTCTTTCGTAATCAACGTACCATCATCTGCGTAAAGGTTAAAATGTCTGCGGTTTGTATTTTTGTCACCACAAAGTTTAAAATGTGTTCCAGCTTTACCACAACATGCACACTTAACCCCTTTCTGATAAAAAGTCATATATCGAAGAGAATCTTTGTACACATTAAATCCATCAACAATAATGTTCGACTTGCGCTTATTGTTATCATCGCCAACAAGATGCTCTTCGCCAATCATTTCAAAAACATCATTAATACCATACTTCTTATCTTCGATAACCATTTTATTTTCTCCATTCATTTTGTATTGTCATTCCCTGCAAATAATATACCACAGAATATATAAAAGAACAATTGACGGAATAACCAAAGATTCCAAGGCCATTCCGTCTAATTTTTACTAATTTACAAACTTAATGCAACCTGAGCAAAACGGCAAAATCCAACCCCTGCTTTGTGTAGTAGCTAATCTCCCACACTTCACGCAAGTTTTCCTACTAATAAGTTCATACTTCCCGATTATTTCTTCAATTTTGTCATACAACAAATCATTATCATTAATCGGGTTTTCATAGTACCAGTATACTCGAAGCTCACCAAATTTTTCCTTACAGTCTGATATAACAAAATCATCTACATGCGATCCAAGCACATCAACCAACTCATCTACCAGCTTTGGAACAACAGACTTGCGCCAACCATCTGGTATACCATATTTATTAAACTGCGATAAAACATGCTGCCTACTATCCGCAATATAATCTTTCCATTCGTTAGACACCATAATCACCCTTCGTACACTTCAAACAGCCCAGCAAGTGTTTTACCATTTACTCGTGCAAGATCAACCGCACAGGCACAGATATTACTTTCCATACCAACGTGTAAACCTTTATAAAAATAATCTAAGAGTGAATCATAGGTATCATTACCGTCTTGTGTCTCCCAACCAATCATAAACTGACCGTTTACCGTAAAGAAATCGCATGCACTACCCATATTTGAACCTTTGGCAAATCTATACCAACCAAATGAGTCATCCCATTCTGGAGTTTCTTCAAGTAGCTTAAAGTCCTTCTTATCTAGCTCCCAAACCTCGTAATAAGGTTCATGTGAACTTCTATAAGTCCTCTTTGCGTTAATATTTAGTGCTTCAAATGCATTTTCTAGTCCGTCGCCACCAAAAATCTCAATAGCTGCCATTAATTCTAATTCTCCTTTACTTCAATAGTATTCCAGTCTTTAGTTATAATAAGTTTGTCGAGAACGTCTCTGACTGTTTCCTCGGCACATTTTCTCTTTTTCTGTTTCATAATGACATCAATAATGTATTTCATAATAATGCTTTCAATTGAATCATATTTTTGAATTTCCTCTAATATATCCTCAAATGATACGTAGCTTAGAATAGTTTCATACGGAAATGCACATTCGTTGATGTCGTATAGTATCTCTTGTATTGTAACATTATGTACTACCTTCCTCCAGTGTGGAAATTTTGTACTATATTCTTGAATTTGAACTCTATAATAATATCTTTGCAAAAAATTACAATATGGCGTTATTTTATACCTGAATATCATTACTTTGCTCCTTTGCTTTTAGATACTCTTTCATTGCTTTAATAGTGTTTAAAATTTCATATTTATGTACATTCTTTTCCACCCAATCAAAATAATCTGGCTCACTCTTATAAACGTCAATGTATCTCCTGCCTTTATGTTTACCAAAATCAAGTATAGTGTCTTCAGTAAAAGTCATTGCTGCTGGTTGCTCTATAATAAGATTGTCAAAATCCAAAGTTAAACTTTTTCTCGATGCAAGATAGTCCGCTGTATGAACCATACGAGAATATTTATTATTAGGTTTAGGGAGCACAACATCACTCTTTTTATCTGTATTCCATTGCCCCATGTGTCTGGAAATCGTATCTGCAACAAGTTCGATCTCTTCATGACTCAAATACTGCCCATCAAAGCTTCTAACAACATCTGCCATTAATAGCGGATGATTAAATTTTGTGTACTTTGATTTTTCATAGTCTTCCTGCGACCCAGATTTGCGTCCATCATGAACTAGCCCACTTAGTCTAATAAGATCTCGCTCCCTGCTTGTAAGCTTACTATTATATTGTTCAAGCTCCAAAAAGAAATTTAGAAACCTCACTACTGCAATCTGATGCCGCATAAGACCGCCTTCGCCAAGCGAATAAGCTGGATGATATTTCCCTGTAGACGATGCTCCGACACACCAAATATAATCTGGCATATTATTAAGTAGCACGGTTGCAAATTCTTTAATGTCCTCATTCTCGAAAGTGTTTAAAATTGATTGCACTAAATTCATTCTTACTTCTGTCATCATTCACTATCTCCAATATCAATATCAATTACTAGCCTATCTGTTTTCCCACAATTTTCACATGGCTCTTTATAGTTAGACAGCACAATGTGTTTCTGCAGCTTTCTCTTTGGCTTTTCAATACTTAGAAAACACTGCTTACAGTACTTGTAAAGATTCTTTGCGTCGTTCATACTTAATTCCTTCCTTAATTTAAAATATCTTCATGCGAATAACCGCCGTTATTCGAATAATAAATATTACGTATACCAAGCTTCTTAATTAGTGCCATACACGAATCACACGGACGTGCAAGCATGGGTGCACCTTTTTTACTTTCTCTATATACATACAAATCAACATATCTAAAATCTATATCTTTTCTTCCAATCAATGGTTTTAGACAAGATACTTCAGAATGTATAGATGCTGGCGTATCCTCAGAAAAACGATAAATATTATATTGCTTTTGCAAAGTATCCGTTTTCCGAGAGTTACATCCACTAGAAATAATACGATGTTTATATACTGCGCAACTTCCAACAGCAACCCTCGGAAAATCACTAAGCTTCGAGACTGCCCGTGCTGCGTTAAAAAAGGCGAGTCTCCTCCGTGTCATAGTCATCCAAATCTTCATCCTCTTCATATTCATACTCATACAAGTATTTACTCTTACGATCTCTTACTCTGTCATAACCCTTTGGATTCTTTAAAATCTTTGGGTTGCGCCCAGATAGGTATAGGTCATATAGTTCTAGATCTTCTTCGTGGGTGTTATTGGTATTAATCATCATATTCAACCCTTTCTAAATCATTAATAATACAGTCCAAGCACCATTCTTCATTATTCCATTTATATAAGTCCTCAGTTTCTTCATGACATTTATCACAGTAAAAACGTGTAATTTTATAGTACGGGCAAGCTTCATATAAGCAACCCATCTCTGTCGGGCACCCTACACAGCCGCTTTCTACAACAATCAAAAGCATCATCCTCATTCATTTTGTATTGTCTGAATTCCGTATTCTTCAAATAAATTACGTTGCGGAGCAAATTCACCAAAGTACTCTGCTTCTGCTTTAAGCCTAGCACGAATTGCGTCATCTTTATTTATAAAACATCCAAGATTAATCTCTTTATAATTGATGACTATCCTAGCTCGCCATTTCTGTATGTTCTTACAAAATCGTACTCCAATAAAACCACTAGTGTTTGTTTTTCTTACGGGTTGGTTTTGTACTTGTTGTGATGGTGTTGCATCTCTTAGATTTATTTTTCTATTATCCAAAGGATTGCGGTTTTTATGATCTATATTTTTCTTTCCAGTTATCAATTGATGCAACAAAATTGCTTTCTTCTCGTCTTTGCTCCATGCTCGAACGTCATGATGCCCACTGCAGGTAACACATTCATACCAACAATAATCTTTAATTTTGTCAAAATCTTCCTCGTCAAAGTAAAATGGATTGCCTGTATTAGATAAATATCCTATTCCAAATTCATTTGACATGTCATACTTTAATATTTTATGTCGTGTTTTTTTAGATATAATAGCAGCATTTTCGCGTCTAATACACCCACACGACTTTGTGCCATTTTTCTTTTTTAAATTATTGCTGGTTACGATGCACTCTTCCCCACAATCACAAATGCACCTCCATTGCGGAATATGCCTTCCTTTAGGAGAAATGTAATCATTTACACGTTCTAATACAATTAATCTACCAAATCTTTGACCTATTAAATCTTCCCAACCTCTCCCCATTCTATCGCCTCAATTCATAAATATTATTTCCAAAAAGATATCTAAATTTTTCAAAGTCATCACTAGGGGACTGTTTGTCTAGTAAAATATTATCTTTATCGTAAATATAATATACCGGTATATTTTCAGGGAATACTGATGATACAGATTTAATTTCATCTACTGAAATTCCTTTGTCTAATGCAACAATAGGCGCACACCCTGTTCTTATAATCAACTCCATCTGAGTTTTTGAAATAGATTTACCGCCAATCGCCACACAATTTCGTATACCATTTGATGCACATTGAGCCACACTCTTTTCTGCTTCAAAAATTAAAAGTTGATTGCTATTTTTGATATAATTCTTATTCTCATATAATCCATACAAAATTTTAGATTTTACAGTTGGTTCGATATAAACATATTTTGGGTTATACTCGTCTGGTTCTCCTAATAATCGCCCCTTCACACCGCATAAATCTCCAATTGGCGTTCTAATAGGAATTGTGATTCTATTGGTTTGTGGGTCATAACCATAACCCAATTCCTGTTGTATATCTAGAGATATTCCATCATTTTCAAACATTTTATTTGGGTAAGGAAGATAATAATTTAATATTTCTTCTGGAATTGGGACTACTGATCTGTTATCTTCATCATTACCGTCATTACTCATTTCTCGAAGGAAACGAAGTATTTTTAAGCTTTCAGGCACATCATCTGGTTCGTGGTAGTAGTCCAGTCCCACTGTATCGCAAACCCATTTCATAGACTCAGCGAACGTGCACTGTTTAAAATACGCCACTAAATCAAAAATGTCAGTTGCTCTTTTTGTTTTAGAAATCTGTCGCGTATAATCAATGCAGTTGAGATTTTCGTTGAGGTAAAGCGTAATTGCTTGTTTATTATTCCCGTCTGGATTTTGAGCAGAGATATACTCACCCCTGTTACGAACATGTCCACAGCCAAGAGCTGTAAGAACATCTTCACACAACTCGTTGTTTAACAAATATTCTTTTAGCTCATTGACTTGCATCCTCGTTCACCCATCAGTTTATTTTCCAGTTTCTGGTACTATTATACATCATTCATTTTGTATTGTCAAGCCCTTTTTGAACTAAAATCCACACACCACCATTTTTAACACCTTTAGATAGTGCTTCTTCGTGTGTTTCAACCGCAATATCAATGTGCTTGCCATTAACGGCCCCTCCACAATCATCAGCCGTGTACCATCCATAACCCTCAATGTACACTTGAGATCCATACGGAATCAGTGAAGGGTCTACTGCAATAGTCTTGCCTACTATTATTTTTGTTCCAGTTGCTGTGAATCCATCGCCATTGCCACAAATATGGTCAAATTCCTCAGTACAATAATGAGTTAACTTAAAATCTCCTAGATAAACTAATTCATATTCAATACTTTTTAGCGCTGAAATCGTCTCGTTTGCTTTGTCTAAGGATTTGGTCGTGTGATCTAATTGAACGGCTAATTCATCTGATTTTCTAATAGTCAACTCTAGTTTTTCAGTAACAGAAGCAAGCTTTTCTTGCACATATTGAAGTAGTTTATCTTTAGTATTTAATTGATAGTTATAAAACAACGTACTTAACAAAAGGAAAATCGACACAACAATCAAGAAAATACTACACAAATTACGCCTCATTATTTCTAATCCTCCAAACTAGTTTTGAAATGATGCTTGCGGCCTGTTCAATCTCTTCCTCTGTATTAAACTCATCAAGAGTAATTCTAATTGTACTTAGTGCTTGTTCTGGTGTAAGTCCTATAGTTAATAGTGTCTTACTCGGAGTTGGCTCATGAGATTGACATGCTGAACCTTTTGCTATCATAACACCGGCCAAGTCACAAAGAATAACAAGTCGCTCCGCAGACACACCATCAATAGTCAAGCTTATGTTATTTACTAATCTATTATCTTTGTTTCTAGGGCCGTTGAGCCTCGTATCTGGTATGGTTAATAGTTTGTTCAGTAGTTTGTCACGAAGCGATTTTACGTAAGATTTTGAATCATGTAGTCTAGTAATTTCAAGCGCCTTACCTGCGGCTACTATAGCTGAGGTATTATACGAGCCTCCGCGTCGGTGGTTTTCTTGACTTCCATAAGTTGTCGGTGAAATTTCAATGTTGTCTCGAACAAATAATACACCGCACCCGCGTCCACTATGGAATTTTTGCGCCGAAATTGATAGCATATCCACATTCCAATCATCAACATTAATGCGTTGTTCCGGGAAAAGCTGCACCGCATCACAATGAATAATTCCATTGTATTGATGTACAACCTCGGCCAGCGCTTTGATATCCTGTTTCACTCCAATCTCTGAATTAGCCGCCTGAATAGAAACAAATGGTTTCCTGTTTGAAAACTTCTGCCGTTCTATAAATAGGTTTCTAAATTCATAAGGATTAATCTGCCCAATTTCATTTACAGGAATAGTAGCATGTCCTAGCGTTGCAGGACGATTCTCAACAAATTCGCTAATTGAAGCGTGTTCCATATCACTTGTGTAAAGCTCATATCCTGCATTGTTTTTTAGGAAACCTAAAATAGCAAGATTATTTGCTTCACAACCAGAACTAGTAAAAATTAATTCTTCTGGAGTGCAATTTAAATCATCCGCAAACTGCTGCCGTACATTTTCGATTAGGATTCTAGGATTGTCGGCGATACTGTAATTGCTTGATGGATTAGCCCAGTAGTTTGTCATAACGTCAGTTGCTGCCTGTATTGCCTTTGGATACATACGTGTAGTAGCAGCATTATCAAGATAAATCAAGCTATCTCCCCTCCCATTCATTTTGTATTGTCATTATAGCACGTTTTTCCAATTTGTCAAGATATATAAATAAAAAAAAGATGAGGGAATTAATTCCCCTCACCCATTGGAATATCAATAATAGGGAGTGCTCCAGTACCCATCATATAAGTCGGAAGATCGCCAGACCAGTTCTTCGCATATTCGTAAGCAACAATGTCATTAGTAATTGCCTCGGCAAGAGCTTTTGTTGCTTCCGCTTCTTTTTCACCCTTGTAAGCGATTGCATCTGCCTCAAGCTGGGCTACTTCAAAATCTGCCTGAGCCTTAATGCGAGCCGCTTCTGCATCTGCATTGGCATTAATTTCACGAACCGCAGCGTCGTTTTCGGCCTGAATCTTAGTGCGTTCTGCTGCCTGTCTAGTACGTTCTGTTTCCATTTGCTGCTGCGTCTTATCACGAAGAGCTTCCTGCTCTGCCACCTGCTTTGCTTCAATAGCATCTGTATAAGCATCAGAGAAATCAAAATCGTCAATTACCACGGTAACACTAATACCATACTGAGACGCAAAATTCGAAACTGTAGTGTCGATATTGTCCTGAAGCTGTGTGCGCAATTCCGTCATGTTTTCGGCTTTAACAAGGCCAAATTCTGCTTTAATTGCATTATTTACATGAGGCTTAATAAGAACGTTAAAGTAATTAACGCCAACGGTCTTGTAAATGTTAGGAGTTGCGGACGATGACAGATTATACTTTACAGTATAAGTATATGATACCTCTTGTAGATCCGCAGAAAAACACATATTTGTTTCTGTAAAAATCTGTTCCTTATTCGTCATTGTTGTGATATTCTGCCATGGCGCATGAAAATTTACACCTTCTGGAAGATTCCTGTCTTCTACGCGCCCAAACGTAGTAAGGATTCCGGTATGACCAGTTGGAACAATAGAAATGCAAGAAGCTATAATAATAATTGCTGCAAGCACAGCCGCAACCACACTTACGAGTATTCCTATACGACTAGAACCAAGCTTTGGACAAACAATACACGCAATAATTGCTACAATAATTAGTAGGACACCAACCACAATACTAAACATGAAAACATCCTTTCTTTGTTGCTTTTTAAAGCGTCAGTCTACGCCAGAGGATGCTAACTGAACTTTTCTTTATCCTCTTATACCTGTATCTTTTCCGCCCGGTATCCCGACTTGCAGCTTATTTTACATTGATTCAGTGTCAATGGTGGCTTTTCTTTATCGGTATTCCACAGGTGCCACAAACCACCGCTACTTCAGGTACCACATTTTAGCCTGTGACTTGTGAAGTAGTTAGAGCCAGCCCAGCTTGGTGCACGTGGAGGGCTACGATCCCTCAATCCCTTCCGGGCCCTGGTTTTTGAGACCAGTTTGTATACCAAATTCCAACACACGTGCATATAATTGGCACTAACGTAGTTCCAACGATAATATTAATTTTGTATTATAGACTGTTTATGCTTTTTGGTATTTTTACCACGGTATGTATCCGTTAAAGCATGACAGTTTGGACACAGCAACTGAAGATTTTCTAAGTCGTTCTTGGTTTTATCTCCATCTTTATGATGAACCTCAAGAGGAATTGGTTGTCCATTCCATGTTGTATTCAAACAACCCTCGCATATATGCTTTTTAATTCCCTCTTTAAGTAACTTTTGCCTTACTTTGTTTGTTTGCACGTGTTTGCCCTTTATGTATTCTTTGAATGGTACGTACCTAGTGCTTGCATATGTTTCTCCATTTAACCACCCCTGGCCTTTAAAATGAGATACATCTAAATTTAATTCTTCAATCATTTGACGTATGCCATCAAGAAAATTTGGATTATATCCACATTTTATAGCTAATTGAGTATAACTTTTGCTTTCTCTTACAAATTGTTCAATTTCATTTATTGAAAATTGTTCCCACTTCTTCACATTGAACCACCCAACCTCTTTAATCAGGTAATTCTTAAGTATCGCCTCGACTCTTTTATAAAGAATTACTGTATTACCATCAACAATTTAGATTACTCAGGGAACACCACGTGAAGGCTGTTGATTTTATTCCCCGTGCGGGATACCAGATTTGAACTGGTACGCTCTCAGAGCATGAAATTTTAAGTTTCAGGTGTCTGCCTGTTCCACCAATCCCGCATATTGAGCAGTTTTACATCATACTCAGGATGCCGATTAAAACTTCGGCTCGTCCTCCAAATCAGAATAAGCAAATACAATCATAAGCAAAATCCTCCTTTGGATTATTTTCTATTACTAACTACAATTTTGAAGTAATGCTTGACTTACATGAATGAGCGACACTCAATGCAACATTAACACCAAAATTGATACAACCTCATAGAATGTGGCGCGCGCGACCACGGTTTCAGATTTATTAACTCAGCGCCGCTTCAATGGGAGCATAACGCTCGGAGTTCAGAGTTTCGAGTAGGCACTCATAAGGATCAAGCTTATTGCTCAAAACCATCTTGGCAATATTAACAGAGAACCCGCTAACAAGTGCCACACCAAGTTCATTTTCCTTTACAGGGATTGTGCCAGTTCGACTATTAACGTTCCAGAATACTAACCTTGGGATCGAGTATCCTGCATTAGCATACTTCTGGGCAATCACATCGAACAGCCTCTGGTTCGGTTTCTTAAAATTCCACGATGATTTATTATTTCCACAGGAAGCGCAGCTATCGAACTCCATATCCGAGATAATCAGAATATTCTGAGGAAGATCTTCCTGCTTCATCCTATTCTTAATCGCGGTGTCAAGAATCAGATCAAATACCTTTTCAATGTTAGTATTCGCACATTCATTATGCGCCAGCGCAATCTGCAACTTATCATGGAGTGAAGTGGCATTACTGAAATCAACAATCTGTGGACATTCAGAGAAGGTAATGTACTTGTCTTTGAACTGGCCAGAAGAATGTTCCGCAAAATAAATCGCAAGTGCGTTTGCAACCTCAAGTGCCGTCACACTAGAACTACGGTTAATTTGAGTAATCATACTACTAGAACCATCAGCAACAACAATAGTATTTCCGCAACCGTTTACAGTATCTGGCAGAGCCTTCCACAGAGCCTCAATAGTTGCATCCTTCTGATTTAGACTACATCTCCACCCATATTGAATAGCATACTTATGAACGATATCATGAGGGAAAAGCGTTGACGCATTAATCTTCGTTTCTCCTTTTTCAAGTTTTCCAAGATATTCCCTACGACGTACTTCATCATTTCTGAGGAATGCGTTGTTATAGATAAGATTTGCACGAGAAGGAACTGTTTCATACTTGATTTCAGACCAATCCTTGTTGGACATCTTAACTTCAACGACATCGAGATACTTACGAAGCTTGCTGAGAGCCTTGCGATATTCACGTTCGGACATGTGAAGTGCCTTGCAGAGCTTCTTACCATATTCCTTAGTCTTTTCAGAGGATGCGTTGATTGACGGCATCCACTTGGCTGTGAGAGAAATGGGCTTACCAGTATTCATATTATCCCAATCTTCTTTAAGCTGTTTATCTACAATCTGATATATAACTTTTGCAGATTCCTCGTTGTCAAGTAGACACCACAAATCATCATACCTGCCGTATTCAGGAATCAGATTGATAACAGGGATAACCATTTCAGGATTAGATTCTACAAGATGTTTCATAACAACCCTAAATAGTCTGCGCTCACCGATCCCCTGTCTTGCGTCTCGTGCATAAAACAGCCATTTCATAGCCAGCATCTTATTCTCACAAAATGCTTTCATAAATCTCTTAGCTACTTCCTCATCACTCATCTTACGAAGAGAAGCAACCGCAAAATTAAGATCAAGTAGTTCCTTGCCAGTAGTTCTAAATCCAATGGCTCCGTTCTCAGTGATGGACACATTGTATTCATTGTTTAGAGTCTGCTTTACTGCGTTCATAAATTCCATTGCACTTTCCTCCATTGTCTGATTTTATTTCTAAAATCTCAAGACACACATCTACGTAGTCTGGTTAAAAGTCAGGTCGTTATATAAGATTGCTGTTCGTGTCTTTGGAGATTTTATTTTTTTTCGAGAGACCATAAATATCATTTCTGACAGAACCAACAATAACTTATATCTTTTTTAAATAAAGTTGCTGCTAGTCTCTCTATTATTTCAACAATCAAGGCACTTATTATCTTACTATAAAACCACATTATAATCTTCTAATATAAATTTGCTGTGAGTGCCTTTTATTTTCTTGTGCCGGTGTGTTGGACTCGAACCAACAACCTCGGGGTTAACAGCCCTATCTTTTTCAATTGCTGTGCGCGAAATTTTCATTTCACGTTGTGTGATGTACGCGCTCTATCCAGTTAAGCTACCACCGGCATATTAAAATTAGTGGGATTTGGGAACCCTTGGAATTGAACCAAGGAGTAAAATTAATGCCGTAATTTCATATGTAAATTTGCTGTCCGTGCCGCCCACTCCGTGCACTTTATTCTGTCGTCCAGACGTTCCCATATCTCAAGGCGCGTTTGTTTCACATTTTACCTAAATATCAAACTTAAACATTTGCTGTGTGCGCCTTTCCATTCATTTTGTACTGTTTCCCTCGAACTGTAGTTATTATATCATGATTTCCGTATTCTGTCAAGGGGTTTGCTAAAATCTTAACATTGTACATATTTTAAACGTTTACATATGTTACATAATTTAACACCTTCAATATTATAGAATGAGTAACTCCAAATTTCCTAGCCAACGCTCTTGCGCCAAATTCTGGATCATATGGAATATAACATTCTCGAATGTAATGCACATCATCCACTGTTAGTTTCGCTTGACTACAGTCTATGCCTTGTCGTGGTTTTAGTAAACCTGTATCTATTGCATGTCGCACATTTTCAGATGATGTTGCCCATTCTAAATTATCCACATTGTTATTTAATTTGTTCCCATCTTTATGGTTTACCTCTGGCTTATTTTCTGGATTTGAAATAAATGTTTCTGCCACTGCTTTATGAATTTTAAAAATTTTCTTTTTATTTCTTCCACCTAAAGATACACAAATTTGTTCATATCCAGTGTATTTATTAATCCACGTTTTATACACACGATATGTTCTAGAGTTTCTTATTTTCCCATCTGTAGAAACATCAAATTTCTCAAATATTTTACCCTAATAAACTAATGTCTTCCATAAAACCCCATCCAAAATGTCATCACTTCTTTATTGCTTAAATTCAATATGGCGCACCAGACAGGGCACGATCCTGTAACCTACGGTTTAGAAGACCGTTATTCTCTCCAATTGAACTACTGGTGCATAAAATATGGTAGGGTATCTCCGAACCTACCGTGGACTACTAATAGCATCACCTACGTTTGTCCTTTAGCAATCACTCTAATAAAGTCGTGATGAACTCGGATTGCCTCGGAAGATTAACTTGAATTATGCAATCATATAGTTTACGGACTCGAACCGTTTCATCGTGAAGCAACCTTGAACGTATTACATAACCTTTCGAGCAGTTTCTTCTCAACTGGTTTTACATGCGAAGTCAGCATGGCTGGTAGATGCACTGTGAGTCGAACACAGACTATGCCTTGTTAGGGTCTCTGGTTTATTGGCGAGCGGACGCAGAGTTGAACTGCAGTTAATTTTTCCTTTTCCACTCAAGACCAGGGCTTTAACCATTAAGCTATGCATCCACATAAGTAGAAAAATTAATTTTCTACTTTATTCTCTTGTCTCCAACGCCAATGTTCTTCTCTATGACAATTGGCACATAGCAAAATACATTTTTCTGCTTCTTTTAAGTATTTATCAAATGACGGTAATGCTCCTGAATTTGAAAGTTTAAAATCTTTTGTAGATGGATCGATATGATGCAACTCAAGAGCGTCTGTACAAGTGTCATATCCACAACGTTCACATTTTCCGCCCTTCATTTCAATAACTTTTGTCTTCATAGCTCTTGCCTTAAACGTTGGATTATTAGTAACAGGGCTACATTCATAACAATATTTTCTAGTACGCTGTGCCAAAGTATCAATTATGAATACGTTTCCACATATCTCACAAATCCTTTCTTGTGGTACGCGTTTTGTTAAAGAATATGACTCTTTATAATCTGGAAGTTTAAGATTGTAAAACTCCAACATTTTGTCTATCTGCTTTCGTGCACCACCATTTTTACTATTATATCCAATCTTTTGCATTAATTCCTTAATACTTGTGCTTTCATTTAATATCAATGTAATTTCTTCTCTAGTAAATTTCTTCCATAATGCCTCTGTCACATTGCTTCACCTCTAATAAAACTAATAAATTACAAACTTAATATTAGAGGTATTGTCTTTTGTTGTATTGTCTAATATTGCTGTTTTATAAACGTGCAGTCACCCTCTTACTGCACAAATACTACTCTCCGTTATCCAAAATCCGTTAGTTAATTAGTAGCACCCGTAATGTCATTCTCTAACCCAATTCTGGCTTACATCTTACTCGAATGACGTATCTACCATCCACATACCTCTGGGCCTTGCCACATTACTTTGCGTACTGAACTTGTTATTCTGCCCGCTCCTCTCGGGTAGGATAGAGAGGGGTCTCCTATATCGGTAGAAAGTTCCCATTTGCCTAGCGTTTCAGATACTTTTTAGAGTGATAAATCACCCATTCACGCATAGTCCGTTAGTATCATGGGCTATAGGACTCACTTTAAGTGGCTGGATTCACATTTCAGATCCCCTACCCTTAAAGGATGTTTCATAATTTTTATCCCGCATGACACATCTTGCGGTTGTGGTGGAGGCATTTGGAGTCAAACCAAACTTCCACAGGCCCTTGCTTTCCTGTTAGCTCTCGGAGCCTACCCCCATGACATTGGCGCGGCGCAGAGATCCCGCCTCCCAGCGGTTTTACCCGCCCAACCGGGTTCGAGCCGGTGCTGGTACGCTTGTCCAGTTTACGCCGCATAATTATTACTTGTTTTCCAGCTTCCTAATATTTCGCTGAAGTTTTCGAATAATTGATGCGTTGCCTACGGGATCACGCTGCTTTAGAATATTAATTCGTGCCTGAAGCATTTCTACTGTCTTAGTCATTGCTTGTACCTCCGTTATTAATTTAATATGGAGCAGCCACCCAGCCACGATCTGGGAACTAGGGATTACAAGACCCTTATTTTGCCAATTAAACTATGGCTGCGCAGTCGTGGTTGGGCTCGAACCAACGATCCGGGAGTCATGGACGTAGAAGTTTGTCTTGCACAAACATCTCTTTGTTATCCAGTAAAGGTCTATCCTTCGATAGAGTGTTTTACTTTTAAACTATTCTACGAAGTCCCGCGCCTTACCACTTGGCCACACGACTATATAATGCACAACCTTTCTGCAACCTTGGTGCGCTGGATTTCTCCTCGCGTGGCGCTCTCTCCGTAGTTGTGCGGACTGCGTACAATGCCAGTCACGTGTCTGTTCGCGAAACAGCCTGTTGGGTGCGGGAGCAGGGCACGATCCTGCAACCTTCGGGATATGAACCCGACGAGCTACCAATTGCTACCATCCCGCATTGTGCGGGGAACTTCCCCGCTTTTGTCCTAGGACTCGGTTTCTGCAGCTCCGAAAACTCCTGTCTCATTTTATTTCACCCACTCACGACAGTGTGTTGGGAAATCAGAGAAGCCGTAGCTTAATTCTCTGCTGGTGGGTGTACTGCGAATCGGACGCAGGTTCGTAGATTAAAAGTCTACTACTTTACCACTAAGTTATACACCCATATTGTGCGCCAGTTTATCGCCATGGCGCAGGGCAATCTAAGCAGGGTGGCTCATCCATCGAACTACTAATTTCTCTTGTATACCTCATATGGATCATCCCTTCCCATTCATTTTGTGTTGTCTCCCTCAGTACAGTATTGATTATATCATGATTTCCATTATTTGTCAATACTTTCTAATGTTAACTCTTCGTTGCATTAAAGTGTCGATCTTCAAGATACTTATCGATGTTATCCGCAATCTTACGAAAATCTTTGGCGTACTTGGCAAGTCGCTTATTCATGCTGTGGTGGTACACCTCAGTAAGCTTATCATTCGCGATCTTCTTGCCGCGCTTTTCGTCCCACTGATCATCTGGATGCAGTTTAGCAACAGCCTTGTAATTGCGATTCATATCAAACTTATTCTTACCAACATTAGACACATGAAGACCTGAAGTAACAGACGGAATAAATCTCTCATTCATCATGTCTTCTGCATCAAAAATACAACCAGTAATTTCTGCAACCACTACGTTATTACCCTTATCGATAACGTGACCTACCCGCTCGTAATCCATCTTTTCTTGCTCCTTTTTCATTCATTTTGTATTGCCTCTCTTGAGGATGTATTGATTATACCATATTCTTCCAATCTTGTCAATAGGTTTCTCAAAGTTTTTTTCGTCAAATTACCTCGCATTTTGTCGCCATCCAAGTACATCTAATGCCATCACTCTTAAAAGCACCAATCCACGAATCTCCATAGTCCCTATCATAATAGAAATCAGTAACCTGTCCAAAATTAGTTTTAAAATAATTCAAGCAATCTTCAATATTATTACAGACAAACATACCTAGATCGCCATATATACAACTATATTTTACAACATACATATCAATTACCTCTTTCATAAAACTCTTCATCGGGTATAACTGCACATATTCTTCCATTATCAAAATCAAACCTATAATCTAAGCCATTGAGAAATTCTTCTTTACGTCTCATAGCATCTTCGTCTGGATGCAAAAACTTCTCAAAAGGAAATGTTAAATCCTCATAAAAACACTCACAATATCCAGTAGTTAAAACATTCTTGCTCCATTGATAGCAGAAAAGAACATCTTTACTCTTCCATTCGCTTCGCCCACAACTCTCACAGCATTTACAATAATTCACTGCTTACTCTACATCCCCTTCGTCTCTCTTTGCTACCAGATAATCATAGAGCTCATCGGCACTCCTTAGCGGATGCCCATCTACACCTTCCTGTGCTTTTTCACTACGTCCAGCATCAAATTCAGTCAACCATCGCATAATGAGCGGCTCTTCATCAATATCAAAATCCATTTCTGGATCGAAGAACTGCGGCTCAAGCTCTTCTTCAAGCGCATCAACAATATTATCAAGAATATCAGCCATCATTCCCTTTTCAAAGCAAACATTCAGCACGTCTTCTAGTGCATTCATATGCACCCAATAACTATCAAGTGCATCCATAATATTGCAAAAAGACTTCCTAGTAATCACGAGCTTCTCACCACTTTCCTCTAACTTATAATCTTGCAGTTTCTTTAGTTCCTTTGTTGAAATGCTATCTAGACGTTCCTTATACTGCTCATAAATATTATCTAAAATGCCATGAACCCAACGCTGAAAATCAATTTTCTTTGGTTCCGTTGGATATGTATGCCCATTATAAGTCATTCCCCATGGAAGATACTTAGATGATGCGGCACTCCATCCAGTAAGCGTAGGCTCAAAGTAATACATTGTATCACTGCGCATACCCATCAAATACTTACCAGTGCTTTCTTGGTAATAGAATTTAATTGGTTTTCCTTCTCTAAATCCTGTGTAAGTATAGCCATCTTCTGGTCGTAGCAACTTGCGCACTAGGCGCTTTCGTAGGTTGTTAAGTAAACTCATTTAAATATCCTCCTTTTTATATTGTTCCTTTATATTTTCATATGGAATATTGTTGTCAAGAAAATATTTAAGGCAATTTACACAAAAGTCTGCTTCCTCTGTATTTGGCTTATCTGTTGATCGCATATTATAATCTCGGATTATACATTCACATCTATCACAAGTTTCAATCCATTTCCACCACATACCTTCTTGTTTGATATAATTTTTCATGTCGTTACCTCCATTGTCAATTTCTGGAAATAGTATAGCATATTCATTTTGTGTTGTCAAGGGGGTGAATTGTTATTTTTTTTCATATATTGTTATGTTGTCCTCTATTCATTTTTTGTGTTGTAATCTAACAGGACAAAAATTTTTAATTTTTGGCTTATGTTATTTATTTGTATTTATATGTTTTTATATGTTATTATCTATTTCTGTACCAGTATACTGTGGTTTTAAAACCGCAATACATTGGTGGTTTAAAACCGCAGTCTATTGGTGGGTAAAACCTCAACACATTGGTGGTTAAAACCGCAATATGTTGGTACATAGTTTTATATTGCGGTGTAGAAAAAATATTGGTTCTTTTTCCCCTCGACTTTATGTAGATAACCATATTCTAATAATTCTTTAAATGCTGCGCGATACGTGTTCTCACTTATACCAATTGCTTCTTCGATTGCTATAGGGCTAAGGGCAATAGAATAACCGTTCATATTGCTGGCAAAGTATAAGTATAATTTAAATGCGCTATAAGTTTTTAATGTACTAGCGGCAGCTTGCCACTCCTGATTGTTGATCTGTAAAAAATCTTTAGAACAATCTGGTTTAAATACAGTAACAACTCTTTGGTTTGGGTATATAATCATGCATATTAAAACTCCTTATTATTATTATCATTATTATTTCTGTTATTTAATTTGCCTTTAGATTTTCAAAATAGTGATTTACGCACTGTTCGAAATCCGCGCCGGTGTTTTCAAATACCCAGTTCTTATATCGCCAGTCATTTACATCTGGAATTATTTTAATTGGTTCATATCCATGCTCAAGTAAATATTGCAACAGTTTAAGTCTTTTGCATGTATAATACTTTCCATGTTTTCTTTCTAGCATGTCTCATATCTCCATTATTTTTATTATCATTCATTTTGTATTGTCTAACTAGTCCGTGATCTCAACTTTTTTGAAATATTGCTCTGAATACATCCACTTATAACCACCTGCTGTTTGTTGCCTTTCTGCGCAACAATCTCTAATGCAGCTTTTATTAATGCTTAATATTTCTGAAGCTTGTTTCATATAATCCCAGCAACGTATAAAATTGCCATTTAAGTCAAGCTGCACAATTTGCCTCGCGTTTGGATTATTTTTTCCATCATATTTCCCACGTTTTGCTTCACTCATTTTCTTTTTAGATTTTTCTGGAATATGTTTATTAAAATTTGGATGATTTTCTTTAATATAATTATCCCTTTTTGTTTTACTTATTTTTTCCCTCGTTTCTTTTGAAACAACTAAACCTAAAGTTCCTTGTCCTCCCATGGTATTATTATAACCATATTGTGGGTTTGTCGTGTTATAAACTTTTATTAATATTTTTTCAACCGCACAAGCATATTTAAATGTTTCATTTGTCAGCAAAATCTCATGCTTAAAATTGTCCCATCCGTACTTTTGCATCGCTCTCCAAAAATGTTTATTATTTCTATATCCTTTTCCACATGCTTTCCATCTATTCTTTGGATTTTGACTTGTTATCCCTATATATTTTTTACCATTTATTCTGTTTATGTGCATGTATACATTCCAAATATTTTGGTCTACTCCCTTGTCCATCAATTATGTCATCTCCCAAGTCATCGTTAATTTTATGTTATTTAATCAACCCAAGGTAAATTAGCTTCCACTACACTCTTTGGCACAAGGATGCCATCTTGCTGAATCCATGTGTTTTCGTCCAAATTTGAATTTAACAAATATATATTCTTTGAACCTCTTCTGTTTTTCAACAAATTTGCGGCTGTTAAATGAAATTTTGGATCTAAGTGCTTGTATGACTTTTTCTTTGTTACTGGGTTAATAACTTGAAGCGCGTAATCATTATATACTTCTGGTCTTAAATGCTGCATAACAATCATTACGTCAAACAAATGATAAATATATGACGCGGATGCCAATGTAGAACTAGTCATATCTTCTGGTTTTGTTTGGAATGCCGCATTATTGAGCTGTGCGCTCATAATAGATGCAGTTGGCAAGGTAGCATTCATTTCGCACAAACGAGTAGCTGTTTGTACTAGATCTGTCCATTTTGACATATCCGATCCAGTTCCATGCTTAAGTGTATCATAAAACCATACGCCTACATTATGTTGATATATAGCCTGCCTTACCAAACGCTGTAGACTATCATCTGAATAATTTGCAGAACAGTTCTTAAACCATACTTTCGACTTATTCTCTTCGAACCACTTAATTGCATTTTTTACGTTTCTATATTCTCTAGAAGTCCGTTCCAAACGTGTTCTAAATTGTTCAACTGTCTCAATAAAATTTCCTTCAGAATCAGTTTTTCTATAAATGATATTATTATTCGAGTCAAAATACGCACCAGTTTTAAATCTTTTTTCTGGGATATGGATCTCATTACCATGCAATCTTTGTATTGCCGGGGCATTATTTACTACAGAAAGTCCAGCAAGCTGCATACTATTAAAATCCATTTCATTTCCAAAAAAGGCAACATTTACTCCTTCCACGAGTGCAATATGCATTGCCAAGTAAATTAAGGCCCTTCCTTTACCTTGGTTAGAGTTCATTGCAATACAATAAGAATCATGTTCCATAATTCCTGAACACATTTGATTGACAAAATCCCATGCGCAGTTTATTCCGCGCTCTGGTGCTTCAAGAAAACTATCCATAAGACCAGTTACATTCTCAGATAAATCCAATGTATCATCAAGCCCAGTAATTACCTTATTGCAAATCCTATCAAGGTTACCTCTTACCCAATTCGCGCAAGCGTCCGCGCTCAAAGAATTAAATCTAGGATGACCTAAAATTTTCGAGACATCATATCCATTTTTATGTAATTGCCTTAAAACACTCCATTTTTTTAATACATCTACTTGCCCTTTTAGTTCATCATCAGATGTTGTAGCAAATCCCATCATTTCTCGAATGTTTTTAAAATATCCAAATTTCTTATATCCCTTAAATCTTACTGGATCCATACTAGCAAACATATTACATTTAGCTTCTGTGACTTCATTTGAATACGTAAGAATATAATCATTAAAAAACACATGAAAATATGCAGTCATAGGATCATGAAAGTCTTCATTTTTAATCACATTCATGAATCTAAATCCTGCCTCTTCTGGTCTTGCAAACAGGGACCCAAGCACAATCATTTCCACCTGTGTATTCCATAATTCAAGTTCAAAATTTTCATCCAAGATCAATCACCTACTCTACATAAAGGTCGTCAAAAATGTCACTAATATCTTCTTTTTTCTCTTGCTTTTTCTGCCCAATCCTAGACATATCAACATCTTGATATTTAGCATTCTGTACAAGCTCACGAGCCGTTGCCTCTTGCTTTGCCTTATAAGCCAAATAATTAGGCATCTTGCCAATCAAGATTGCTAAATCATACATCAATCTTGCGTTGTCATTATCTGGGCCTTTATGATTTACCTTATTATACTGTTTAATTTCATCTAATTTCTTTTGTCCCCATTTCCAGCATTCCAACAAAGTGCCAATACTCATGGGCTTACACCTTTTTCCTTTGTAAGTTCCACTTTCTAGACTTGCAATGACCTGCCAGAATGCTCCCGGTACGATGCTAATATCATAATGGTTCAGCAGCCATTCATTCAATTCGTCGCTATGAAAACGATGCTCTAATTTAGACTTCGTTTCCGCTTCCAGTGATGACATTTTATCCAATGCGGCACTCCACATTTCTGGTTTGCCACGACCTGAAGCTACTCGCTTTGATACAAGCGCCTTAAAGCACCCAGAATGATAATATTTTCCTTTAAATTGCAATACATTCTCAATCTTGTTTCTTTCAACTTTTATTGTTTTCCCGCACTCGGCACATTTCACGTCTACCACGCTGTCCACCCCCATATTCTGGAAACATTATAATCCATTCATTTCGTATTGTCAAGCACGCGCATATAAAAAATTTAGGGAGACTCGTAGGTCCCCCCTTATGTACTTTATTAAGCCGACACAATGTCAAGGATTTGCTTAAGGATGTCTACGTCGGCCACCTTGTTGAAGGCGGTTGGTAGACCGGAATCCTTGAGTTTGGTCTGCATTTCCTTTTTCTGTACAGGATTTAGCTTAGTAATCGCTACTTTAATTGAGTTCTGAAGCTCAGTAGCATTATCAGTAGAAGTATCTTCCTGGACTGACATCTTTGCCTTTTCCATTTCAGACTTGCTCATAGATTTCGCCGCATTACTCATAACTTCTGCACTGTAGATTTCCTGTTCAGTTGCAACAGCAGTATCAAGGTTGTTATTAAGAACGAACTTGCTCTTTCCCTTGTTTCCGTCAATAACAACTTGCCAATCTAGCAACGTTGGGTCGGCTACTTTTTCCTTTGGGTGTACACCACTACGATCCTTAATAACATCCGCAATTACAGTATCATCTTCATCTCTATAGAAACGAATAACAGTGTGGGTATTATAATCTAGATCTTTGAAGCCTTCAGGAATCTTCTTTCCAGTAGGAACACTAGTAAACTGCCCATTCGCACCTTTAACTGTTTCCTTCTCATCCGCTTCCCTGCAGGTTATCAAACTATGGACACCTGTGCCAAGAAGTGCAAGGCATAGGTTGGCTCCCTTGTAACGAAGAGCACCCCAGTCTTTCATTTCAAGTGAAGATCCTTCAATCGCTACAATCTTTTGATCTCCAATGAGTCCATTATCATCTGCTCTCACACGCGCTCTCTTCTTAGAAAACTCAAGTAGACCCTGTTGCGCTGCGGTGTATAGGACGCTCACGCCATCAATGACGATCGCATCTGCCCTAAAGGGATTGCCTTCTGCATCTGTAACTATAGTATCTAGTTCTTCTCCATCTTCTCCAATTTCGTAAAAATCTTCATTGTTCTTTACCTTATCGATATAGTCAAGTACCTCACCAAGACTTTGTGTATATAGAATATAAATATTTGCTAGATCTACTCCGTTGCTTTCCATTTCGTCTAGATAATTGTCTACGCTTCCTGACTCTGCATCAATATAAAGAACCTTCATAGGGCTACCATCTTCATTATGCATATACGCAAATTGAGATGCGAAAGTACTTTTCCCCGTAAACGGCTCACCAAAACATAGAAAATTTAGCTTCTTCTGAATCTTACTAGCTGTACGTCCTCTTGCCATAATTAATCATTTCTCCTTTTAAATCTAGTCATCTCATTCATTTTGTATTATCAGGAGTGAGCTTACGCCCACTCCTTATTTACCTTACCATGGAGCTTCATCATCTAGACTATCGTCATCATCGCTACCCCAGTCATCTGCATCATCACTAACTGCCGCACTCGGCTTCTCACCAAAGTTTTCCTTGGCAGTTTTCGCCGCCTTAATCTTGCGCAGCGCCTGTGCAATTGCATCCTCAGAATAAGTCTCCGTATCAAAAGTGCTTCCGTCTACCTTATACACAACATACTCTCTAATTGTGGGCCCAACAACTCTTTCAAACGGAGAAGTTTCAGTAGAGCCCCAAGGATCTTCCTCTACAACCGTCTCGATATTATTCTTGATAACTACTCTGCCATATGTCTTAATTGCATTGCCCGGACGCATCTTCTTCTTAATTGCATTCGCAACCTTTGCGTGTTCTGCATCAATGATAAAAGACACAGGCTCAACGGTGTTGTACCCAATAGAATATCCACTTAGGACAAATCTTCCAGTTGCCTTCCCGTTCTCATCTTCTTCTTTGTCAATAGACGAGAAAACAATCACATTTTCAAATTCTGCCATCGTATTGCAATTTGGATCGTCAAGATCAATCGGCTCATTTGTATAAGAAATCTGATTCGGAACAATATCTACCTTTCTACGAGTCTGTCCGTTTTTATCAGTATAAGAAGAAAACTCAAGACTGCCTCTAATTAGAACACTATCTCCGTCGTGAATGTTTTCGTGTATCCACTCAACAGCATCATACTCTGTAAAACTCTTATTGATATTCTTTCCGTTTTCATCCTTGCCAGTGCTAATATTAACACCAATTAGACGATATCCCTCTCCCGGAGACTTGTGTCTGTTCTTCCACGCCACCTTTTGAGTGTCTCCCTTGGCCTTACCTTCGCCCTTCTTATAGTAAAATACTTCAGGACGAGGGAATCCGTTCAGCTTTACGTATACTGTTTCGTTTTCCGCAATTTTCACACCCATTTCAATTGCATTCCATGCGCCACCATTCTTACCGGTGCCGCTCTTATAAAATCTATTGCTCTTAGTACCAGTGATTACGCCGCGAAGCTGTACAGTACTTGTAGTCTGCTTAAGTTCGTGTAGTCTCTCTGCCATAATTACGTCTCTCCTTTTCGTCAATTCAAATACTTATTATTTTCGTTTAAAAAATATACATTCTTTTCATTATTATCATTCTCATCGCAACAGTCACAATGGCCTCCACACTCATTTTCAAGCATGATATCGCTAAAACCATCACAAAAAATTTCATCCAAAGCGTTCAACAGTTCATCAACATCTTCACATTCGAAAACGGCCTCCATGATGTTGAATTTAATTCTTTCATAGTCCGAATTACTAGTCATGAAAAACTTATAACCCCAATAGCGATCACAACAGCAACCAACCGAAAGCACCTGTGAATTCATGTCCTTATACAGTTCAATGAAGTGCTTATAATCCGAATCTTCCACCGTATGAAATACAATCAGCTCCGAGTTGTTAGTTCCATCATACACCATAATTCTTATCTCCTTTTCATGTCATTCATTTTGTGTTGTCATTATTAGTTTCGTTCACATTCAGGCAGGATTCCATTTTTCTTCAATATATCATATAAAAACTTTCTACCATTCTGTGTCCAATATGTGCCCATTCTACTAACGTCGTCACTTACAGTGTATGTTCTTGATTTTGTATATCCCTTATTGGCGTATTTCTGATATAGCATCCACATATCGCCTTGTTTATATTGCACTTTAAGACCATGTAGAATTGAATTGAACTTCACCGCGCTCATTCCATAATCCTTAGCAATCTGAGTAACTGACACAGTTGATTTGCTTTGAAGAATCTTATCGTAATAACTTACCTTCGGCTGCATTTCCGTAATCAAAAGAGCTTGTGCTTCATTCTTTTGCTTAAGGAGTGCTTTTTCCTCACGCTCTTTCTTAAGCGCTTGAAGTGCATTGATTAACATATCTGGGTTTGCAAGGACTTCATCTACAGCGTACATGCCATGTTTACGAATTGAAGGGAGAACATCATGAGTTACCCATCGCTTAAATGTCTTAAGTTCATTTTGTCTCTTTTCAATATATTCATCGTCTACACCACGTGCTTTTTCTGGTTGCATAACAAACAATGCTGTGTATATTCCAGATTCGTTAATCACAGTCATATTTTGCATCCCACCAGGGGTGTTAATTTGCGACACACCCTTTTCGTCGTCAGCCAATCTAGAAGAAACGCGCCTATAATTCGTTTCACCGAATGCATTACACACATCCTTAAGCACGAACCATGGTTCTTCATCAATAATTACAGATCTTATCTGTCCAAATTTTTCACTTTCAAAAACTTGAATCTCATTCATGTTTGTCTTCCCTCATTCATTTCGTACTGTCAATAATACCTCGTATCAACATTTTCATTCATGAAAACATACACATCATCTTCATTATCACCCAAATTCAACCCTGTTACGATCCCGCAGTTAGGGCAATTTGCCTTTACATACATCTCCTCAAACGGAATATTACGTTGGACCGTATATATAATTCCACATGTTTGACATTGAATGTGGCAGCATTTTTTCTTTTTTAAATCTATACTCATTACTCATTTTTGGCCTCCTCTCTTTTTGTCTCAATACCATTCATTTTGTATTGCCTTTCTCTTCGTTAAGCATTATAACATAAAAAAAGAGACTTGTCAAGCCTCTTTCTCACTTTTTAAAAATATATTTAATATATAATTCCATTACATCACTTTTAAGATAGCATCCTTCATTATCAATGCCAACCTCACACAATTCATCAAATGTTATATACACTCTCTCTCCATCATCTTTAATAAAACCAATACGATCTTCATCTACAAATGGACAAATATCGCATTGGTTTGATTTTTGATTCCCATAAAAACTATGTCTAATTTGTACATTTGCCTTTTTAATGTCTAAAATGCTAAATTGGTCTATAAAATCTTTTATAATATATTTCGGCAACATACCCTACCCCCTGAAGCTATCAATTAAATATAATCTTGAAAATGATGATATACATTATCTACACGATATTTTGATTGAAAACCATATTTGTCCATCAAGCACTCTCCATCTTCAGACTTTAAAAAACTTCTTAAATCGAGCCCCGTTTCTTGTATCCCTCGGCATAGATAATAATACATCCCACTAGTTTGAATGTTTTTCATTGTCAGCCCCGGCATACCAACATGATCTCTACAGTTTCTGACTTTTCTATAAACCCATCTAAAATACTTATCATTTGAATCACGCGCATGTGCATTTTCAAGTTCTTTATATAGTTTATTTTCTCCATTAAGCTTAATAACCATTAAATCTTTGCTGTAGCACACATATTCTTTTTCATCAAATGCTTTAGTTAGTAAATCGTACAACCTGTCAGTTAATTTTACTAGTCGTCCGTCTGGAAAATATAATATCTTATTTTTAGTGTCGATCATCTTTTGATTAATACTTACTAAATCAATCATACTCGGTCCAGAAATACCCTCCCAAAGACATTCTATAATTGCTCTGTCAGTCCAATTATATATTTGATTCTCAATATTAGTTATTTCTTCACGACTTAAAAACATTACACTATTTTGAGGCACACATGGCTTTAGCATTTCGATAGTTAAATTATTATACGCATTGGTTGTATTTTCTTTATGGTAATATTTTTTCCATGCACAGTATGCCTTTAAAATTGTATTGTAGTTCATAAGTACATAAATAGTTTTTGCATTAAACTCTGTATACATTTTTAATATTTCATTTTCATTAAACTGACTGCAATCTTTTCCATTTTCTTTTTCAAATGGTTCTGTTTTTTTAAATAGGCTATTCAATGAAGTTCTTGCTACAAAGCGGCTTCGTAAATAGTCCTCTATAAACCCTTCTTTCATTTCAGATTGATACATTTGTATTGCCACCCTTCGTGGATTATTATATATTATGAATATTCATATTATCAACTGGTAATGTGTGGAAGATACTTATTGTTCCGTTGTTTTATTAATAATTTCATCAAGAATTTTTGAGGCATTAATCTGATTTCTTTCATACGCTTCTACATATCTTTGCGTTGTAGCTACATTTTCATGCCCAAGTACAGACGCTATAGTCAAAACATCAACTCCTGCTCCATATAGATTCATTGCAGCGGAACTTCTTAATTTATGGGGTGTAATGTGTTTAGGAAGATGCGTTGTATATTTTTTAATTATTTCCTGAACACTATCTACAGACATTCTATTTTTTTGCTGACTAATAAATAGCGGCCCATCTTCTTCTCCATTAAAATACAATTCTCTATCCTTCATCCAAGCCAATATAAGGCTTCTTAGTGTATCTTCGAATCTAATAAATCTGCTTTTCCTACCTTTCTCAATTACTTTAATTGTGTTTTCCTTAAAACTTATATCACCCATGTCAATATTAACAATTGCAGAAACACGAAGCCCAGTACTTAACCCAATTGCAACTACACATGCATCTCTATTTTTAAGCATAGGTCTAGATTCTTTTGCAATTCTTTCAAATACTGATTTAATTTCTTCTGGTGCCATATATGTCACTGCATGTTCTGTTCTTATTCTTGGTCGTTCAGTTTTTAGCATTGGATTATTAGTTATATAATCTTTCTGGCTTAAGAACTTAAAAAAAGTATTTAGTGACGACCATTTCGCTGCACGAATATCATCACCAACCTCTACTTCTTCATCATTTACAACTCTTCTTCGAATTGAAACCATATATCTTTCAATATCGTCATCCGTAACATTTTTATAAAACTCGTCTTTTCTTTTTCCTTTTGTAACAAAATCCATAAAATTTACTACATGATTAATATAATTGTTCATAGTAGTATGTGTTTTGTCACGGGCATCCATCCAATTATAAAATAATGAAAAAATCTCTGGTAAATCTTTTAGTTTCTTTTCCATTTTTTCTCTAGCTTCGTTTTCTTTTTCGATTCTACCACTCATCGAATAAATTCCTCCTTCGACAATTCAATATAACACAACCGCAAATATAGATACAAACCAATCGTCCATGTAAGATACCACTGAGTGCAAATAGACGTTACAAGTAAGCAAACCAAATAAGCCAGCGTTTGTTGCCAAATATAATTAAACCAAGTTCCATTGTTAAAGCGCAGTTTCACTAATTCTTTTGGAGTCATATAATAAACGGGACCAACGATTTTTTCAATATCCCTTTCTGGAACGAAATTAACAAAGCTACGGTCAATCGACCATTTGTCACTTGTACTGAAATTCCATATCATTTTATCATTTTTTGTTTCTATAGACTGGAACATTCTGTAGTAAGGATATTTCCAGCCGAAGAATCTCATAGGATCTGTTTCATGATCGCCAACACGTTCATAAAAATCTTCCTTAAATAGAACCGTTGTATGTTCACCGTATTTAATTCCTTTATATACAAAATAGCTTCCATGAGTTATATAACCACGCGAATACCATTGATTTTCAACCATTTCACATCTCTCCGATTACTTTACTCGGTAATAATTTTCTCTCGGCAAATATTTCAACAATTGAAAAATTGTTTGTTTATCACTTGGTATTTTCCCCGTTTCCTTACGAATAAAGTCATAAAGACATTTTTTATTTGGAATTTTGCACATTTCCTTCGTCGAAATCTTAAAAATCTTTATAATCATTCTATAGCCTTTCTTGTCATGCACGCACTGAAATAAGCGCATTGATTGCCAACTTACGCAGTTTCCTTTTTTGCTTAATCAATTCACGCTGCCGCCAGTATTGATGCGTTTCATTTTTAACAAGATGACGGCACTCTTTCTGGAGACATTCCTTTACTTTCATCTGCCGCACGGTCATTGACGCGTGATGATGCTTGCAGTACGCACAGCAGTTATTAGATTCACAGTTGAACAAACATTCCATAGTATACCTCTTTTCATTAACGATTTACTATTGAATTACGTATATTGTAACTCATTCATTTCGTATTGTCAAGACTGACAATTTTAAATATTTGGAATTTTATATAGACTTCATTCTCTTTTTAAATGCTCTCTTGTACGGTTCGAATGCCGTGGATTCATTGTAATTCATTTGCCTTAGAATCTCTTGGCGCTCTTCTTCTGTAAGAATACGGATTACTTTGATTGCATCAGAAATAGCCCAAGTGGATCGGTTTCCTTCGTTGAACAGATACCATCCGTTGGTTGGAAGCTTATCCGTGAAACATTTCTTATGTAATTTAGATACCTCATCTCTGTAATCTACAGTTGTATTATACAGAACTTCACACCAAACACGCTTTCCATTCTTAAACCTGCTTTTATATGGCCCAAGATTGCTCCCGTCATAACCGCGAAGGTGTGGTGCATCCGGCACCGTCATGGAACAGTGCCAACCTGGACGGCTAGCATATCCTTTGGTGGGATTATTTTCTGCAGGAATCCATTCGTTCATGGGAGTTTCTTTTCCTTTAGAAATGAAGAGAGGGAAGAGCTTCCCGTCTTCCCTCATTTCAAAAAGTTTATATCCAATTTTATAATTTTTAGGTGCTTTCATAATTACTCCTCCGTATCAAATAGCATTTCAATTATGTTATTTTCTTCATCAATATTAAAATTCTGGAAAAAAGTTTCAAACCACTCTTGATTATTTCCATCTGTAAAGCAAACTTCTACATTAGGATAATCTTTCTGAAGCTTTTGTAATTCAGAAATAAGTTTTTCAATTTTCATATATCATATCTCCTAATTAAAAAGTATAATTTTCGTTTATATATACCAGATATATATCATATTCATGCTTTGTAAGTATATTTTTTATATAATCAATATCAAGAAATTCACATTCGATAAATTCATCATAGCATGCCCAAATCTCACTGCCAAAACCAAATTCATATTCCCAATCTTCGTATAAACTTAAAACAGTAGTTGAATCTTCTTCTTTTTGCATTATACTCAATTCATGCACAAGTTCTTCGAGCGTATGACCATGACTGATCATCCAATCAAGCTTATATTTTTCATATGCGATTTTCACAATATCCATAATTTAAACCTCCTTTCTATAAAACAACTTATATGTTTTTGAGTTATACTTATCAGTAAGATTTACTCGAATTCCATCATTAATATTTTTCAACTCTGTTTTAAACATATCTTCATCAAAATCAACAAGATCTACACCACACCATCCTGCAATAATATCGGTATGAACTACTCGTTGACAACAATTCTTAAGTTCTTTTAGAAAATCTTTTCTCGACATTACAACATTATTTACAAAATAAGCATACTTCTTTCTCATGACTAATCTCCTTTCAAAAGTTCAGCAACAAGTTTGATAATAAGTTCGTTTGCCTGTTCTATGTTGTCGCAATAGATTCCAATATCTTTACCAGTTTCATCATCTGATACTTTAATATAACGACCATCTTTGCTCGTGGCTTCAATATGTTTCATTTTTGTTTCTCCTTTAACTGCAATCTCAACTTTGCATTTTCAACTTGAAGTTCATAATTTTCTCTTGTGAGTCTATTAATTATGCTTTCATTTCTTGCAGCCTGCATTTGTCGCTCGCTCTCCAACTCCTTATTACTATATATATCCCAATTCTCTTGTGTCCAATAATGCATTATGTCAAAAACACTATCATCAAGAATGCCTTTACTGATAATTTCATTGCTGTCTACTTCTACAATGACATATGCATTTCCCTCAAAATATTTGAGAATTAAAGATAGGTCATAATCATTATTAAACTTTGTACGTTCAATACGTGTACCATATAAAGGATCATCAGATAAGTTTTGTATATCTGTTATTAGCATATCATATGCACCACGTTTCTTTGGCTTCCATTCACTTTTAACAACCATTAACCAATCTTTATCAAAGCCTAATTTTTCTAATTTTCTTATTGTACATATATTCATTTAAAATTCCTCCTCAATCCATTCTTCTGGCGACAAAAGTTCTTCGCCAAACAAGTTATACCACTGTCCACACTCTGAACATTGACAAGCGCCATGATATTGATTATATAGATACACTTCGTTGCCACAATGACAGGTTCCGTGGGCATCATCTCTTACATTACGAGTATATTTTACAACTTCATTAAATCGTTCAAATTCATTTGGGTGTTCAAGGCACCAGCGCAAATTTTTATAAGATTCTGGATTCTCTTCTTCATTTTGTAGTAGATTTCCATTTGCATCACATGGGAAACCAAATCCGTTGTGACGACGATCATCAAACACAAGCTGATACTCTGTGATTTTACACCATTTTGACGGCACATAATTCTTAAGCATAATTATCGTCTCCATTCATTTTGTGTTGTCTTATCAATGCTGGTGAAACAGTACTGCCGTGAGTTTCTTATTCCAACACGCACCACAAGCCGAACAAGTAGATGCTTTACCAGGGCACACAAATGCGTTCTTAGGGAACTCAGGATTCAGGCTCTTATCATCGAAATCTACATATGCCACACCAAGACCATACGGGTTAGGTACGTTCCACAATTTATGCCAAGCAGAAAACATAATATTCAAATTATCAGGGAGATTCCCGTTTTTTGTAATGTAATCGTTTACAATTTCGTATTGCTTAGTGAAAGCCATATACTTTGTATCAGGAGTCTTACGGCACAATTCTACGAGTCTCACCAAAAAATCTGCATCGGGGAAATCTCCACTATCAAAAAGTCTCACTTTAGGAAGTCCAGAGAACTTAATTTTATAATATACCTGCTCAAAGAAATTATCGGGATCATCATGATACAGTCTCAGATTTCTATAATATGCCGCTTGTACATTTGCAATCATTTGGCATCCTTTACAGGCGTAACAAGTTGCCTTACATGGTGCGTCAACACGACAAGTACACACGGGGAACGCAAGATTAAGACAGGCAGCACCGGTTTTACTATTTTTATTAGCCATATTAATCTCGTTGCTCTTGTTTGCAAGGAAATCAATATATTCCCGTCTACTCATAATAAAATTCTGTTCATGCTTCATATTACTTACCTCCAAATCTTACAGTTCAAATACAATATATTCTGTAATGCATTCATTACCATTATAGTAATTGATCAATTCAATTTCTTTGCTGCCTTCATGGACATACATATCCGTAGTCCATCCGTTCTCCGTATCGATTCTGCATTCATTATCTGCATCGTCATTTGCGGCTTTCCACGCCTCGTCTTCCGTTTTAAATGGTCCAATAACATCTTTTGCTGCATCGAATGAATACCTTGTCAAATAATAAAACATATATTACTTCTCCTCACATTACAACAAAATCTTCATTGAACTTTTCCCTATGTGCCTTGACATATTCATCAAAGAAAACTTGTTCGGTACATGGTGCGAGTTTTGCATGGAGTTCTTCTCTAATATCGTCGTCCATAAGATTCACCGCAGATTGATAAAAAATCTTATTTCCGTCACTGTCAAATACAAATTTCATATTATCCATTTTTCTTATTCCTCCTGTTATTTATTCAAGCAAGACCACGTTTCTCCATTATGAATAAGGGACAACATTCGTCCGCCACCAAGTAATTGAATTTTTGCGCCAGTATCTTTACGCTTTAAGTTCAATGTGTACAACAGCTTTTCCATTGCTTCGTATGGTGTTCGAGCTGTAAAATACAGCTCTTGATGCGTGTCGAGATTATAGCATCTAATCATTTTTTATTCTCTTCCTTTCAAAATTTCTATAATATGGCATAAATCTATATCAGTAATTTCTGTATTAGAATCATACAAATCTATCAAGTCCTCTACATATGAAATTGCTTTGTTAATACATCTGTCCATTTTTCCTTCCTCCTTGTTTATTATATATTTTTTTATTTTAATCAAATGGACTAATATTTTCGTACACCCAACCGACTCCCTTGCTATGATGATCATCTACCCAATGGAACCAATCATCCTGTGTAAATTCACCAACAGGAAATCCATGAAATGGCTGTGCAAGAATTAACTCTCCGTTTTCATCTTCATCCCATGCAATGTCTGCATTTTCTTTCCAGAGGTGCTCCACCATAATATCTTGCTCGTGTGAAAATACATTTGTCATCCATTTATTGTTTGCATACACTTTCTTTTCACATTTTTCACAATCTGGACAGTTACACGAGTAACAACAAATTTTCTTTTCCATTATTCACCCTCCTCCTCGACATCCAGTAGATATCCATATCCAAGCGATTCAATTTCATCGTTATTAAACCCTGCATAATACAAATCTTCTAGCACATCGCTACACAATTCATGGTGCTCATCAATGGTCTCTACGCATCTTCTCAAAAGACCAATTGCTCTCTGATAGCTAATTTCATTATCTCCTACGTCCCAATATACCTCACGTCCAATATAAGTAAGAACGTGAATATGATCTAGCTTTGCAATTTCGGCGGCAGTTTTAACAAGCTCACACTGAAATTCATTCGTCATAATACTATGACTGTCATCTTGCTTCATGATTTCTGCACAAGTCCGCGCCACACTTTTTTCTGTAAAATGTCGAATACCCGTGTCCATCAAATGAGAAATTGCCATACGGAATAGAACTTCATTTCTCTTACGAAGTTCATCAAGTTTCTTTTTAGATTCCATGTAATTCATAATTCATACCTCCTTAGCCATGCGTAGCTTTACCTTTATGCGGATTTTTAGCATTTTTAATAAATACATCAATAATTAATGACAACCTATTATGATGAATTTCTCCATTGTCATCAATATAAAATGTTTTCATATTCCATTGTTGAAGTTCGCCATAAAAAGGATAATCAACAATAATATCCTGACCAATAAGGGAAATAAATTCTGTTTTGTCCATGATCCACCTCTTATACCTACCATATATAAACAGGTAGAAAATCAACTACGTCTCCATCGCGATCTATACATAACCATTCGCAATTATTTTCACATGCAAGTTTAATCAAGGGTTGCAATTCTTTTATAACATCTCTATTAGTAAAAGAATCTGTCATATTTTTGGGCACATATATCCACCAACCGTGTTCTGCTTTTTTATAAATTGAAAGATTGCTAATCCCAGTATAATAGATCGCAGTTTTATTACACACACGTTCAATTTTAATTGCAATTTTTTCCGGTATATGTGTAATAGATACTGTTAGCACTTTTTGAATATTAAGTTTCATTTCTAATCTTCCTTCCTGCCCACCTTTAACCGGATGGGCGCGGTATTGGTGGTTAATCTCTAGACAAGATATATTCTCTGTCCGGCATCCCAACGATAATCTGGAAAGCTTCCTCCAAGCCTATTAGTTCGTTAAATACAGACAGCGTCAATTTGTCGTTGCCCCCGAAAAGCTCCCCATAATCCCGAAGCGTACTGCGCCTTTCTTCGATCACCTTGAGCAGTTTCTCAATGTTCGGATTTGTCATTGTTTACTTCCTTTCTACCTGCCTTTAATCTGGCAGGTGCGGTGTTGATGGTATTATCTCCTATGAGATTTTCTAGCACTCTGTTCATCTAGTATGCGATTAGGATTCTCAGTAAGCGCACGTTTCCATGCGATAGCCTTCGCAGTTTCCGGATCAGGGGCATCAATCTTTTCTGTGCGACAGCACAGCCTCAATCCTCCTAAGTAATCATCAAATTCCTTGTAACTTGTATGTACGGTATACAACATTTCTTTTCCTTTCTGACCTCGTAACCTCCGGGGCGGGGTAGTAAGTTGGTTAGCAGTATTTGTGCACAAATTCGCGCAACAACCTTTTATCCGTTTCTGAAGCATCGCACCATCTTCCGTTTTCATCTCCCATGCTGATACATTCGAGCTGATAACGCGCTGCGGATTTGATTTCCTCATCGTTAGTGATTCCGCATCCTTCGAGATATGCAGCAAACGTATCAATCTTATACGCGCGTTCTTTGAGCGTCATATTGTTCTCCTTTTTATAAATTTATATACACTCAAGAATCTTGTAAGCTCTCTTTAATAGTTTCATATAAGAGCTGCATTGCATCGAGATGGATCGAAGCTCCTCAGGATACGAGGGCGCACGATCCATTAAGATGTTTGTGCAGCTTTGTTGAATTGAATTCCCTTGTGTATATTGGCGCTTATGCCATTAAACCTGTCGAATTCGAGGTGGTTAAAATGCACTCTGTATTTATGTAGATATTTCTTTAACAGACTCATATTATAAGACTCTCAAGCCGTCTCAATACCTGGATGGAAGCCGGTAGATAAACCGGAATACATCCAGGTAGTAGACGATCTTGGAGTCAAATTGAATGTAAATACCTTGTGCATTTGCAGTATCTATCTGTACTATGTTTTTAATAACCTTTTACGCCAAGCTCATGCATTCTTGCACCATAATCAAAATTATTGATTGCAATAACTTTCTTCATAAGAGCAAACATTCTCCATCCTTCTCCTTTATACTCGTCAAGCTTAGAGTTGATGTAACTAACGGCCTTCGTTCCATACAACTTAAGTCCTGTATTTTCAACTTCAACAAAGCAGTTATGAAACATAAGAAGATTCTTCATCGTATAGTATGCGCCTTCTCCCTTATAAGCATCAATCCATGCTTTGCTCTTAGGAGTATCAGAAGGAAGTTTAATCATTTTAAGCATAAAATTATTAAGCAACCTATACCTCTGAGAATAGTTTCGAGCATATTTAATTGCAAAGATACAGTCTCTAAGAGGCTCATAAATTTTCTTATTCAAGTCGGCAACAAAAATGTCCATTCCCTTCACATGCTTGTAAGGAATTCCCTTGCATTTCTTTGTAGGAAGCTGATCAATATAATCTTCAAGCTTTTCCATATAATCGGTTATGACATTAGCGATAACTTCCCTAGTGAAGAAATGACTTCTTTCTCTAAAGCTTTCTTCATCTCTCTCTTCGAGCTTACCAAGCACTCTTACTTCCTCAAGCATCATATTAAAAGTGTATTTATAATCATACAATTTTCTGAGATATGCGTTATATCCAGACCCAGTTCCATCATAGGATACGTAGTTGAGCATTTGAAACATCTGAGCCATAACAAATCTTCTATGAAGCTTAGAATTCCTTACATAACCATCAGCAATAATCTGATTAGCAATTACATCATTTTTCTTTTCATTTACAACAACAGGCTGTCCATTTTCATTAATTACAAGAGAAATAGTCGCTCCAGGTTTAATTCCTTCTGGAAGATTAACAGTAAAATACTTACTCGTGTCTACTCCTGCGTTGTTCAAAGCTTCCATTCTTTTATTTCTGTTCATCATAGTATCAAGCTCCTTTTCTATAATTAATTATTTTCAATCCATTTTCTAAGAATTACTAGGTCAGAATCTTCATTTGACTGATAAAACCATTTGCCGAGTTTCTTTTCATCCCATACAAACCTACCCTCAAGAATCATGCACAAGATAAATCCTTCAAGTTTGCTCTGTGCAATTTCTCTCCTTTCTGCGGCAAGTAATATGTCATCCGGGATTTCTGTCATAGAACATGCCTTAAAATATACTTTTCTTTTACTATCACTCCTTTTGCTTGGTATGGAATACTTGTAACTTTTATACAAACAGTCAATCATTTGAAGAATAATGTCAATCGTAAAATAAGAATCATCTTCCATACTAAACAAATACCTTGAAGTATCATATTCTCCATTTTTGATTAGAAATCCATTACCAACCTTCATCGTTCGCTTTTCAAAGTCAATATGAAACGTTTCTCCATTTGAAACTCTTTCAACTAACTCATTAAAAATTGTCATTACCATACCTCCTATTATTTTGAATTGCTCATAATAATGGTGCGTTCCTTTATCAGTTCATGTTGGCTGCATATGCCAGATTTATAGCCCGTAATGAGGGAGATAAGCCTCGGTTGCGGGCTGTCAATCTGGTTAAGTTGCAGCGAATTGAATTCTATTACCTTGCAATTCGTCGCCGCACTACGATTTAAATTACTCAATAATATCAGTGCATAACTTTAATTGTTTCATGTTAGAGGCGTGTTGCCTGTGAGCTCGATGCTCGTTGGCACGATAGGGCTGTTAGAGCATCTGAGCTGGCAGGCTTATGCACGCCTTCTATTGAATTATATTACTTTGTAATTTACCGCTGCACTGCGGATAATGTTACATTTGCCTTACAAGTGTGTCGAATACTGCACGATTTGTAAGCAACGCATTTCTCATACAACCAAGGCTTAGAAGTCCTTCAATTTCCTTGTCTGTCTTATTCTTATTAGCTGTTACATTCTTTCCAGTCCCCCTTAAAATAGTGTAATCTTCTTTATCATTTACGCTTCCAAGACCTCCAATCTTTTTCTTATTGGTTGCGCAAGCTCTGATGGCATCCATAATAAATGTGTTAAGAGTGTCAATATCTTTTTGAACATTGATAATGGTGAGCACTGAAGTAGCCCATGAGAACTTACCGTCTCCTTTATAAAGATAGGATTGCACTTTATTAAGTGCTCGCTTCATGGAGATGTTGCGCTGCTTGATGGTGCGTGCTTCAATCTCTTTTTGGAAACTCTTAACACGAGACTTAGATAATGTAATCTTATCTCCCTTGATATTGAAGCCAAGAAACTTAATCCATCTATCTTTGCGTAGCACCTCTACTTTCTTCGGATTCAAACTTACTCCATATTTAGAAATGATTCTATTCATATCATCAATCACTTCATTTGGATTGTCATGAAGAGTTACACAATCGTCGCTGTACCTACAATAGAATTTGTACTTCTTACTCATGAAATCATCCAGTTCATACAAGATAACATCGGCAAGAAATGATCCAACGGCATTGCCCTGACGAATACCACAATATTGTTCAATTAGATTCCCGTCTAAATCAAATACCATATTATTGTTCCAAGTCTTGCGAAGCAAATTCATTACAGGTTCAGTTCCTTTTTTGAATCCTAGTTTGGATTCAATAATATCAAATACATTCATGATCGCTTCAAGATTAACCGTATCAAAATAATGGTGGAAGTCACTCTTGACGCCAACGATTTCTGTTTTTGTGTCTGCAAGAATTGAGGACAATTCTTTCACCGTTTTGCCTGTGCCTAAATTCTTCTGATAAGACTTACATGAAGGGTGGATCATTTCCGGGAACAGTTCAAACAAGCAATCGTTAATAAGACTTTGAATGCATCTGTCTACATTCTCTCCTACAAACACAGTTCTAAATTCTCCAGGAGTGTCCTTAGGAATCTGTGCCATGTGTGAAATGCAGAACTCTGCCGTTTCATTTTTGATTGCCTGATAGATTGACAACCTCACCTCAGGACGGCACATTTTTCGAAGTTCGCTCTTATCTATGCCTTTGAGATCTGCCTTTTCAATTAGTGTTTCCCAACGAGGCATCTCAAACATTTTTTCTAGCAGTCTATCTTGCACATTATCACCTCCTTTAATAGCCCGTATAGCCAGATAGCACAGCTTCTCTTATTTACTTTGCTTCTTTTTTGGCCTTATTCATGTAATTCACAAAATCCCGTACTGAGTATTCGCTAAGGGAGATTGTGATGAGTGGATAACTTGCCATCATCTTGCAGGGATAATAATTTCCGTCTCTTTCAACTCCGTACCTGTTATAGATATCAGGTTTGTCTTGGTATCCAACCCAGAATTCCAATTCATCTGTGTCAAGATTAATGATGTATGCATACTCACACCAAAGACTATCCTTAATGAAACCGCAACTGTCAATCATATACTTCAGACCATTTTTGTACGCATCAAGATCTCCCTGTGCGTTACGGAGCAAACAATACCAATCTTCAACGGTTTTCCTACTTACGTTTCCGTCATAATACTGCTTGCATTCTTTAATCTGCTCTGCGGTAGGCTTTGCACTTTCATTAACAAGAATAAGTTTGTCAAAGATTTCATTTAGTTCAGAAATTGATGTTGCCTTACAAAACTTCACCATAGTACGTCCAAGACAATCAGGATAGCTATCAAAATGATTATAAGTCAGTTTGTCCATTCCATTCTTTCTAAATCCGTAGCATCCACGAGTACCCATAATTTTTATCTCCTTTTCTAATTCATTTTGTATTGTTAAAAATTATAATCAATCGTACCACCAATATAGTATTTTTCATTAATTGCACATCGGCGAATGAAAGCATCAAACGTCATTAGTTCTCCGTCCGCATCTACATAAAATCCAAATTGATCTTCAACTGCTTGGTCAAGATTCCACAAACTAATTCCATTTGTAAATTCTTCAAGCGTTGGCTTTCCAATTTTATTAAGTGCTTCCATGAATTTTACATAAGCATATGAAAAATATTCTTCTTTGTTTGTGATAATAATGTACTCTCCGTTATCATCTTCGCCGACTGAATATCCCTTTGCTATATTTGCGAGTCGTTTAATATCCCCATCTCTATCGCAATCATCACTCACATAATTCGCAATTTCTCTTGTGAACCAGTGATCGCAGTATTCTGCTTCACAAATGTAATTTTCTTCTTCTATAGGTTCCATACTTACTTGAAAAATTCTACTATGCATATATATACCTCCTTGATATTTGTTTACGTATTATTATGCAGCAATTTTCTTATTAACAAGATTGTTAAATTGGTCAAAGAGCGCGTGGCCATCCATAATCTTCCCCCAACGATTTTCGTTATAGCTTGCGGTGCTTCTACGAGGAGCGGAGTGAGTAACAAGATCACTCATAGCATTTACAGCCATCCATGCACTGTCCTCAAATTTCTGAATGTCGGGCATATTATATGCAGTCCAGAACTGGTTCTTAAACTGTACAATGTTGTTCTTCTTACGTTCGCTTGTGTTGTCATCTACAGGGAACATTGCGTCGAGAATCTCTTCAATCTGTTCCCTATAAAGCTTTGCGTTTGCAAGACGGTCAGCTTCGACATCGAGGTTGGCCATATAACTATCTGCGATCGTATCCGCTTCTGTTGTGAAAGATTGGATTATTGAACCATTTTTTCCATGGAGGTCCATTATATGCACTTTTCCACCCTTTAGCTGTTTTACCAGCAAAAGATATGCATAAACGATGTTTTCTACCACCTATGGTGTGTAATCCATACAACAAAGACATTATTATTCTCCTTTACAGCTCGTATGCGCTCAGGTTCCACGAGTTTCCATATTCTGCGTAATACCCATATTTTTCAAATAGTTTTAGGAACTCATCTTCTAGTTTAACCCAGCCACTTACATATGCATTAAGCACATGATTTAGCGCACCTTCATAACTCATGCTTACTGTTTCAGGATTTGCGTACTCGAAATAGTCAATAGGATTTTTGTTTTCATATTCGTAAAGATCTTCATTAATTTTCTTTCCCTTTACACCACTCCATTCTGACCATGATGCCCATGCTTTATTGTTGAAGTAGATGCAATTATCACCCCATAACCCTTTCTTTTTGCAGAATTCATATATGTCTTTTGCTAAGGATTCGTTTTTGTTTATCATTCTTATTCCTCCTTTAATCAGTCGTCCTAAAGAAATACTCTGCTTCTTCGCCATGCAGGTTCTCTTGTGCGTACAAATCGGCTTCTTCCCAAAGCTCGTTATACACTCTTGCAATTGATTCGTTGTTTTCGTAGTGCTGCCAGATTTTCCAGTTGAGCACCATAACAAGTTCAGTCAAATACTTATAGTTTTCTTTCCACTCATTAAAAGCCCGCTTGTAAGTATCCTTAATTGCTGCTATACCAAACCTGTCTGCAATACTGAAATCATCCCAGAATGTAGTCATTATTTCATATCCGTTAATATTCATATCCATTCCTCCTTAAAACATCATGTTTTCAATTTCGTTATAGTATGCAAGTGCTCGCGAAAATTCACTTGCGGCAAATTGTTTAGTTTTTTGCTTTCCGTTAATTTTGTTAGTAAAACTAACAGTGACTTCAATGTATTCAAGTTTGTAATTGATATTTAACCGCATAATGAGCGAATAGAAATCGTTGTCATTTAGTTTCAAGAGCATTTCCGTTACCTCCTTTACTTCTGTGAGGCTGCCTTGATGATCAGCCAGACAACAAGAATTCCGAGCCATACACCGCCAGTAATTAGCGTCATGAAGATATGAAATACTACGTCTGCTCCGCTGGTTCCATTGTTATTACTCATAAAGAATTCCCCCTTCAATTTCTCTTGCTGCTTCTTCTATACTGTCTACGCTACAATAGAATCTTCCATTGATGTAAATTTCGTAGTGGTCGTGTATATGAATGATGCTGTATTTATTTTCCATAGATATGCCCCACATTTTTATCATAGTCAAGCATACATTTGTAAGCCCAATTTATGCGTTTCTCTTGCGCAAGTTCTTCGGAAAGTGTACAACACAATTCACTAATCTGTTCAAAAATCTTATCAAAGTCCCATTCTTTAGGAAATGTAAATTCAGGAACTCCATCAGGTCTGCGGCTTACAGTGATTTTCATTTCAGAAGATTTCATTGTGTTACCTCTCTTTCTTAGGCCACGGAAAAGTCCATGATTCATATTGTTTCATTGAGATTTCACCATCACGGCAAAGTCTGTCAGTGAAAAAGCTCCAATCTTCTTGCACCATAAGTCTGTCTTTCTTAATAGCTGTACGCAAATTATAAGCATCTCCGTAGCACGCTGTTACGAAAAGCTGTTTCGCTTGGTCTTTGTTCATTACTTTAATTCTCCTTGCACAAAATTCTTGCGGCTTCCTTTAACACACTAACTCCTTCAGATACACTGAAACATGTAATTCTGTTGGCAATGAACAAATATGCAAGTCCGTCATGAGCGTAATTATATTCAAGAGTATGTGTTTTTCTGTTTATATGTGGTATAAACCCTGCCGCTACATCCCATACTTGCATTGTCGTATTGTTAAAATGCTTATCTCTCTTAAATTTCTCTTTGAGGCAATCAATGTCAAATGGAATATGGCGTGCGATATTCTCAAGTCCTAACTTGTCTATTATACGGTGCATGTATTCTGTATGCGAGATTTCCCTTTCAGTTTCAATGTCTCTATAAAAAGAATCAACACCTGCAAATTCTTTCAGTGTCATATTCATATCTCCTTTCTGTTATATAAAGTAAATTATATAATCCGGTTCCAGTCCAAGCTCATCAGCAAGGATTTCTTCAGGGTCAAGACAACTGGTTCCGTAAAAAGCATCATAAATTTCTGCCTTGCATTCTTCATATGCTTCTTTCGCTTCTGCATAACTGATTCCATCACGGCGCATAAGCAGTCTAATAATTTTATTCATCAGTATAGCCCTTCCTTTCTTACGTTGACACGAATAAGTTTTGTTTCCATTGTGTCTGGGTTGTGGGTCAATCTCCATGTTTGAATAGGAGTGAAACAGCATAGGAGACCATCATAACGTTCTGCTGTCAATTTATTAGTTTCCCTTGTAGTAACTCCGTTTTCACGGAAGAAGAGAATCTTGTCAATTGATTCTTTATCTTTTATTGCATTAGTAAGTTCATTGATATCATACACAATATCACTTGCCCAGCGCTCAGTTACCTTTGCGGCAAGTTGAATCATTTTATCAATAACATTACAGACATTTTCGGTTTCGCTTGTAATTCCATTGTCATAGCAAGAAAAGTTCGTGATTTTAATTTTCATTTCTTTTCCCTCCCTTTCTTAGGCCCGATATATTCAATCAATCCAAGCATTTCACTCCAACAAATGAGGCATGCCCATGCAAAAATGACGTTTTCCTTTATACGAGTTCTAATGCTCATGCGCCTAGGCTTGCTTTCTGCGTACTTTTCTGCAAGTAACCTGTCGCGCTGTTTTTTAATCATTTTAACCGCATCTCTTTCCCTTTCAAGCTCTTCATTTGCCTTGTTGAGTTCAATAAGTTCCTGCCGACGAAGGCGCTGAATTTCCTTGTTAACAATGCCGTTCATAATAACTTCTATATTTCCGTTACCCTGAATCTTAGTAAAAGTTGCTACACGCTGCATGATTATTCCTCCCTCAAAAATTCAATTGCTTCTTTCGCTTCAGCAATTGGAGTGTCGTATTTGTTGCGAAAACGGAGAATTGCATCAAGCTTATCTCCCTTAGTAAACACATCAATATCAGAAAGACCAACAATTGAACACCCTTCCTTCAACCGCTCAATCAACTCAAAAGCAGCATCTACCTTGTGCTTGGGTACCAGTTCTCCGTTACTCAATTCATAGTAGAGATTGCTCATTGTACTACCTCCCTTGTTTATTTGAGCTAAGCCCATAATTAGACGCTCTGCCTTATTAGCAAAGCGTCTTATATAGGTTTCGCTTCTAAACAAATCTTCTTTTTCTATAGCGTCTTGCCTGTGCGGTGTGCTTAAATTTCTGATGGGTCATATACTCCTTTCCCTTGTTAATACAAGTTTCTGCAAAGTCTATGGCGCTTTCACATGCGGTTGCCGCAATAAGGATTGCAAATATGCTCATTTGCTTTTATCTCCTTTCAGTTCAGCAAGTTCCTTTTCTGTTTCCATCATGCGACGCACGGCGTTCTGGTATTCAGCGTCAACGCGTTCCACAATGCGCTTACGGCGTTCAAGCTTTGCTTCGAGTTTTGCAATAGCTGCATTTCGCTCTTCTTCTGCTTTACGTTTCGCTTCCTGTTCTTCACGAATAGCACGTCCAATTTTGGCATCTGCCTTGAGCTGCTCATTTTCCACATATAACCTGCGAATTTCAGCGGCAAGGGAGCTTACATTTCCGCTTGTGCGGTCAAGATATTCAAGTCTATTTCCCTTACAGGATTTTACTTTTCCAAGACAAGCCAAGGATACTGAACGGATATCAACCCCAAGCATTTCCGCCGCATCTGTTGCACTTGCGTAAATATCTCCAGTAGTTCTGTTAATAACGGGCTTACAGCAATGGTGGGTGTGATGGCCAAGGGTTTCGTTGATGGTTACGTTGTTGTTTACATTCAGCGTCATAATTCTTATCTCCCTTTCTAGCACTATGGCTGTTCGTTTACATTGGACGTGAAAAGTCCCCATTTCCGTTATTGGAAATAGGGACTTTATTTATTGTTAGATTCTTACAAGTACATCTTGAAACACAATTGCAAGGCGGATATTTCCATCTTCAATTGCGTACACTTCAAAGTTGTCGGCAATATTAATCAACTCGGTAAAAAGAATTGTTTCCCTTTCGGTGCTGATGTTAATGTCAAATGCCTCCATGCGCAAAATCATTGCACCCATCTGAAGTGGATCGTCTTTGATGTATACATTTGCGTTCGGAAATAGTTCATTAGCCAAAGCTACAGCACGCTTAAATTCTGGTTCCCTTACGGGATTAACAATGAAATTCTTGTCTGTTGCAAGGTACTGTCCGAGTTGGTTCAGGATTCCTTGAAATTCCGCATCGTTCATTTGAAACTCCTCCTTAATGCGAGAAAAGAGACGCCGCCACAGCATCTCTTTTCCCTTATATATGAAAACCATCGAAACGAAGGTTCCCCGCATAGATATTGTAGCACAAGTGCGTGCCGTTGTCAATTTCCCTTAGGGATTTTTCATTTCCCTTACTGGAAAACAATATAGCTTTCGCAAACGTGCGGTCTTGAAGTTTTGCGAATGCTATAATGTGAGTTATCACATTCAATGCGTGATTTGAGTTCATTAAACTCGGATTCGCAAATGAACGTAGTTCTGCCAGTAACTTCAAGTTCGGTAATCTTGTAGAGCAAACGTGCCCCATAGGAATCCATAATTACACCTCCTTAATGGGTATGATTCTCATGCAGACTTTTAGAGCACGTTAGCGCAGCCCTCTTACCACGTCAAGGTATTCTGCTCAAGAGGGTGTACCCACATTTATAAAATCAAAAAACTGTATACAGTTCGCTGTGTTGTTTTGTGGGCACGTGGTGAGTTTGTTCTACTCACCGGAGCCTAAGAGCCTTAGCCGCTCTCACTCTTTGCTGCACAGCTTGCGTCGCCGTGCTAACGGTAATATACTACCGGTCTTTCTTTTTAGAATCAAATGCCGCAATGACAAGGCTATGCACCGTGGCAATGGCGCAACGGTCACATTTAATGTGCATACCACGATTGCAACAACAGTCACAACTATACTTGAAGCTGCGGTTGGCATCTTCTTTGGTGGTCGCTTCATGCTGGTAGTTAATTCCTACCTGCTCAAACTTGGTCATTGTTATACCTCCTATTAGGGCGTCATATTGTCATAAGCCCATAATTAAAGGGACTGGTCAATGCCAATCCCCTTTATATGGGTTTACTGCATCTCTTCGTTGATATACTTCTCGAACACATTCCAGAGCATCTTCGCCAGCTCATTGCGGATAGCGTTGTACTGCATGGGAGTGTAGGTGCCGTCCAGCAATTTTTCGGTCAGAATGAACGCGCATTCTTCTGCCATTCGGTCATAGAGTGTCTGATTATCGTCGCATTCGAAATTGATTCCAGTGATGAACGTTTCGGTGAGCTTGTAAATGATGTTGCGTGCTTCGAGACTGTAGTTCATGGTCATACCTCCATAAAGTCATTTAGCATGGTTTTCACCTGCTAAGAGGGATCTTGTGCCGTCCGTCACAATGATGTTCATGACAACTTCCTACAAATTAGTTATGGGTAAGCCCATAATTGAAGGGGCTGACTTGCGCCAACCCCTTCTATATAGGTTTACTTATTCTCGGTCTTTTCCTCAGCGGTCGTGGCTTCAACTACCGCTTCATCCTCTTCCTCACCAAAGTTAATGGTGAATTCCTTGTCAGCCGCAACAGCATGGAGAACATCCATCTGAAGCTTCTTCCAAACAGAAGCGCTCATAATGGAACCCTTCAAGCCGTCCTTGCGCTGAGTGCACAGGGCGAATACCGCCTTAGCCACATCACCCTTCACAATAAAGGCGTTGTTGCCATTCTTGCCCTCGACGAACATGAGAGCATTAACCATACCCTGCAATGCTTTCTTCATCTTGCCAATGGACACCACACGGGTATCCCCCTTAGAAGCCATGAAACCCTTCCACTGGTCAATTACAGCGTCACGGGCATCATTGATAGCCTTGCGCCAACCCTTGTCGTGGGCTGCGCTTACGCCGCTTTCCTCAGTCCATTCAACAAAATCCTGAACATTCAGAATGCGGGTCTTCGTTTCGTCAACCACGCGAGTGCGGACAATGGTCTTCACACCATCCTTCGTTTCGCGGTGGTCAACATCCTTGTGACCAACGATAGAGTAGTCATAAGCCTTCGCAAAGGCAACCATCGGCTGTTCATCAGCCTTGAATCCTGCCCACGCATGAAGAAGGCTCAGTTCGTTGTACTCAGATTCGAGATTCTTCAGGGCAACCTCCAGCTTCGCCTTTTCAACCACATCGGTGGTCAGGTTGAACTTGGTGATGTTCTCCTTAATCTCAGCCAGCACAACATCCATCGTTCTTTTCTGCATATTCTCCATGATAAATCCTCCTTGCGCTCAATGGCGCGTATTATTATTTGTGGGTTCTAAGCCCACATCAAAAGGCTGGCAATAAGTTATTCAAATGTTGACATATCCGAGATTGTGACGCTTGCAGTATGCCCTACAGTTACGGATAACTTTGTGAAGTTCCTTCTGTTTCACGTAGAAATCCTCAGATACGGGGGTGCCGGTTCGCATTGCTTCAGCGCTATATTTGCGCATAGCATCGCGCAATTCTTGCACCTTTTCGAAATACTGTTCCATGTTTTTTCCTCCCTCAAAGAGTGCCAGCCCTTTGATGTAGGCTCAACCAGCCGAAGCCGGTCAAGCCCACTGAAAATAGCCCTGACTTGCATCAAGGCTAGAGGATTTTTCATGTTCACATCCACCTGCTTACATCCATACAGCGCATTAACTCCTAGCCAACTTCACCAGAAATCAGCCCCAAGATAGAACCTTCACCAGAAGATAAAATCCGAAACGGGGGAATGCTTGCGCGTATTTCTGCGAACAGATTTCCGCTTATCCCAATTTCGGGCAAGCCGCCCAATTAGTTATACTATCAGCAACGGCAGGGAATGCCGTCCAATAGCTCTCAAATGCAAGGTTAAGCCTTACACACTGCTGTTCCACGCCTCAGCAGGCAGGCGCATGAATTGTCATGCCAACGTCGATATTCTCCGCGTTAAATCTTTGTAAAGGTTCAACGCTCATTCCCTCGATGTTGGGAATTTTTCCGACTGTTAAAAGTTTGTTAAACTTTTTCGTGGTCGGATTGTGGGCGCTCGGTCGCGTCTGCGGTCTGCATCCCCTCGGGCATCCCCTCGGCGGCGCGGGTGGTCGCTCGGCGCTGCTTGCGTCCTTGCTCGGTGCTTGTCGCTCCGTGCATACCTAATACACACCACGACGGGAAAACGGCAATGATTTCAGATTTTTTGAAAAAAAATTTTGCACAAAAAAAATACCGCCTATTTGGGCGGTATTGCTAGATTACTTGAATTGCTTATAATTGGTTAATCCACACAACGCACGACGGGCGGCGGCTATGCGCTCCAGCGCGTTATATTGCGCCGCATCACCTCGCGCCGATGTATCACCTTTGACGGCTGCAAGTGCCTGCTGCGCGTCCTCTAGCGCTTGACGGGCGGCGGCGATAGCTGCGGCATAATCGCGGCGCTGTTGCTCTTGCTGGCGCTCCTGCTCCGCTCTGATCCCGTCGGCAAGCTCGGCGGCGCTCATGCACTGGATAAATACATATGCGGCGCTCTGTGCGTCCAGTGCTGCATATGCGCTGCGGGTCGGCTTGTGGTCGCGGCAAGCGCGGCGCAAGTCCAGCGCGGCACGCTCGGCGGCATAGGCGGCGCGGCGCTGCTGCTCGGCGGTCTGCTCTGCGGCAAGCTGCGCGGGGCTGATGGTGTGCAGGTCGGCAGGGTTGACGCGCTCTGTCCATATGGGGCTATAGGTCGCGTATTCTGTCGGCGCTGCGTCGCCGGTGCTGGTGCTGGTGATGGTTGGCACTATTGCGGGCGCTGCTGCTGCGCTGCGGCTGATACGCTGGTAACGGTCGCGGTTGCCCTGCATACGCTCCCAATGGCGGCGGTCACGCTCGGCAAGGTCGGCGGCGGTCGGCTGCGTCGGGCTGCTGGCTGCTGCTGCTAGCTTGGTGCGTATGCGCTGCATGATGTCGCGGCGGGTGCGGTCGCTGTATACTCCCGCGCGGGTCATGGCGTTGTCGCGCTGTGCTGCGCTTCTGATGTCCTCGGCGCGTCGGTCTGCGTCGCGCTGTATGCGCTGGGCTTGCTGTGGCGTGGTAGCTGCTTGCACTCGTTCGGCGGTCTGCTGCTGGTGCTCTGATACCGCCCTAATGCCGGCGGCGGCTGCGGTGTTGTCAATCATGTATGCGCATATAACGCGCTCGCGGTCGGTCAATCCTGCGCGGCGGTACAGGTCTTGCAGGTCTTGTGCGTCCTGCTGGTCGGTGATGGCGTTAATCCCTCCGTTGGTGGCAAGCTGCGGCGCGTCCTCGGCGGTTGCATATGTCTCGTAACTGATGACGGGCGCAACGGTTACATAATGATACACCTTGTACCAGCTCGGTTCAAACTGTTTGCTGTCGCGAAACTCGATGGTATAATAACCTTGCGTCGTGCTGCCGCTGGCGCGCCGAATAGCAAACGGTATCTTGTCCATATTGGGATAGCGCTGTTGTTCTGCGGCTGCGTCTGCTGCGCTGATGGGCTTAACCTTGGTGCGGGTGGCGGTGCAACCGTTGGCGGCTGCTACTGCTCCGATAGCTTTACCGGCGGCTTTGCAGGCTGCTGCAAAATTGCCGGTTGTCCACATGGCAATGGTAGCGGCTTGGCTGATGTCGGCGCGGTCGCTGTGGCTGGTGGTGCTGATAACTCTGTGCAGTGCGTCGGCGGCTGCAAGCTCTCGCGCGGCTGCTGCTCGTTCGGCGGCTGCGGCTGCGGCTGCGGTCGCTGCGTCCTCGACGGTGGTACTTACTCGGTCGGCTATGGCTTGCAGTGCGTCGGCGTGTGCGCGGTGCAGGTCGTGGGCGCGGTCGTGCGCTGCTGCGCGGTCGGCTATCTCGGGGACGCTCTCGCGCTGGCGGTCGCGCTGCTGCTCTAGGTTCAGACGGCGCAAAAAATCAAGCCCGCTCGCCATGTGGCGCGCTCTGATTGCAAGATGCGCGGCGGCGTGCCCACTTTCGCGGACGGCTGCGACGGCTGCGGCGTTGCTGGCGGTGTATGCGGTCATGATGATAACGGCGGGGGTCGTGTTGGGGTGACGTGCTGCGGCTGCGCTGATACGTGCGGCGCGGGTTGCGGTCGTGGCGGGTAACAGGTGCGCGGGGTTCGTTTCGATGTGTTTCATTGGGTTTTCTCCTTTTCGTCGCGCTGGTCGGCGCGGTCGTTATTCGCGGGGCAGTTGC